CTTCTCGGATATGGTCGACGAAGCCCTTGGGGAGCTGAACGAGAAGATCGCGGCCGCGGCCAAAGAGCTGGCGGAGCTGGCGGTATAGGACGAAACCGGGCCTGTCCCGGTCGCGGCGTAAGGCGCCGCCTGATGAGTCCACGGAGAAGAATATGATTGAAGCATTGAAAGAATCGCTTTCAAAGGTCCGGTGGAGCACTGGAAAGGTTCGCCGGGTCAGCGTGCCAGGCGTACAGGTAAAGGGAGAGGATCTCAGCCTAACTCTCGATTACGGCAGTGACGGATTCGTTCTGATCGCAGCGTTCGGTGGAAAGCGCAGCGTAGTGAAGCTTGATAAGTCTGATTACGAAACCCGCGGTAAGAGCATGTGGCTAAAGGACAACACCTGGCGCCTATCATCCGAAGGGATCGAACGCTGGTCGGCTGACCTAGAGAAAGCGATCGGAAAGTCAAAGTAGAGGACGAAACCGGGGAAACCCGGTCGCGGCGTAAGGCGCCGCCTGATGAGTCCACACGTTGAAAGGCAAGATTATGTCACGAAAAGATTCTAGCAAGACTGCAAAGCGTTTGATCTCCAAGATCCGTCCCGAGGATCGGATCGCGGTATGGTGCGGAGAAAAGGATCTGCTTGATCTCGGAATCGCTTGCGACAAGGCTTTGCGCCGTGCTATCAGAGATCTCCTTGATTCGTGGGTCATGGATCGGGCAACGTTCGCAGAAGACGGCGCGATGGAACTTGCGTAAAGTACGAAACCCGCTCCGGCGGGTCCGCTGGTGAAGCCAGCGCTGATGAGTCCATTGAAGGGAGTAGAAGATGAGCGTTGAACACACACAGAATCTGATCAGGGCGGTTTCGATCCTGATTCAAACCAATACGCCGGCCCTGCTGGTCGGTGAGCCCGGCGTTGCTAAGACGGCGATCGTTGAGGCGCTGATGAGCGAGCTTTGCACGGTCTCTGACACACGGATCGCGTCACTGTCCGAGCCGGTTGACTTTGGCGGCTTTCCGGTTCCGCAAGGTGATCGGGTCGCGCTGCTTCCCGCGGCGTGGCTTGCTCGACTGACCGAGGGCAAGGGTCGCAAAGGTCTATTCCTGGACGAATTCTCGAACGCGCCGCCTGCCGTTCGTTCCGCTGCTCTTCGCGGAATTCTCGACTCCACGTGGGGTGACGTGAAGGTTGACAATATGTCCACGATCGCCGCAATGAACCCGCCGGAACTTGCCGAAAGCGGATATGCTCTCTCCGCTCCGCTTGCGAACAGATTCGTGCACCTTGACTGGAAACTAGACTCTGCATACTGGGCGGAACAGATGATCGCCGGGTTCCCGGCTCCGACCAATCTGATCGTTCCTGTTCCGGAAAACTGGGAAGAGACGCATATCGGAGAGGCTCGCACGCTTGTCGCGTCGTATGCCATGCGTTTCGGTGACGCTGCAATGCAAGTGGTCCCGAAAGCGCGTTCCGATCAGTCTAAGCCATGGCCGTCTCTTCGCTCCTGGACGGTGGTATCGCGACTCCTGGCGGCGTGCAACGCGGCCGGCGTGGGGCTGCTTCCGGACAAGAAGAACCCCGGGCTTCGCAACGCGCACGACGTTCTCCGGATCCTGGTAGCTGGAGCCGTTGGCGAGGGAGCCGCTCGCCAATTCCTGACGTATGCCGAGCAGCTTGACCTACCGGATCCCGAGACGCTGCTGGCGGATCCCACCAAGCTAGTGCTTCCGAAGGACCGTGGCGACAAAGCCTTCGCGATCCTTATGTCCGTCGCCGGAGCGGTTGTTGCTAGAAACACTCCGGAACGATGGGAACGCGGTTTCAAGGTGATGCACAGGTGCTTTGAGGCCGATCGTCCGGATCTTGCCGTGGCGGCCGGCCGGATTCTCGCCTCGAATCAGCCTCGCGGATGGCGCCCGCCGAAAGAGTTGCTTACTTACGCGAAGTATCTTCAAAGTATTGGCTTGCAAGGTAGGAGCACATGAAGTAAAAAGGACGAAACCGGGGAAACCCGGTCCGCTGGTGAAGCCAGCGCTGATGAGTCCATTGAAGGGAGAGTTTAATGTCACGAATCCTGGCAGACCTTAGGTCAATCGCCGGGCACAAATGCCCATATATGGCGACGACGCTGTTCGCGCTGCCCATGATCGAGAAGCCCGGTATCGGAACCTTCGCGATCGATGATAGGGGCACGCTGTATCTCGATCCGAAGCTGATTGGTAGCACATGGACTCTAGAACAGGCGGCCTGGGTTCTGGTTCATGAGATCTGGCACTGGGCGCTTGGTCACGCTGGTCGCGCAAAGTACGTTGCCGCTCGCGAGGGTGACGCGTACGACGCAAAGCAATCGAATATCGCCGCGGATCTTGAGATCAACGGCGGAATGAAGGCGGCCGGCGCCAATCTGCCGCCCGAAGGAGCCTTTCCGGAGAACTACAAGCTTCCGAACCACCTGCCTTTTGAGCAGTACTATGACCTGCTAAAGCAGCAGGGTAAGAAACAACAGGGTCAGGGTCAGAAGCAGCAAGGAAACGGCGGTAAAGGCCAGGAAAGCAAGGGCCAAGGCCAAGGCCAGGGCTCCGAAAACTGCCCACAAGGTCAAGGTCAGGGCGGACACGGGAAGCCTGGCGAGTCCTGGGATTGCGGATCCGGCGCGCATGGCCAGAAGCGGCCCTGGGAAGATGGTTCAGAGACCGACGGGGCAGGAGATAAGGCCGGCGAGAAAGACGCGCCACGCGGGCTGACTGACACCGAGAACGATATGCTTCGCGACAGCCTGGCGAACGCGGTAAAGTCGGCTAGTAAGATGCGCGGGGATATGCCGGCTTTCGCTAAACGGTGGGCTGACGATCGATTGGCTCCTCCTAAGGTACCGTGGGAGCAGGAGCTTCGGGCGAAGCTATCGCAGGCCGTTGTGATGGCTTCCGGCGCCTCTGACTACACCTGGCAGAGACCTAGCCGTCGCGGTAACCCGACCGGCGTTATCATGCCACGCCTAGTTCGTCCGCAGCCGGAGGTGTGCGCGATTGTGGATACGTCGGGGTCTATGTCCGACGATATGCTCAAGGGTGTTCTGGCCGAGGTTCAGGGGATCATAAACGCGCTAGGCCAGCACGAGCTTCCGGTCATATGCTGCGACTCGGCGGCGAGCAAGGTTCAGCGCGTCACAAGCGCTCTAGACGTGAAGCTGGTCGGCGGCGGCGGAACGGATATGCGGGTCGGCGTAAAGGCCGCTCGCGAGAACCTTCCGGCGCACCGGATCATCGTGATTCTGACTGACGGTTACACGCCGTGGCCTGACGAGATCTCTGACGTTGAGTTTGTGGCCGGCCTGATCGGCGGATTCGACGCAAAGAGCGTGCCATCCCACATTCATACCGTGGTCATTAATTAGTGTTGCGTAGCTTCTCTTAGCATGGTAGATAGGACGAAACCGGGGAAACCCGGTCCGCACGTAAGGCGTGCGCTGACGAGTCCGTTGAAAGAATTCAAGCGAGGTTGAAAGTGGAAAATATCAAGAATCTGATCGTGACGAACGTTGAATCCGAGAAGTGTGGCGCGATTGTCATGTGGAGCCTCGACGGTGCGGTTCCGTACGCGGCGCTTCAAAAGGCGTGGGAAGATTCCGGCCTGGATCCTGACGACTGCCCGAGCGCTCCTGGCGCTTCCGCAACTCTCCGGAGCGTGCTTGCAAAATTCGCCAAGGGTCGCCGAATCGTTCGTCCGGTTCAAGAGGGAACCTTCGCGCTCCTTGCTGAGGCTCGCACGGGCGACGACGAGAACCCGCTCGACCACGAAACGGTCGTGGTGGTCCGCCTCGCTGGAGACTCTGAGCTGGAGTTCAAGGGCAACCGCGAGGTTGCCGAACAGATTAACGAAGCTTTCACGAACGAGCGAGAGAACCTCGGGGTGACCGAGTTCAGCATGTGGCTGACGACCATGGTAGCCGGACGCTGCAACGGCGTTCCGCTTCGGCCACGCGGCGGAGTGTACTTCGTTCCGGCCGACCGGATTGAGGTGCTCGAGAAGATCTCGAATGTCATTGAGGAAGTTTCTTCCCACAAGGTTTATTCAATTCCTGCACTAAAGTCGGAGGACGCGGTCGAGGCCGTGATCGACGCCGTTAACCGCGAAACCGAGGAAGCGATCAACGCGATCGTTGAGGAAGCTAGCGCGGGCGAGCTGGTTCAAACGACTAAGAACCGGACCGTTCGCAGCGTGAGAATTAGAGAAGAGCGCCTCAAGGTTGCGGCTGACAAGCTCGAGTCATACGAGCGGCTACTTGGGGTCAAGAGCGAGGCCGTCCGCAAGCGCCTAGAAGACGCAATGTCAATGCTAGCACTGATTGTCATGGCGGATCCGAACGCTATGCCGGTTCTGTAAGGACGAAACCGGGTTCGCCCGGTCCGACGGTAAGGCCGTCGCTGACGAGTCCGTTGAAAGAAAGGTTTGAAAGATGACAAAGAAAAACGTAGGGCTATCCACGACAGAAAACCTAAAGGTCTGGTTGGTTCTCGGAACGGGTGACACCGTAGAGTTTACCGGTCACCTATGCCTTCGTGGCGACGCTCCGGCGCGAACTCCTGACAGGAAGCTCGTGCCTTTGGCAAGCGTCTCCGTCGGGAAGCAAGTTGAGGTGTACCAAAATGAAGCGTGGGTGCCTGTTACGGTAACAAAGCCACCTAGAGTCGTTACTATCGAGGTTACGGTAGAGACCTTTGAGGAAGACGATTATGACCTTGAAGGCATGTTTGACAAGGAAGAGCCAGCCGTGTGGGCCGAGTTCGTTGAGAGAGTCGTCGGAACCTCTGTGAGTAAGAACAAGAAAGGTTGAACAGTATGAAAACGAAGATCATTACCGTTGGTCCGACTGAGACGTGCTCTATGGGAGACACCGGGGAGTGGTCCCCGGACAGTGTCGCTGACGCGATTGATGAGATTACGTTCCGTGCTCTGAAGCTGCAGTTTCCTGACGCTATTGTTCGGATGGGTAACAGAACTCACGTGGACGTAGGGCTACCGATCGAGTGTGTTCGTGATGCTCGAAACGAGGTATACCTCGGATTCTGCGAGGGTGACTGGGACATGGATAGCGACGAGTCGGCCGACGAGATCGCTCTTCGTCTCTACGGGGATCGCTCGTGAGCATGGACGAGGTGATGATCCAAAAGTCTCGGACCCTACTGGGCGCCGGGGCTCAGTCGGCTGACGTTGCTCGGCTTCTCAAGATCGAAGAGGGCGACGCCGCGCTTCTGCTTGCGGCCGCAAGAATTCTGGAGGGGACATGCTACCTATCGACCTACGTAGATACTCGCTCGCACAAGAAGACTTCGCAGCGTTCGCAACCAAAAAAGAAGCGCAGGAGTTCGCCCGCAAAGCCGGTTGGCCGCCGCGGCTGACGGCGCGAGCCTACAACCGGTTCTGGTTGTTCTGGATCGTGCGCCAGGTGATTGGCACGGAAACGATGCGTGTGCTAAAGAAAGATCTGACCTGGAAGGATATCCCGGTCCCTGAAAGTGAAAGGGTTGAAGATGAAGAAAGCAAGCAAAAAGACTCCTGAGATCAAGTGGTACGCCTCCTCTGACCTCATCCGCTGGATGGGGCCATTCGACACCCAGCTCGAGGCATGGGAGTCTATGATGAGAGCCGGTGGTGATAACATACCAGTGAACGGCGCCCGAGTCTGGTGCTCAACGAAAGAACCGAAGTAATGCCGAAGATTACGTTCAAGAGAATCCCTGCGGCAACCGGCAACGCTCGCGTAACCCAGGGAACGCGCGGCTGGAGCGTTAACGTAGACGGAGTGCGTCACGGATGCGTCAGTGTGATATCTGGGATGGAGTTCGGTTCCAGGTACGCGGATTTCAACGAAAAGCGCTGGTACTGGTACGCTTGGGACAAGGAAGGGAACCATTTCAATTCGTGTTATGCAAAGAGTGAGCTAACCGCAGACGAGTGCAAAGTTCAAGCAAAAGCCTGGTTGAAGGAGATGATCAAGTGACATTCTTTGGTAGGTGGTTCATTACTCCGAGTGCTGTGCGCCGCTATGCGATCAAGGTCGGAATCGACCCGCAGACCGAGAGCGGCTTTCGTGAAGCTCGAGACATCCTGATCGACATGTCTCAGGACGCTGAGCTGGCAATGACCGAGCCGGGCGACCTGGAATACTGGATCGCTGAGGACGGTCCCGATCTTGTTACGTTCGTAATCTCAACTCGCAAGCGGCCAGAGGGCGACAAGCCACAGGTGATCAACGTTCATGTTCTGGAAGGAGAGAACGGTGTCATCCAGTAAGGTTCACTGGCGCAAGATGCGCAGAGCGCATGACGAGAGCCCGCGCATGTGGGGGCTGTTTACCGAGGATCACAAACAGATCGCTACCATCCAGGAGTCGATCTCGGGCTCGTTCTTCTGGTATGGAATGGGCCATAACACAATGAACGAAAACAAGAGTTTCGAGATGTGCAAAGCCGAGGCGCAGTCGGTTGCGAGGCTGGGCTTCGGAGGGCAGCCGTGACAGCTGCGAAAGACTTCGTGCTTTTTCTGGTTAGGACATTCGACCCGGATCACGTCGACGACGCCCATCATGTTCCTGGCCCTGACCCAAGGGTAGCTAGACGAGTCGTTACGTCGACGAACCGGAAAGGAATTACTGAACCGGTAACTGGTGAGCGATTCCGCCTCACTCCGGCAGCCGCGGCGATTCTGTCGGCGGCAGAACAGGCGCGAATGACAGCCAAGGCTGAGAAGTTTTCTGCTTGCACAGACTTTGATCTGGAGTATCGCAGGTGCCTGGTTGCGTTGGCAGAGTATCTTGAAACCATTCCCGAAACATGCCTCGTGGCAATCAACAGAGAAAGGATGAAGTCAGGATGACCGCAGACGAGGCTAGGAAGATTGCGGAGTCGCACCCGCCAGAAGAACTAACACTGAACTTCCTTGGTTGCATAATTACAGCAGCCAACGACAGGCGCAGGCGCGTTTGGTTCGAGAAAATGCCGATCGAGGTTCAGTTAGACCTTGCGCGCATGGGATACAAGGTTCAAGCTTTCCCGAAAGGATTCGAGGTTCGGTGGTAACATGAAGAAGGGTGACCGAGTTTTCTTCCTACGCAAAGACAGTAGCGGCTACTACACTCCGGTGAAGGCGAAGATAGCTAGCCTCAGGAGTACGGTGTCCGCCTCCGGAAGAGTAACCTGGGTCGTCAACGCTCACGGTGAGCTGACCACCATCTCAGAAGACAAGTTGTTCTTGGAAAAGGAAGACGCGGAGGGTATGGTTGCTCTTCACGTTCTAGCTGGTTTTTGAAAGGAGATTTTGAAGATGAAAGCAAGCAAAGAAGCGGTTTGGGCGGCGGTTTACGCATCGGTCTATGCACACTGGGCAGCTGATGTGTCGGAATGCTCCTATGAAAATATCTCGGAGCACATTCGCAGTGATGTTACGTAGCGGTTTGCAGGTGTATCAAATGAAGCTCGTTCGCGACAAATCAACGCCTGAGCGCAGAGCCTTCTGGGATTCAATCAAGAAGACTGCGGAAGAGGTCAAGAGCTGGCCCGCGTGGCGCAAGGCTGGAATCAATATCAATCCAGACAACTTCAGGACGTACCAACCTGAGGAGGACAATAAGCAATGATCGAACCGGAGCCCGGTAAGGCGTTTGAATATCACGGACTTAGATTTGAACCGCAGGAGGATCCGATTACTCCGACCTGGTTCGCGCTCGTAGGCGAGTACCAGCTAAACCTGAGGGCCAGCGTAAGAGCGAACGGTCAGCTTCGTTGGTCGGTTCTGAGCGGAAACTTTTACTTCACGTCCGCAGAACAGGCCCTTGCGTGGGGCGTTAGAGTTTGTCTCGGTGCGAGTTGTGATTCGTGCGCGCAACAATACGATGTCGGTGGGCGCCTGTTCTGTTCGGCACGGAACTCGTTTGAGCCTGAGGACGGGTTCTGTCATCTGTGGTGGAGTGCAAAGCAATGAGCAAGCTTGGCTGGGGCTTAATTTCTAAAGAAGATGCTATCCGTACTGCGGATCGGGTTCGAGCAAAGTATCCGAATTGGTCAGCTATGGATTCCGCAAAGAACCTTGCGATTTCATGCGCCTACCTTGCGCTTACTCCGGTTGTCCTGCTTTTCCTGATCGCGTTAATCCCATTCGGGATGTTGTCGAGATCCATTGAGTCAATGATCTGTTTTTGTGAGCGATTGTCGTATGTCATATCAAACAGATCGCTTCCTTGGCAAGCGTGGCCAGTGATACGAGAGCTGCACAGGAAAGATGAGGACTTCGATGTCGACTGAACCTCGCGGACTTCGCCTCCTTGGCGCCTGCCGCCAGAGGACTCTAGAAAAGAATCGCGCTAGGCTGCAACCCGTTCGCGATGAACTGGAGAAGCTGGTTGCCTCCGAGCCGGGAATTCGTTTGCTTGACGCGATCGACAAGCTGTCGCACCCATGGAAGACGAAAGACCAGGCTTCTCACAGTTTGCAGTGGATGCTGAACGCAGGATCTGTTAAGGTCTCTTGGCGAGTAGAACGATGCGAAGATGGACGAAAGCGAACCATACTCTATCCGAAAGGGCACTTTCGTGAGGCCGGGTGATCGTGTTTGGGTAGTTCGTGATAGGCAACGACCGCAGCAAGCGGACCTGATGTTCTATGCTGGTCTTTCGTGCTCGGACTTCGTAAAGATACACCCTAACAAGGAGCCTGCCGTTAGAGGCGAGTACACTGAGCACGTGTGGGATCGAAGCGTGTTTCTGAGTAGGCAGCACGCGATTAGGGAGCTGTCGCGATGACCATCAAGCACACCGTCACAAATGCTCTGTATGCGTTGCCAGCGATTCTTCCTTTTCTGTTCGTCGTATTCCTGATCTGGATCAACGCTGAGCGTGTTGAGCGTTGCTCGAAAGCGTGCCTACCTAACGATTTCATCGTTTCTGATTATGGGAAATGCGTTTGCAGACTCAATACGAAAGTTGTTGAGCAGCCATGAGAAAGATGCCTGAAGACCTACGAGCGCGTGTGCTCGCTCTGCGCATTGCCTCGAAGACAGGAACCCGCTTGACCGAGGAAGAGCAGGACATCTGCGCCAAGGCTTTCAAGTACTACCCGGACGACTACGCTGATCTGAACACCGAAGTTAACCTGGCGGCGTTTGAATTCGTGAACCCTAAGATGAAATGATCATGGATCTACTGTTGCTTTCAGCGCTCTGCGTCGTGTGCTCTTACCTTCTGATCTCAATCGGAATGATGATGCTAGTTCTCAAGGAACATGAAGATGATTGATTACCAATCAATGTGGCAAGTCCTGGATGATATCCAGGACGAACGCGAGCGTCAGGATCAGAAGTTTAACGATCCGCCTGACTGGTCCAACTACGATGACGCAACACGGTTTGCTGTTCTGTTCGAGGAGACTGGCGAGGTTGCGCGGGCATACATAGAGAACGGGCCTACGTCTGAAGAGCTTCGAGACGAGCTTGTCCAGGTGGCTGCTGTTGCCGTAAAGTGGATCGAGCGGCTCGATGCTTTGAAGGCGCGCGAGCTTCTGGACAAGCAGGATGCTCTACTGCGAGCGAAGCTTGGGAGTCGTCTGGATGACGAACACGCGTGTCAGCTGAACGCAGAAGACATATCTATGCTAGCCAGCTGCAACGATGATTGCTGAAGAGACAATCGAACGCGTCCGGAACACCGTCAGCATAGTGCAGGTGATCGGGGAGAGCGTGCGCCTTGTGCGCAAGGGCAGGTCGTGGTCAGGTCTCTGCCCTTTTCACAAGGAGAAGACTCCGAGCTTTTACGTAAGCGATGAGCGGTCGTTCTATCGCTGTTACGGGTGCGGAGCCAGCGGAGACAACATCGCATTCATGCAGGAGCACCATGGGCTTTCGTTCCAGGAAGCCGTGCGAAGTCTCGCTGATAGGTCTGGTATCACCGTAGTTGAAACTGACGGTTCTGGGAAAGAGTCCACTTCAGTAGATACAGATCCGCTGTATGAGGCCGCTGAGTTCGCGGCGAAGTTCTTTCAGAAAAACCTAACGACGAACGAGCACCGGAGCCTGGCCGAGAGCGAGCTTCTTAAGCGAGAAGTAGACCCGTGCTCCGAGCACGTCTTGAGCTTCCGACTTGGGTACGCGCCGCCGGGATGGTCATCGCTGGCAGACGCCCTACCGAAAGAGTTGGTCGAGGCTGCTGAGAAGATCGGTCTGGTAGCTTCAAAGCGCTCCGGCGGATACTACGATAAGTTCCGGAATCGTCTTATGTTCCCTGTGATCGATCTTCGCGGGCGAGTGATCGGCTTCAGCGGTCGAGAGCTTCCTCCACCGCCCGGAGAGACGCAACAGGAGAAGCTTCCGAAGTACGTTAACTCTCCAGAGTCCGAGATATACAAGAAGCGAGACGTTGTCTTCGGACTGCACCAGGCCAAGGGTGCCCTTAGGCACGAGGGATGCATCGTGGTCGAGGGAAACTTCGACGTTGTCGGATTGCACGCGCGCGGGATCACGAGCGCCGTAGCTCCGCTTGGAACGGCTTTCACACCCGAACAGGCCAGGCTCGTATCCAAGTTCACGAAGGCTGTCGTTCTCATGTTCGACGGCGACCGTGCTGGTCGAGAGGCCGTGATCAAGTCGCACGGACCGTGCAAAGAGGGCGGGCTGCTGGCGAAGGTAGCTGTTCTTCCTGACGGAACGGATCCAGACGCGTACGCTCGATCGAGCGGCCCTGAGGCTATCAGGGAGGTCGCCGCTAAGGCCGTCGGAATCATCGAGCACCTGATCAACCAGGAAGCGAGCGCTGCTCAGCTGTCGCAGGACGCGGAGACCAAGTCCGCTCACCTGAAGCGCATTCGGCAGCTCGTAGACGGAGAGGACGATCCCGTTGTTCGAGCCATAGCCGATCAGTGCGCGTACCGAGCATCCGTGATGCTGGCCGGAGCCAGCGACAAGAAGTTCCGCGCTTTCGTTCGCGCAGCGTCGCCGAACGATCCTGGAGAAGCCGCAAAGCTCGCCCCGAGCGAAGAGAACTTCTCTTTCAGGATGCTGGGCTGCCTTCTGGACTGCCCAAGCATATCCGAGGACGCTTCCGTTCGCGAAAGCCTAGAGTCTCTGTCTGACGATTACGCGCTGGCTGCTATGGACGTTGTTTCGGCGTGGCGACAGTCTGAACTAGACCAGAAGTCTTTCGCGAAAGCTGTTCCGCCTCTCGTGGGTCCGCGGCTGCGCGCGCAGGTCGAAGCGAGACTCGTGGCTCCGGAACACGAGTCCCCTGATGACGCCAAGCGTGAGCTTTTTCTCAATGCGAAGAAGCTTCAGCGAAAGAACCGTCGCCTTCTGCGTGTCACTCCCCAAGATAGTCAGCGCTAGATTCGCCAGGACGAACGTGAAGGTAATGCGACGTTACTCTAGCATCGGAATGCCCAAGCGTTTCCATGAGGACGTGAAGCTTGGCCCCTGCGTCCAGCGCATGAGACGCGTGAGCGTGGCGCATCCAGTGGGGGCTCGGGTTCTTCTCGAGGCCAACGGACTCGCCAGCTGCGGAAACTCTTTCCTCGATACGCCTGGCTCGAGTGTGGATCTTGCTGGAGCGCCCGATCTCGATAACGAAGTCGTTCGCTCCCTTGCGGCGCTCAGCAAGCATCTTCCCCATGCTGACGGGCGCCAGAACAAATCGAGTCTTTCCACCCTTGCCGAACACGGTGAGCTGCACCTTCCCGCCTTCACGCTCAGAAACATCCTTCCACCTGAGAGCGGCCGCCTCCGACACGCGCATACCGGAGATGTAGAGAAGCTTGATGATGAACTTGGTTTCCGGATCGGCGTGAGCCATCATGCCGTAGATCTGTTCCTTCGTAAGAATCCTAGCAGCCAGTCCGTCTGGAATCTTCGGACGTTCTACCGCAGCCATGACGTTCATGGGAATGTAACCAAGTCGCATAGCAAGTGAGTACAGGGACCGAATCGCGTCAATGCGTCTAGCCGCAGCGCACGGCGACAGACCCTCGGTGAGATCTGCCATTACTTCGGTTGCATCCAGGAACGTCAGGTTCCGGATCTCCTTCCCCCTTGCTCTGATTGCTTTCAGGAACTTGTCGGACTCGAACCGGTATGCCCTCCGTGTATTGGGGCAGTACCTGCTGAGCCACAGCATGACAAACTGATCGTCGTCTCGAGCCCCCGACATGTCCAGGCGCTGAACGGGTCGCGTCAGACCCATCTCGGGCACGGATTCTGCTCTTACAATCTGAAAACTTTCCCCCATGAACCCCTCCGTATGAAACGCGGATAAGAATCCTTTAACGCGGTTTTATCCTAACACCCGGCCGAGTTTTGGTCAAGCATTCGGACAGAATCTTCTGCCCGTACGGAACGTGAACGGTGTGAAAGTTTTGGTTGTGTTAGCTCAGAACTTTTCTTCTCCACGCGATCGGTTTCCGGTTGACCGGTATCGGTGAACCTGTCAGAACTACCCGAACGGAGACTTCGATGTATGACTATTCCCCTCTTGCGTTGATATTAGGTTTAGGTATGGGCGGATTCCTTGGTGTCATGGCCGGACTGCAATTCGACCACATGTATTGTGACAGCGCCTGCGGAGCGTTTAAGGTCGAAGTGTGTAGGGCCGGAATCGCCGTGTGCGCTCAGCCTGACGGCGGATTGAAAGCGGTGAAGGTGAAATGACAACCATCAAACTAGACCAGGGCGCCGTAAACGCAGCCAGACTCGTGGATGCCGCAAGCACCATAGTTGCACTATCCACGATTGCTTCTGGCGAATCCGTTGCTGAGGCTGTTAGGTTTCTGTTCACCAGGACATCCAGCGATCCCTGTGAGCAATCTGCTCTTAGGACGATTGCTCGGATCATTCAAACACTGAACTATGAAGACATCGAGAACGTCAGGTTCAACCTGGAAGTGAATTGGGACGGAGAAGAGAAATGAAAACCACACTCGCAAACATCTGGTGCTGCTTCAAGTCCCCAGAGATCGCTCACCTGATACTTTGGGACATGATCTGCAGTAACTCTGTTCTTCGTGTTCTGATCTACTACCCTGTTAGGTGGTTCCAGGGCGCTCGGCGCGTGAAGGAAGCCCGTGGGCCTAGCGGAACCTCCGGCTCCTACTCCAACGCAGTATGCGACATCCATTTCGGAGGAGCCTGCCCGGTTCAATCCGACTTCGAATCACAGATTCTTGGGCTTGACTGCTACTACAGGGCTCGTCATGAGTCCTGGTCTCTCACTGTTTACTCAAAGAAGAGCGCAAGAGAGATATGGTACTATGGAGAACGCTGTTACTACGGTCACGCCGGAGGCTGGCTGCCGGCCGAGGAAAGCATCCGTAACCTCGAGAAGGCCGTGACGCTGTTCGTTGAGGACGTTCGCAGGGATCCGAGCATTCTGGAAGGGGGACCGTTTGACGCCTCTTGAGCAAAGGATTCAGCTGTCCACGCGGACATTTGCGAACCACACAATCACTGACAAGCACATAGTTAGTCCTACGTTCGCAGCGTTCACCTTGCGCCCAGCGAAGTCAGGGAGAGCGTCTCTGGGAGAGCACGTCGAGATCATCTGCGCGTCTTTCGGTGATCTTATTGTTCACGGAGACTGGGAACCGGTGGTCTTCGGAAGGCACTGCGGCGGATCCTGGCGCGGAAAGATCGGATGGATCGGCAGCTCCAGCATCGGCTACGCTCAACAGAAGGCGCGCCTGGGAACCGGCGAGGATCTTGAGGAGCTCGATCCGGAGGAGTGCATACGGGACATACTTGACTACCGCCAGAACGATGTTATTCCGGCCGACCTTGCCAGAGAGGCATACGACCTTGTAAAAAGGTGGAACGATCTCGAGGGAGCCAGAAACATCATAGCTGAGTACAACTCAGAACTATATGCTTTTGGAGCACTTCCAACATGGGCCATGCTCCATGCCTGGTCGGCCGTTCGTAGGCTAGATGAGCTTTTGGACGCCGAGGAGAGCAATGAACAAGTCCGGACTTGAACTAGATTTGTCCTTGCTGCAGGCCATAGCGCGTGATATGACTGAGAACAAGCGAGTCAGGCAGCTGGCTTCGTGGTGGATCGTGAAGATCCGGAAGGCATTGTTTTCGCTATGAAAGAGGAAGTTGTCGCTTTCGAGTACAGGTGTAAAGCAACCGGATTCGTTGGAAGGGTCAGGTTCGTTCGCGGATACGGTGTCATGGCCGACACGTTCGCGACGAACGGGATAACAGATAACCTAGCAAAAGCGATGTATCCGCGCGTCCTGCGCGGCGAGTTCGAGATCACTCCTGTGCTGGTTAAACCGGACGAATCGAGCCGCGAAAACTGGCGTGACAGTATTATCTTCGCTTACAGGGAATACGTTTCCAAATCTGTGAAAGAACACCGAAGCAAATGAAACTCGCCTGGGCCTCCGATATCCACCTAGACATGGTCCGCTTCCCGGGCCAGTTCGGCGATTACGTTCCTAATTCAGATGCGCTTGTTATCACCGGCGACATCTCCAGAAGCGAACAGATGCGCCATAACCTCGAGCAGGTGCGGCGGTTCTATCGCAAACCCATCTACTTCGTGATGGGCAATCACGACTTCTGGGGCTCATCCTTCGAGCAGATGGAGAGCATTGCGGATCGCATGACTGGCACAGCTACGTACCTGCGCAGAAGGGTTATTGCGCTAACGGAAAACTGTGCGCTCGTCGGGGTCGATGGCTGGTATGACGGACGATTCGGAAACCCTCTTCAGTCCAACTTCGAGATGAACGACTGGACCGAGATCATGTCTTTGCGCAAGCACTATGACTACTTCCAGTGGAACCACGGTGACAGAGAATACTTCCTTGATGTCCTGAGGTTGCGCGCGGATCGCGACGCTACAGATCTGCTCTATTCGCTAAACGCTGCGATCGAGCAGGGATTCTCTTCCGTTATTGTGGCCACGCATATTCCGCCGTTTGACGAAGTAGCGGTGCACGAAGGTCGAGCGCAGCACGACTATGCTCGCCCGTGGTATACCTCGAAGGCCACCGGTGACGCTCTAGACTCTGTTGCCGCAGAGAACCCCCAGGTGAACTTCACCGTTCTGTGCGGGCACACCCACTCGAGGAACAGCATAATCCGATCGCCGAATATGATAGCAAAGGCGGCGCAGTCGCACTATGGGTTTCCAGAAGTCGAATGCGTGCTCGAGATCGACTGAGTTGACATAGTATCGTTGAAGAGTTACTTTGAAGCTGTCCACTGGAGCGTCCGCGCAAGCGGAAGGGCGGGTCGCCGTTAGACCAGGAGACGCGGGTTAGCTACGGCGCTCGCGTGTCGCGGCCTTTGCTCCCTATTCCTGCACGGAGAGTGGTATGAACGCGAAGATGACCGTCTCCAACTTGAAGAGGATCCGCAAGATCGTTGGCGGTCCTCGTGGGGACTGGCGAGCTGACGCACATCGCCTGGAGCGGCGTGTCAACCGCCAGCGGCTCAAACAGCGAGGCGAAGACTTCGAGTTCAAGCCGATCCGATTCACTGACTGGGACTTCGGATGAGCCGTTCATTTGGAGAGCGCAAGCCAAGGAAGCGCCTGCGGTGCCCTTCGGGTCACAGGGCCTGCTTCGTTGTGCACGAGATGCTATACAGTCCACCGGACAAGAGGGAGCGTATTCTGTCAGATCTTGCCGATAGCGATCGTGAGTACGAGCTCTACTTATCACCATCTAACTGGAACGAGTTCTGGGATCTGGACGACTACTACGACTATCCAGACGTTTGCTTCGATCCAGAACCAGTACCAGAGATCAGGCTCAGCATGTCCGAGCGGCTGACGGCCGCGAAAGGGTGCGCTGATGGCAAACTTCAAGAGGAAGCGACGTAGGGCAGCTGGAGTAAGAGGATGCTGCGGAATGTGTATGATGGAGCGATTTCATTGCATTCATCACCGGATCGAGACTCGACAGGAAAAGAGGTCGAAACTCGATGAGAAGGAACAGCGTAGCGCTGTTGACTCTAGACACAGGGATCGCTATAGTTGATTCGGGCATAACCCGCGAGGTCGGCATATGTCGGCCGCAGCTAGCCAGGGGAGACTCTGGCTTTTCTGTTTGATGACAACGATTAGCAGACACAATGACTTCTTAGATCTGTGCGACGGAGGGGCTCCTCTGTGCTATGTTTATATGATTACGTGTTCCACAAATGGCAAATCTTACATTGGTATTTCTGAGAACCCGCACTATAGACTCAGGTCTCATTTTTCTTGCGCCAGGATCAAGGGCGGCACAAAAAACAAGCTATACAGGGCCATACGCAAATACGGGGAACGCTCATTTAGCATGAGCTTGCTAAGGGCGTGCCCGTCGCGAGATATCGCTCTTGATCAGGAGCGCGAACTCGTTGATCTGTACAAGACTTTTGTGGGCGGATACAACGGTTCTGTTGGCGGCGAGAATGCAGCTCTAAAATCAAGACTGTCTGAGACCTATATACTTTGGAAGGCTGTTGAATTCAAAAGCCAAACAGGAAAGTGGCCTTCCTACAAAAGCGGAAGCGTCTCAGGAACATGCGACACCTGGGCGTCGTACGACGCAAATCTTAGATCCGGAACCAGGGGGCTGAAAGGCGGATCTTCTCTGGCTAATCTGCTAAGCGATGCGTGCGGCGCTAGGCACAAGCTTAGGCTAGAGCCTCTCACTGAGCAACTGATTCTTCAAAGAGCAGATGAATTCCTTCGCAGGAACGGAAAGCTGCCAAATTATCTAAGCGGGACCGTTGACGGAACAGGCGGCGACACCTGGGCCGGGTACTGCGTAAGTCTTCGCAGGGGAACAAGGGGTCTGCCTGGAGGGTCTTCTCTTTCTGATTTGCTAAAGCGTCACAGGGGGTTCAGGAACCAGAAGTCTCTTCCTAAGCTCAGCGAGGGACACATACTCCAAATGGCTTCTGAATTTCTTACAAGGACAGGAACTCTTCCGTCTCATAAAAGCGGACCAGTAAATGACGGGAGCGGTGACATGTGGCAGTCCTACGAAAACGCCCTCAGAAGGGGTCTGCGTGGGCTACCTGGCGGGTCCTCTCTCTTTAAGCTCGTGTCGACAATAAAAATGCCCCGCCCAGGTTTCCCTGAGCAGGGCTAGTGGTACTTTTCCCACTCGTCACCGCTCAATAGTTATGGCCGCGGATCGCACTTATCGAAGGATAACCCTCGACAGCCCGTACTTGGTAGTCCGGCAGATCGGGATTCCGGTAGCGATTACCCTTTGTTTTGAAGTGGAGTTAAGGCTATCGCTCAACCGATCTCCACTGGAGCCGCAGGCTGGAATCGAACCAGCTCCGACGCGCTTACGTCTGGATCTTTTGGCGCCCAGCTGCCTTTGCTCATCCATGATGCGGCGAAAGCCGGTCTCTCCCGGCTGCCACGCCTAGCCATTTCTCCGGCGTTCGACTAGGCACCAGTTAACGGTAGGTGCCTCTCCGTGCGGATCCCTCGTTCACCAGTACGGATCCGCCTTCCGCTGGGCTTGTGGATGTTTACGCCTACCACTCGCGGGCCTTTGACTCGCCGGAGTCACATCACGGAGTTGAACCGCCTCCCGTCTCACCAGACCTCTGCCACCGAGTCGGAATCGAACCGACCTTAGGAGAAGCTCGGGAATCGAACCCGACACGACGGTGTCTCCGTCGCTACGTTCCTCTGTTCTGGTTTGCGGTGATCAGGCGCACCTTGAACAGTATGACTTCTCGTTAACTCGAGCTACGGAAACAGTCTAACCGATGGCCACAGACCAGTCAAGAGCTAATCGTCAACCATTCTCTATTGTTCTTTGATAAGGAAACACGCTTCTGGCCCTTCCTTTTGCTAGTTATATCCACGTGTCTCCAGGACTGCCCGATCTCTACCGGACTGTCGTAACTGACGATAACTTTGTTACCGGCTACACGCCAGGACTCAGCAACGCTAACGAAGTCGGAGCGCTCCTGCTTTCCGTATCCTGTCCTCCCATAATACGGTGGATCAATGTACACCAGATTCCCTGTTCCGAACGCAGTCGGAGGAATCTCTTCGGCTTTCCGGTTGATCGTCCAGGAGCACCTTGGCATCCTTCCAAGCAGGTCGGACAGACGATCCAGTCGCTTCTTTATGGTTTCAGGTGACGGAGAAAACCCGTTAACAGAAGGACGGTGCTTGTGCGTTCCGCGCCACCCACCTACTCCGCCTCTGGATCCGGCAACAGAAACAACGAAAGCAGCGGCAGCCTCATGATCGGCAGCGCTGCACGGAGACTCGGTTCTTGCGTATTCCCAGCCCTCCTTACCGCGCTCCATAAGAAGCTCTGCGCGCAGCCCGATCGCTCCCTGAATCATCAGACAAGACCAAAGATTGGTCACGCGCTCGTCTGAGTCAACTATCAGAATTGACTCAAAATCTGACTTTGAGAAACCGGATTCATCAAGAATCGCTTCAGCATAACCAAACTTGGACCCGATGCGGCTAACAGGAGGACGAGCGCCAAGGACGTAACACGACAGACCGGCAAAGCCAGCATAAAGCTCTATCAGCTTAGCCATCTCGAGTCTCAACCCAATCAAGAGCCGTCCGAAACATCTCCGCCAGAGCCTCGTTCTGGTCGCTTCCTGATCCGCTGTAGCCAAGCGGCCCAACATTCGTCCAAGCGCTCCAGGTTCCGTCCTGGTTTTTGTTCAGGAAGATATGACGCACAAGCCCATCGCGAACCTCGCGATCGACCCGAGGCCACTTCATCTGGCGCCGGCTCGGTTCTCGGATTCGACTAAATGACATGCCAGGTCCCCACATAGCCGCCGTCCTTCGCCTGATTCAGACGTTGGAAGTGAAACCACGAGTACGTCTGAGCGTCCGAGGACGAGGATTTGGTTTTCTTGTCGCATCTCGGGCAGTTACGGATCGTCTCGGCGTTTGGAGAAAGCTTTACGGACCATCCGCATCCTTCTTTGTCGGAGCAGCGTATACTCTTGCAGAATGACGGTCGGCGAACGGAGTCGTACCGATCGCAGCGCCAGGGGCCGTACTGGATACCATCCCAGAACTTCCGGCGCTCCTCGCTTCCAGAAAACGAGGTCGGAAGCAGGATAGCGCTACTGTCCGCCAGATCCATACACCGTTGAACGGCCTGGAGAGCCATTCCAAACGGAGGATTGGTTACGATCGTGATTCGTTTAGGGTGAAGCCCAGGATCGGTTGTTAGCGCATCTCCAACCTGGACAGACGCGACCTTCTTACACAGTTTTGCTCGACTTTCGTTGAGCTCAATCGCGTACAACGAAGCTTTTGGAAAGACACGCTTCGCAACCGCAAGGATGTCTCCGGTTCCGGCGAACGGATCCAGAATCACATCCTCAATACGGATCTTTGCCAGAATAGCCTCGGTCAGCCACTCTGGAGTCGGGTAGAAGTCGTTCGCGATTCGCGAACCGCCTCGGTTGGTTGCGCTCATTGGGGAATCAGCTCGTCTTCAGGAATGTTTGAAAACAATCCACTGTCGTACTTCGAGATAACCTCTTTTCCTTTGTCAGGTCCGCCTTCCGGAATAAACGTATTCTCCTGGAATCGAATCGTAACGAACGGCATTCCGTCACTGATCGTGATCGCAACCACATCAGCTAGCCTGCCAGGAACGAACATGTGCGCATAAGCGCGCCACCCGTGGTCCGGGCCGAACTCCCACTTCTTCTTGAAGGTGACAACGTCGCCGGGCTTGAACTTGCATGAATCAAGTTGCAACCCGTACATCCTGAGAATGTCCTTGATGTGAGCCAGACCGTCGCTCCTTGCCCCAAGCACAGAAAGCTCCTTCAGAAGCGCCTCAACAGCAGCGACAGCCTTCTCCGCGGAAGCCAGCTTCGCGTAACCGTCGTACACGGTTTCCCAGCTCATTTCTTACACCTACAGGTTGCGACACCTCGATCAACAACGAGATCGCTTCCTCGGCTTCCCGGGTAATCTGAGCAGCGACCTTCGGTAATAATCCGATCCTGGCAAGTCGGTGGATCGCTCGAGAAAGCGTTGATGCAGAAAGCAAGAAGCACCGGCATCACCACAAGCGGAATCAGCAGATTCCAGTCGCCGCCTGTCGACGCACAAGGTTCTCCGCTCATGACTCCTCGTGTCCGCTTATCGCAAAGCCAAACCAATAGTTGTCCATTTTAATCAACACGGACTCGTCGCAAACACTTCCGGGGAGAACAGCATCAACTCCGCACTTTGGGCACAACGCCGTTGTTCCCTTGTCTGCCCACTCCTTGATATCGGACGACTTTGACATGTTTCTGCAGAAGAAACAGCCGATCGTCTCTTCCTTCAGGATACGTTCCCGGTGGGAGTAGCAGCACGTGTGAAGCTCCTCAAGCTCAAATGTTGTTATCTTAGACATATGGTCACTTGCTTTCCAGGACCGTCGCGCCCCGACGCTTCGCGGCAAACGCGCCCTCCTCGTAACCGAGTCGCCGTTCGAGTTCCTCAAGATGATGCTCTTCGGAGAAAATCTTCGCCTTTGAGCGCTCGCTGGCGACAGCGCCAACTTGCACATCGAAGCGGAACCTAGAAGTCGACGCTCCAGTTCTCTCGCAATAGTCGCGCAGAGTCTTCAGGTTCGGGAACATCCCGTTAGCGTCAGGAGTTCCCGTAAGCCGCCGCACCGCAACCGCGTGGTACTTGGGATCAAGTTCGGCGCCCACGAAGCGTCGACCATGGTCGCGCGCCACGACTGCGACGGTGCCTGTACCCATGTATGGATCCAAAACCACACTGCCCTCGTCAGTGGTAGCGAGCAAAATGCGCGCGACGAGGTCTTCCGGGAACTGACACGGATGAATCGTTTGTTCTTCGTGATTGTGCTTAACGTTGCGAAACATCCAGATATCGCCTGGATTCTTGCCGTCGGGATTGCATGAAAACTCACCCTTCCGGTCACCCCGAAAATGCTTTTTGTTCTGATACTTCTGGGGCACCCGAATCGGGTCTAAATGGAATACATATTCAGGAGTCTTCGTAAACCACAGGATGGTCTCGTACCGACAAGAAAACTTTTTCGTCGCATGAAGCCCGTGTTGTCGAGCCCAAACAATTCGGTTTTTGGGAATGAGTCCGAGTCTTTCAAGTATTGGAAAGAAGCGGATGTCGAGTGGAATCAATGCTCCATCATCTGAAAACGCCCCGACCTGCCAGAAGATTGATCCGCTCGGCTTGAGCACGCGGACGCACTCGCGCAGAACCTCGGTCTGTTCCTCCAGATAGACATCAAGGGCACAGCGAGCCTCGTACTCCTTTCCTAGGTTGTACGGCGGCGAACTCACGATCAGGTCGACACAGCTCGGTGGCATGGTCCGAAGTAGATTTAGGCAATCTCCAAGCAAGATCGTGTTCAAGGGGACGGTATTAGAAGGCGATCCGTGTCCTTTACGCACGTCCTCAAGGTCTGTGATGGTTAGTCTTGTCATTGGCAAACAACCGAACAAAACGCCGCAATCGGCGCAACATACAGCACTGTTCCGCCGAGTTGTTCTCATAACTTCACTTGCTGTACAGGTTCTTTGCCCAACCAACTCCGCCCTCAGCAAGCCTGAACCCGCCTCCAGCGTTGATCTGGCGCTTCGCCTCGGTAAGGCCGCACTTTGGGCACGACTTGAGCGGCTCTTCCGAAATCTTCTGTTCCGCTTCCCATTCGTGACCGCACGCTGAACACTTGTATTCGTAAGTCATGAGAACTCCCCGGGAACAAGGTCCCACGGTCCTTCGCCTCTTCCGATGCAATAAGGTCCAATCGGATGAGCAGCCAGCTGCTGGTCGGCTTGACAGAATCGACCAGGGTATCGCTTCGTGATGATATCAAGAAGCTTGTCAGTAGATACTCGTTCGCCGTACTCGTTTTCTATGAACGAGTTTGGCTTGCTCCATTCTCGCTTCCAGTCGTCGAGACTGTTTATGCCATCTTCCGGGATCACGTGCAAGGAAAATCGCCAGCCCCACGAGGACTTCCCGATGTGCTTCCGCTCTTTCTCGAACGGTCGGCAGCAGGCTTCGCACGGAGGTTTCGTCTCGAACACCAGATAGAAATTTGTTCCCATGCTACTTCTCTTTTCGCAGAAGGTATCCTTGTCCGACGCTTTTCAGAATAACACGTCCAAGACTGTGATGGTAGCGCTCTTTTGTTGGTTTCGCGACGAATCCTTCGCGCGTGTGTGACGCGATCAGAGACGTTCCTTCGCACATGGTCTCCGTCAAAGACTCCTGCCACGGGCCTCGGTAGATCAGCGGAACCGACTCGATTGCAGCGTCTCGAAGAACCGCCTGAGCGTCATCGTAGTTGAGCCACTCACCGTTGCGTATGTTCAGAATGTCGAAGCACCGGAACGTAGGATCGACAAGTCCGTACTTCAGATCCTGAACGGGTCCGAACACCTCTCCGTAGAACGCCAGGTGCTCATAGGCACGGATCTTCCTTGCGATCTCCTGCTTCTGCGCAGCTCTCCAGAAGTGGCAGGAGTCGCTAGGCTTCCGCCAGTGGTTTCGAGAGCGGACGTGGAAGATCTCACCGTCATAGTGATAGACGCAGGAGCTTCCGTGGATCTTCTCGGTCAGAACAACCTCCTCGCCTTCATCGAGAACGCTCTTCCAGCGCCGAATGTTCTCGATGTCATAGTACGGGAAGTGCCCGTCCGGCGGAGTCGCCTGATCGAACCGGATCTTCCTGCCGGGCTGATTGTACCAGGCCGGAAGGTTGCTCTGGTCTGGCTCCCACTTGACGCACCCCAGCGTCTCGGTGACAACGTCGCCCTCCCTACTTCCTTCCGGAGCCTTCACCAGCAGGCCCATCGAGAAGATGCCTCGTAGGCGAACAGCCTTGATTCTCTCCTTCCCGACCATGTGACTGAACTCTGGCCGTGTCGAATCAACGATCATGTCAATCGGAATGTACGCTGCCAGATCTCCTGCTTTGAAGTCGGCCAATCGAACGATGCACGGGTATCCGCCAAACACGTTGACGATCCCGAGAGTGTCTGCGTTCTCGTGCTTCCGCACCTCGTCAACTCTAACAACATACACGTTTGAATCTGAGCTCATCGGTAGTCCTCACCAAGTATAAGTCCCCACAGGAACGACAGCACAACTGCAGCAAAAACAAGTTCGTTCACGGTGCTTTCCCCATAACCATAACGGCAGCGTAAGCCTCAGCATCCTCCTGCTTAAGGAACCTTGGAGCGGACAGAGGAGGGAGATATCTAGCGATTCCGTTTACATAGCAAAAGCAGCCGCCTTGACCTTCAAACCTTTCATGTATGTTGTTACAGCGGCTTGACAGTGAGGCTTTTGGTACCGGGTAATCGAATACGACCCACAGACTGAGAGCAGTTTCGCAATCCAAGATCGCCTCTTCTCGGAAACTGAACGACCCAGGAATGCCTCCTCCAGGGATCCTATTAGACCAACCGCTTCGAGGAAGCCCTACTGGATTGATGTACGATTCAAACACAGAACACAGCTCCTTGCATCCCTCCATAAGGTGCCACGAATTCTTGTCTATATCGTACTCCCAGAATGCTTCTGCCATGATCATCCTGATTTCTTCAGAGTAAGAAGAGCAGCGTACGCCTCAGCGTCCTCCTGATTCAGAAAGCGAGGAGCCTGTACTGAGGCAATCCAATCAGCTTCTTTAACCAGTCCCTTGTCGTGATACCCGACCGGCCTGATACCAAAGTAGCTGTGTTCGTTGCGAATCACTCTGCTGCAGCTAACAGCTGATGGCTCCGTGTGCGTTGATACGGTCCATAAACCAAGCAGCTTTTCACACTTGTGCAGAGAGCGCTCAAGAATCTGACACTCGAAGCTGATTTTACCAGGGGACTCGCAAATATAGATCCTGGAGAAAACCAGGTCGTCAATTCGCAGCTTACCGTATATCCGCACGGATGCCAGTTCCGTTCCGTCTCCTGACACGAGGCGCCACGGTCCTTCCGAATCCTGATTCCAGCGAAGCTCTACGCTCATTGTTCTTTCATAACCATGACAGCAGCATAAGACTCAGCTTCTTCCTCGGTGGCGAAGGACCTTACGTTTCTGTCCAATAAAGCTCCAACCGTACGTTTTACTCTAACATCTAGGAAATTGCGCGACATCACCGCATACACATACAGATCCAAAGACTTCTCAACGGCCGCCTTCGCGCAAACCAGGTTTTTGAACGAAAACTGGCTAAGGTGCTCAGCTCGAGGATCCGTCGAACGAACCTCCCAGTGGTACGAAGACCCAGACGACTTGAGATCTTCGTTCACATGGAGAACTCTTCTTACGCAGGTCGTTCCATGCAGGTGGTAGATGCCGCCTGCCTCTCTGGTCCACTTCGTCTTAGCGCTCATTGTCTCTCACCTCGTCCAGCCACTCTTCCGATAATTCAACAAGCAGCCCGCCCTCCTCGTACCAGTTGATGGGATTCTCGGAGATCCACTCGTCGAGCCTTCTCTGAAGGTCCTTTCCGTCCAAACACAGGTCGGAGACTCTCATATCTACACCAAGATCAGATAAAGCATTTTCGAGCATATCTTCGGCGTTGAACCCAAAACTCAGCTTGTTTGCTGAGAAGACGTGGCTAGGCTCCTCTCCGAGATCGTACTTGTCTCTGATCTGGTCAGCAAGGTCGAACTCGTCCGCACAGTACTCTCCGTCCAGGAAGAAACCATCCCCGTCGTAGTCCTCGATCCGTACGCGCTTCAGTGAGGCGATTCTGGCGTTCTCGCGCTCAGCGCTCTCAATCATCATCCTTCGATTACGACACTCCGTACACTGATCGAAGTACTTGTTAATAGTAGGAGTTCCGCAGGCGCAAACAGTCGGCTTGCAGCACTTCTCAGCGTCCTCAAGGCTTGGCGCGACGACCCGGCATTTTCCGCAGGCGTGCGCGACGACCTTGTCGGACTGTCCTTGAATGGTGAGATACAGTGGATCCATCGTTCTTCCAATTTAAATCAAAGTCTTCGGAGTATATCGTGCTGGCGTCTTTTCCACCGAACGTGCTGACCGTTCCAACGTGCTGAACTAGGCTTGGAGTGTGAATGTATGTAGCTAGACCAGCTTCAAAAACTCCTGTCGACACCCAGAAGTCAGGCATACACCTGTCCTCTGTGTACCACGGAGCAAGCTGTAGCTCGCGCTTGTTCTTCGCATAGTTGCTAAGAATGCGCTCAACGGTCGAGCTTTTGAACAGCTGCGCCTGAGCGCCTTCAATCCATCGAGTCTTCCTAGACAGGTTTCCGTTCTTGTTCCTAGATAGGTTCAGGCGGGCGGCGCCATTGAAAATGGTCCAGTTTCCAAACAGCAGACCGAGCCCAAAGTCAGGCTCTTCCGTGGCACTCCAGTTACAGACGTTGTGACACAGGTTTCTGTTGACGACAACATCATTCTCGAGACGGATGAACCATTTTGACATTGACGCGGCCTGTCGAAGCCGGTCAACCAGCCAGTCGTTTTGGCTCTGCTCAGCCGGATCGTGCGTCCATACCTCGTAACGACCGACAGCATCGCTAGCGTCTAGAGATCTTACAGTTTCTTCAAGAAAACCGGTTCCTTCACGTTGCGCGCAGTGATTTACCCAGATGAAAAGATCGTCTATTTTGACCACCGACGGAGCATACCACGCTTGTTGGCGTTTGCAACCCATCTTTCGTAGTCAAGCAGCGTGTCAAAATCTTCCGTCCAGTCATCTATGCTAACAAAGGAATCGTGCGGCTCGCCGGCCCGCTTTCCGCTCATCACCTCGAACACATCCCATCCGATGGTGCGTACCCGTCGCCCCGTCTTAAACTGCCGGACCACCTCATAACACCCAGCTCGGAACGCTGGAATGTCCTGGCAACCGAAGCTGAGTCCAAAAATCTCCCCGTAGCGCTTTCCGGTGCAGCTGCTGGCGGCTTGCCTACCAACCCAACGAAGGCCGCTCCTAGCGTCAGCCAGAGCAGCTGCCGAGGCTTCGGTCAGAAATACATCACCGAAAACGATAACGGTTCTACCGTTCTGTGACCATACGTTGCTATATGAAAGGAACTTGTCGATGTCCAGTCCGGTCTCTGGAACAGGAGCGACAGTTTCGTATGGTAAACCGTATCCGGTCTCGTGAGTAACTACGGTTACGGAAGCTTCCGGAAGTAGTGCTCTAAGCATCTCAGCCGACCGATCCATCAGAGATTCGCCGTTTATGCGAATCCTGCACTTGTCAGCCGGCAGGTGTGCGCACCCGATCGACTCAACCCAACGCTTTCCAGAACCGCCAGCAGCAACGATGATCTTGTCGGCCACACGAAATCGTTACACGAGAAGTCAACCTCGTGCAAGCTAGAAAGGTGTCTCGTGCGGGTCGTAGCTAAGTGAAGCCATTGCGTCCAGGCTCGTCATATGCTGGTTTGCTTCCTTCCTGGAAACAAATACGTCATACTCGTTTACGCTATCGGATGCTCTCAGTGAACCGCTGCTGAAGGAGAACGACATATTTCGGTGACTGCGCTTCCACGCGTCACGCGGAGTCAGGCCGTCTGCCTCGTTGAGTCGAAGGAACTTGAACAGGTAAGCCCTTACGAATACCTTTTGCTTTATCTCGGAGACGAACACTCGCTCAACTCCGTAGACTCTCCTGCGTCTTCCAACGTTGTGGAACGACAGAAGATCTCCGCTACCAAGCCGCCTAAGTGGCACCAGATACAGAATCATGCGTCCTTTGATCCGAAGGAGAACCAGAAGCTAAACACGCACATAAAGTAGACGACAGCGAGCCTGTCTGCCCACCACGCGAAAGCCGGATCAGATAGGAAGGACCAGTCCATCTCTGTACCAATTCTCAAGCGTCTTGTGGTGTGTTTGAATAACGAGCTTCAGGTCGTGAATCGTGATCACATAATCGTCGTTGGCGCCAGAGAACAGACAGTAATACCCATCCGGTATCCTGTTTGGCCCACGGAACACCTCACCTACCATGCTCACACCAGAGAAGTCCGTGTTTACATAATTCGTCCACCCGGCAGACTTTAGAGCTTCTCGGCTCATCACAATGCGTCGTTTTCCTTGTCCAAAGTACCATATATCAGGACGAAACTCGCAACCGGGAATCATGCTCTCGATCAGATACGAAACAGCGCTCCATTGTGCGATATTTGTTCCCTGAACAAGACCTACTCCAACGAAGGTCCTTCCGTTCTCACGAGACACTCTGACTTCGTACGTCTCGCTAGTGAGCTTAGGTGTCTCAGGGACAGTAACCACCATGGTAGACTGATCTGGCTGCCCCATTATGGCAATCGCAACACAGTCTCGCACTAGCTCACGAAGCTTCTTGTTCGCAAACCAGTACGATGTACTATGCTCCTGCCCTTTGGACGGCTCGTCGCGCAGCGCCAAGTCTACGCTGGGCCTGTTCTTCCGGTGTCTCTTCGAGGTACTCATTGTAGTTGCTGGCAGAAGGATCCTGCCTCTCGAATACTGCGTCAGTCACGCGATCGAATGCCTCTAGAGACTTCCGCACCGCGCGCTTGTGACTTGGATACTTCCGTAGATTCTCCGCCGCAGAGCGCGCCCTGTCAAGCGCTCGCAACGCCTCGTCACTAGCCCCGCACAAGTACATGTCCAAGGCGACCTTCGCCGCAGATACGACAGCTTCGCACTCCAGTTTCATAAGTTCTTCGCTCATTGTAATCACCGCGTCAACAGAACCATCTCAAAGCCATCGTCCATCGCAAGAAGCGTCTCGCGCAAAACCGGCTTAGCGGCGCCTCGCGAGTCGATCGTGTGAAGCTTCCACCCTTCCGACACAATATCACTCATAAACTTCTCCTTGTCAGAGTATGCTTTGGGGCTCCACTCGAGAAGGACCCTTAGATCAGGGCTGATCTTTCGCAGATTGCTCATCCCGCCCCAGACCTGAGGCTCGTGTCCTTCTGCATCAATCTTGATGAAGTTCACTGGTGACTGAGCGAAGCTTGTTGAGTCGATTGTTTTCGTTTCGACAACGCAAATACTGTCGTCGAACGGATCTGTCACCTGACTGGACACGTTGCCTGACCCGCACAGGACGCCGGCTCCTTCGACTGGATGCGTAGTGAGTCGAATATGACCACCGGAGTCGCTGGCCGCGCACTGCTGAACTTCGATGTTCATTCCGTTCAGAATCGAAGTGCCTCGAATCAGACCAGCAAGGCTCCTCTGCGGCTCCCAAGCCTGCACAGGCCGCTCACTAAGGGCAGACATCACAACACTGAAATATCCCAGGTTCGCACCAACGTCGATGCAGCGCCACCCTGGCTTTATGGTGCGCGCCATAAACATGGTGATCCAGATCTCCCAGAAGCCGCTCATCATCAAGTGAGGAGCAACGCTAAGATCTCGGGCATCCACTAGAACAAGGTAGTCGCCGAGAACCCTGCACAGTGCCGTACCGTCTCCACGGGAAACGGTCTGCGCCTTGCCTCGACACCAGTTTTCGATCTGGTCTCGCTCCTGGTTCTTGAGAATACTGATGACGTTAGCCATTACTTGCTCCAAAGTTTCGTATACATTGTAAGATCGTCGGGCATGTAGGACGCCTGCGCTATGATCGGAAGTGTTGTGATTCTTCCTTCCATCAGGTCAATGATCGCCCCACGGACAAGACCGTGAACACTAGTTGTAGCAGATGCTGCGCGAACCGCAAGAGCATCATGAGCACCGATCGATAAAAGGCACTGGACTCGAAAGCGCTCGGTCTTCCTTGCTCTTGAGTTGAAGTGGTAGGTCTTTCCGAACAGTGTCCAGCCCTCACCGGGGCCGTAGTTCTGCGAGGTTGGTAGATCGTGCTGCCTCAGAACCCAGTCAGCGCAGGATCGGACGAGAACCGAAGCTTCAAGGTCCTGGTTCTTTGCGTACCCGGTCAAAGCCGCGTGAACTGTTTTTGGCATCTCTATACCAAGCTTCTTCGTGCTGGTGCCAGAGATGCGCTTAGCTCTTCCGTGACGCTTCGGAATGATCGCCTTCGCCTCGAGCCACACCGAAACGTCAACGCCGAGAACCTTCGCAAACTCGGCGTCCGACATGTCATTTGGCTTTACCAGTCCTGTTGTTGCTAGGCGTGCTACCAGCCACTTCCGAATCGACTCGTAACGCGGCATTCTTGGCTTTCTTATTGTTTTGAGACTTTTTGACCCTGGCTCGCTTCTTGGTTGCCCATCCTTCCGGATCGGCCGCCTTCGCCCTGGCTTCACTTGCTCTCTTCAATTCTCTGATTCGCTCTCTGTTATTTTCGTAGTACCTCTTGTTATACTCCGTCCTTTTGTCAGCTCGCGAGGAGCCCTTCTTGGCTATCCGCTTCGTTCCATTCTTGAGCCTGCGCGCCTCCCTGTACTTCGCATCGCGCTGACGCTTTTTGGCTCTTCCAGCTTCGTTCTTCTTGGCTTTCTGTTCGCTGGTGAGGCTCTGGTAATACCTCTTTGATGCTTCAATGCTCCTGTTTCTGCATTTGTCAGAACAGTATGACGACTCACATGGTTTCTTGCAGGCGTGGCACACATGATATGGAACTATGACCATTCCGTATCCGGACCACGCGTCAGGTCGCAGAAACTCGCCACCTGGTCGCTGAACAGCAGCAAACTCCTCCAGAACACCTTCCAACAGATCAGGAAACATAGTCACTCCGCATACAGCTCAATGCGCGGCCCGCGCTTAGTTCCTGCAATCTTCGAGTACACCGGAATACTTCCGTTGCGAACAAGATAGTCAACGGAGCAGATAGCGCTCTCGTAACTGCGCCAAGTTCCTTTCCACTCGATCTTGCTTACAGCAGTCTTGATCGGTATTCCAGGCGTTTCTTTCACCACCGCAAGCAACTGCCGCTCCACCTTGCGAAGTGAAGATCGCTTGTCGCCAGGAAACAGTAGCAGATGCCTGCGGTTAACGCCAACCACGTCAATCAGCTTCTTCTTGATCATGTGACGGATACTGAGTCTCGCCTGCTTGGCGTTCTTCCAGAAGAAGAGATCCGCGTCGCGAAGATCCTGAATCACATCAGCGATAATGCAACCAGGGTTCAGTCGAACAAAGAGCTGGATCCTTGCTCTGGTTTCGTCAGTCTTGGGAAGTCGCATTGATCTTAAGATCGTATATGCAAATAGACACGCACGCTACTACCATAACGATTGCGGCACACAGCGCAAACCATGCTCCAACGCGCTCTCCGGACAGGAGCAGCACGAGAGCCATGAACTTAACGATCCACGCTGAGAAGAGAAGCCCGACGGCGGAAGCTTGTAGAATTGTCATGTTACTTCGTGAGGATGATGCTCGGCTTCTGAGGAGCCGGCTGCTTTCCGTTGGACCAAATCAGAGTGACCGCAGCAATGTCCTCGGCCGCAACAACGGTCTCCGTGACAGCTACAGTGACGCCGGCTTTCTTGTACTCCTGAAGAATGCGAACGCAGGTTCCGGTATGCTCGGGCTTCAGGATCGCCGGAGCGATCACATCAGACGCGATATAATTACCATCGTCGGTCGTGTCGATTCCCGGATAGCACAGCGCTTGTCCGGAGCTCGTGGGAACATATCCCTTTTCGAGAACAGGAGCGGCCTGATAGATCGCGTGCTTCAGCTGCACAACGACCGGAACCATAAAGAACTCGGCCAATCGCTCCACAGCTGGAGAGGGCTTCACTTCGGCATTCAGCTCGGGTGTCATCGCATTACTCATAAGAAAATCCGTTCTTGATTCGTTCAGCAAACTCACGGGTTTGTCGCTTCCAGGACCATTCCTGGCAAACGTCCACAGCCCGCTCCATCGCAGCCTGCTTCAGCAGCGGCCACACATCATAAGCCAGAGCAATCGACTCCGCAACGCTTTCCCACGACAGAGAGGGAGCCAGAGATCCCTCGTCGGGAAGATCGTCAATCGGCTCGTTCTTGCCGGTTTCTACCTTCACAAAACCGTCTTGCAGAGATCGCATAACAAGGTATTCGCCCTGCCCGGTGCAATCCGTTGCCACGATCGGGGTTCCGCAAGCCAGCGCCTGCAACGGCACCATTCCGAAGCCCTCGCCGCGAGAAGGTTGAATCACAAGGTGGGAGTGCTGCAGAACGAAAGCCATCTGCTCCGGCGAGAAACCGTTTCCACCGCCAGGGCGCTCAACCAGGTCGATTCCCCAGCGCTTGCACCCGTTGTACTTCTTCTCGTTGGCGCACAGAACATGATCGTTGAGAATCAACTTCAGGTTCGCGCTCTCAGGAAGCTTTCCAGCATCCTTCAGGTACGACCACGCCTGAACAAGCTGATCGGTTCCCTTCCTGGACCTGTCTGACGTTGAGAAATGCAGAGCCGTAAACGCATCCCGCAGGTTGGCCTCCGGATCGGGAGCAAACTCCTCATCAAGGCCGTGAGGTACGGTAAGCACAGGAAGCGAGGTGTGAGCTCGAATCACAGACGCTGCCCAGCCGCTCGGAGCCAGCAGTCCTGTGCATGTGTGCTCGAGGGAGACCATGAGGCGCTTCGGAAGAGCGGAGCTATTCGGAGCAACCATCGCAAGACGGTGCTCGTGCTTGCCCCACTGCTTCATCTTTGCCGTCTGATCCAAGCTGCCAGTGAAGACTGCCACTGACGCATCAAAGCCGGTGCGCGGCTCATCAACATCGGGATCCCATTCCTCATTCAAGGAATACAACCCAGAGAAGCAGTCGTTAGCCTTCAGCCCCGCGACCATTCCACGCGTTACAGCTGCGTGGCTCGTGTAAGTTCCCGTAACTCCGTAAACTCTTGCCATTTGAATCCCCCGTCACACGATCAGCAGACTGGGTTGTTCCAGATTTGGACTCTTCCACAGTACGATGATCCACTTTCCGCTACGACAATGATTCGTAGCAGCGTGGCATCAGTCTTGCTCTTGATCTGATCACAAGCATCGATCATGAGCTCAAGTTCCTTGCTCGGGTGCTGCTCATTCAGAACCTCGAACTCACTCATGATCTCATAGAAGTCGTGGTACAAGATCGAGTATTCGCCCTTGTTCTGAATCGCCACAGCAAGAGCTTCCTTTACAGGAATCTCCGGAGTAGCCATCACCAACTTCTTCAGAACAGGGAAGATGTTCTGAATGTGATCAGCCAATTCCTCCTGCTTGGTCATGCCGTCCCCCGCGGAATCATGGAAAGAGATTCCTCTGCAGCCTTGTTTACGTCGTGAGCCATGTGGGCCGCCCACCGAACCGCAGATCGGCGAGTCTTCAGGTTTCCCGCAACAAAGAACATGTCAAAGTGGTTCGACTCGCACACGGAGACGACCTGATCGTCAGGCAGAGAGGCACAGAAGGTCTTCCAGATCACATCCGTAGTATCGGTGTCAGGAGCGGAAATTGTGACCTGGACGAACAGAATTCCGGTCGCAAGCTTCCAGTTCCACATCAGAGCACAACCGATCTCTACACCTCGGTCTCCGGATGAGTGTGACTGCTCATCCGCGAACGCCACGCCGAAGGACTCTCCTTCTAGCGCAGCCATGGTCTCTGTGAGACGACTTGGATCTTGGTCCTCGTCCTCGTTCAGATCCTGTGCCTCATCTTCGCTAAGAACCCAATCAACGTTGCGCATTCAGATACTCCCAAGCTTGCGGAAATGTAAGTTCAAGCATGTTAAGCAAGTTTGCTCTCATCTCTTTTCCAACAGACTCAATGGTGAATCGGTTGAACTTGTCGGTTCGCACGAACGGTGCCGGCTGTGCATCGCGCAAAGCCTCAACCAAGTCTTGCTGGTCGAAATCCGCCCACTGAGCGCCAGGTTCCCAGCGATAGCTCGAGTGCACAGGAGACATGTGATACGGGACAATCAGATCTCGAGACATGTCCTCAAAATCAGCCGTTCCGCCGTAAGGTACATGGACCATTACGTTTCCGGCGATCTTGGCATCCCAAGCTCCGAGATTCCACGCTTCGCCTCGAGAGGCAGAAACATAGATGTTATTCTCAAAGTGCAGCTTCACGATCTGATCTTCTGAGATTCGCTTTCGGATCAGCGTGACTCGCTTATCAAGCGACGCAGAGTCCCACCCGTTGCGCTTTACCGCAGAGTCCTGAAGCCACTGAGACACGGACTCCTCAGGATTCGGATAGTCCGGCCAGGAGTGCCCATTGATCTTGAGCGTCAGCGTAGCGTCATCGTTTGGCCCGTACGCCTGGAGAAACGCCCCGATAAGCTCGTGGTAGCCCTTTCGCGGCTGCCAGTGCCCAATGCTGTAAAAGCGCTTCGTGGCGCCACCTGGAGGCTTGTAGCCGACGGGTCGCTTGGTGAGCTTCGCGATCTTGCTTTCAGGATCGAACGGGTGAGGAACAACCTTCACCTTGGACTCGATCACCCCGCTGTCGACAAGCATCTGCTTGTTCTGCTCACACGGAACCCACTGCTGCCCGCAACGGTTCATGATCTCCACGATCTCTCGGTCGATTCGATCACGTTCCCATACGGAATACACAACAGTCGTCGCCAGAAGCTGTTCAACCTCGTCCAGCTCCATGAGAGCATAGCTTCGAGGCAGAACGCTGCGACGAAGATGATCTGCGCTCGTCACCACCATGTGAAGAATTCGCGCAGAAACGGTTCCGATGCTGGTGCGCCGAAGCGGTCCAACCTCGTTCTCAACGTCCTCCGGAAGACCTACATCGAATACCCGGTGACAGATTCCGCTCTCGTCGACAACGATATGGGCGAAGGAAGTAAGAAGTAAAGGAAGTCCAGCAGAAGCTAAGGCTCGAGCGTTAAGTCTGACGGCACGGTTCGTTCCGTCGGCAACGGTCTCGTGAGGCCCACGGTACTCGATTCCGGTAATGTACTTCGCCGGTTCTCCCTGAGCGCAGATTGCAACGTTTTCACCGTCCTCGATTGGAGTCGGAGCGCCAGCAAAGCTATGCAGTTGATCGGGTGTAGTCATTTATTAGTACCGTCGCAGCACATTGTTTTCGATGATAAACTGCCAAGAACACACCGGACACCTAGCTGGGCCGTGCATGTTGATCTGGCCAGCCAGGTGAACAACGTCAGAGGAATCGTTCGGGTTGACCCACAGCGTACCGGCCACTCCACCTTCTGAAGGTGTACGAGTATCGAGTGTGAAAGCTCGCGATGAGCTGTGCAACGTCATTTGTGACGCCGCATGTCCTTTGTTGTTGGTGATCGCGCAAACTGGGCAAACGAGGGTCAGGGTCATCTCGTTTCCGCCAGAAGGAAGATCCACCAAGTTCAGCTCACAGGTCTCAAACTCCTGAGAGGTGGAGTCCTTTCCCTGCACAGAGAGCACAATGCTCGCATTGCTGTCGGCTGTTCCCATCTTATACGAGAACAACTTCGCGTTACGCGGTTGCTCCTTCGCAACCTTCTTCATCTTGTCAGCGGCCGCTCGACGTTTCGCGGTCTCAACGCGCATCTGGTCGTCAGCCTTCTGCTGAGCCCAGGTTGATGTAGTTGAGCCGCCGCGCATGAACACGGTCGGCGACGCAGTCTTCTTGCTAGTTTCTTCAGCCATGCCGAGAGACTAGCGCACCGTTCGGATCCGGTCAACACATTTCTGAGTTACAATAACAGCATAAAAAAGCCCCGGGCTGTTAACCCGGGGCGGCTCACGGGCGTACCGTGAGGGAGGACTGTTTACTTGCGCTTCTTATTCTTGCGCGTCCACCAGATCAGCGCGACCGCTCCGATAGCAAGAGCCGCAACTAGCTGCTGCTCCTTCTTCTTCTTGCTAGCATCAATGGTGCTTTGGATCAGAAGCTCTTCTTCTGCTTTCTTAGCAAGGTTTGACGTAACAGGAGGAGGCGGAATCACGTTTACCGTAGCCGTAGGCGCCGTGCTTGCCTGAATCGCAGGATCCGCGGGCTTAACTGGAGCGGCCGGCTTCGAGTCAGATCCGAAGTCCTCCATGTAAGGAGGAGTCATGTAGTCGCTCGGGTGAGCCTTGGACCAGGCATCCCGTGCGCGCATATCTTTCTCACCGTGAATGAACGGAATGTACTTGAACCATCCGTACCCGAAGGCTCCGGTAACTGGCGACTTGGGCCAAAACCAAAACGGGTACAGTCGCACCGGGCAACCGAACTTAGCCGTCATCTCCGCCCAGCGGCCAGTCCGCGACGAGGCCGCGAGAGGCATCACCTGGCAAGCTTCCGTTCCGGAAAGGCCAACCGGAGTACCTACACAGCTTGGGCACGTGCTCTCACGAGGAGAAGCGTACGCGCGCCGAAAGTCGCCCCATGGAGCAGCTTCCGGACGAACGAACCCCTGCCACTGAAAGCCGCCTGACTGCCAAAACGGAGGTTTCTTTGGAGCGTCCGCTCCAAGATCCGGAACTTCAACTTCTTCCGCGTACAACATTACACGGACTCCTTTTTGACCATATACACCGCCGCTCCGATCAGGGCCGCGGCTGCCAGAAAAAGACCACCGGTCACCAGGAGCCCGCTCGACTTAGCTTGAGCAGGCTGAGCAGCGGCAACAAGCGAAGGATCCAGAAGCCCAGTCACTGGCTTCGTTTCACCAAACGCTCCCACAGCAAGCCTAGGCCCGCCAGCGGTGTTGGGATTGTCGCCCCAATCAACCCAGGGAGCTTCGCTCCACCCTTTGCTGCCGGCCGATAGAACGGTATCCGGCGCCGTCATCTGATACCAGCCCGGATTTACGCCTAGGTAACTCATGCTCTACAGTCTGCACTATCAGAGGACTTATATCAAGTTTCGGAGTTTTCTCTGGCTGCAGTGACGTATTCGTACGCCTTCTGGACACGCTTGAACCGCTCCTCGGCGGCCGCCTTCTTGTCATCCGGATGCCGATCTGGATGCCACTTCGCAGCAAGTTTCTTGTAAGCAGACTTCAACTCAGCATCTGTGCACGACTGCTTGACGCCAAGAATCTTGTACGCTTCCCGAAGAATCTCCTTTTTGTCTCGATGAGGAGGCTGCTGAGCCTTAGGTTGACCAGGATCCCCCTCATAGCCCTTGTCAGCTGGCTGATTCTCGCCGTAGAACCCTGTTCCTTGCGCGCGAGCCGCCTTCATCGCCGCCGCAACACACGGAAAGCAGATCGCTTCTGCTCGGTGGTCTACTCGAGCGTGCTCCAAGCAAACCTGCCGACCGCAGACATCGCACGTAGATACGGCGTGACGCGTACACGGCGAAGGAATGCCGCTGGTCAGACTCGGAACCTGACACGTCTGGTTGTTGAGAATGCGAGGAAGCCACTTCTGCGCTGCGTTCTTGCTAAAGCGCGTGAGCCACGGAGCAATCTCCGCCCACACTCGCTGAGGCGTTCCCTCGGGCGCAACCTGAAACGATGTAGCAACGCGCCCGGCTACCTCAAGCCAATCCAAAAACTGTACCATCCAACGGTGTTAGCACAGATCCAGCTTAAATGGAAGACAAAAAAGTAGGACCCGGCAACCTTGCGATCACCGGGTCAGGCCACAACAGGAGTCTGGCGCCTTCGCTGTTCGCGACGTGGCTTGGCGCAGAGATCAGAAGTTAGCTTCACTCACAAACGCATGATCTGCGTTTCCGTAATCCCACCGGGAAGCTCCGAGCTCCTTCGCCTTTTCGATGATCGCTGCGTGCTTATTGGGCTCCTCGTGAACCCACGTTACCCACTTCCAGCGGCCACCAATCTGGAAAGCTGCCCTCGTCTTAAACGAGTTCTTTCCGTTGTACTCGTACTCCTCGGAGTCGTAGCTACGATCGCTCTGCTGCTCCTTCTCCCACCGCGCATAGTGCTCAGCGCAGTAGTCCATCGAGTCAGCGAGAGCTTTGGCGTTGCGGATTATGCCCATCTCTTGGAGTTTACCGAGAGACTCTGGAGTAGCCGTTGTCCACAGCTCATAAACATCAACGCCGCGATCTGACGCTTCCTGAAGACGGTTCATCTCCAGATCAATGTGCCGTAGGCAGCTCTCAACCTTCTTAGCGTTGTACTCCGCCGCCATAGACAGGATCCGTTGACTATGTTCGGATCTGTGCGCCACGATCACACCTTGATATGGCCGTTAGCAATCGCGTAGTACACTGCAGCGGCACCGATCAGCGCGCCAAGGATGGTGTTAGTGCCGATATCGAAACCGAGCACGCTCGCGCCCTCGCCGAGACCGCTCGTACCACACGAGCTGCAGCCGCCAAGGCCGTTCGTTCCGTAGCTCATGTACTCGCCAAGCGAGCCATCACGATACGACGCGCCAGGACCGGTAGCAAGCACCGAACCAAGCACACCATCACGAACCGCACGACCTTGCCCAACTTGCAGAATTCCGTTAGCCATAATCTTCGACTCCTGAGATACAGAGTATCAAAAACTCTTGTGAATCACAATTTCTTGTGAACTCGCTTGACAATCGACAGTAGGTCTTCCTCAGCCTGAGCAACTGTACCGCCCACGCCAGGATCAAAAATGGTCTCAACGCCATCTTGGGTCAAAACGACCGCATAGCAGGCGACCGACGAATGAGGATCGTCCGGACTCACGAGGCACATATACCCGACGCCGGTTGCGTTAACGGATAACCCGGCCCTCAGAGCAACCTCAGCAATAAACTCAGTGTCAGACCGTCTCATTTGGAGTCCTAACTACGCGAAACATCTTAGAGCGCTTCGCTGGGTTCTTGCGCTTCTTCACACGCTTCTTGGGCTTCTCGTCCTCTTCCTCGTCGTCGTCTTCACTACTGTTCTTCGCGTACTTGCGATGAAGAAGCAGTCCGCCAGCCACAGCTACGCCAACCCCCAAAGCGATCCATCCCCACGTCGGAACGCCCGCGCGCTGCTCTTCCGCGCTCAGCCCAAAGAACCTTCCAAGCAGCAACACCGGATTCGCGTCAATCCGAGTCGCCACGTTGGAGATCGTCTCTATGTCTGCGAGACTAAGGGACATTAGCTCCCCTTAATCTGACATGTCGTAGACCAAAACACAAATCCAACGACACTGGCAATGATCACCCACGGAACGATAGTCGCTCCAGGCGATCCGCTCAGCCCATCAGGCACTCCAGAGATAACGGAAACTGTCTTTGCCATTATCCACTCTCTTCGCTAACGATACTGCCCGTTGCGCCGCTGCCACGTAGGGTGTTTTGTCTCCTCCGCAGCAGCAACGCAACAAGCAAACTCACTGACAGGGACTCACGCCGTCAAGCATCGACTCAAGAGTGTTCTGCGGCATCAGATACCCGCTCAACACGCCCTCGAAGAACGCAAGAGGAATCGTGATCTGCCCAAACACGATCACTCGCATCTGAACAGCCTGGTTGGACCTAACGTAATAGGTGAACGGGAACTTCTCAGGACCCTGCTGAGTCTTTGTTCCCTGAATGATGAGAGCGTCACCATAGTTGGTGAGCCCGGATGTAACGTCAGAGTTGAAGCTCGCCAGCGACGCCGATCCAGCCAGCCCGCCAACCGACTGCTGAAACACAGATCCGCCAGAAGGATTACCAGCAAACGCGTTCTGTGCAGGCGAAGGTAGCCGCGGGACAACCTGTGTCTTGATGTTTCCCTTACGGTACTGGTCAATGTTCAGGTCGTACGCAAGCTCCAACGACAATCTACCTGTCTCGAGCGGAACAGCTTCTCCAGGAGCAGCCCCAGAGATGCGGTAAGGTCGAAACGAGTACTCCGCGACAGCCAATGACATCGAAGTGGGAACCGTGAAGGATCCAAGCTCAAATGCGTATTGGTTTATTCTGTTAGCGGTATAAACGCCGTCGTCGGGTAGCTTACGGAACGTAAGCTCAAACGGAACGAACGTAGGGTGCAGAAGCAACTGTGACATTGCTCCGCCAGCCACAACAGTGCGCGCAGCGTCGCTACACCCCCGACCCCTTACGGACTCGGGAATTGGCGCCGGTTGTCCAACCCGCACACTGGCAGAACGATTGCCACCGATGTGCGGGTTGGTCTGCGCGAACGCTTGGCTAAATTGCCTCGCGAAATCGCTCATAATGCTCCTTAGTAGACGACGCCCGGCTGTTGGATGATCCGGTATCCGTGGAAGCCAATAGTCAGAATCGAGTTCGGGTAACGCGTAATCGGATCCACCGTGGCTTCCGCGTCGACCGTATCGTCAATACCTTCGACAGCATCCCACTGCGACTCAATGTACGGATAGTCGCCCGTTCCGTAGCCAGCGAGGTTGCCATAGGAGGCGTTTGCGGCATGAAGCGGAAGAACACGGAAGCTCAGCACCTCGCCGCGCTCAAACACATCCAGAGCCCCAAGATCGAATGCCTCGTTGATGCTCTTCGTCCAGAACGGGCTCGGAACTTCGAGGTTGCTTCTGGGGAAGCTGGAACCGGCGTTCTCGAACTTGATTCGGAAGTCTCCCTCCATCGTGCGGAAGCTGCTCGCGTTGCTCGGAGACACGATCAGAGGCGCACCGGTACCAGGGAAGGTGGGCGGAGTCGTCAGAGTCGTAGTCGCAATCGGATTGCCATCGTTCAGATCCCACGCAGAGTGAATCGGGCGGTACCGGCCGTAGCTGCGGCCTTGGTAACGCGTCGTGCTAGAAGTGCCGGGCTCCGTGTAGGTGTACTCGTACGCAGAAAGCAGCGTAGCGAAGCGCGAGACCGCCACGAACGGGCCTTCTTGGCTGATCGTGATAGTGCCCTGCTGAACAGCGGTGCTGCCCGCAGCGATCGGAATGTCTACGAGCAGATCGAAGGGCACTCGTCGGCCGGGAATGTTCTCAACACGCTGAATTCCGGGATCGCCCATGCGGGACGAGATCTCAACGCGCGAAAGAGCATCACGAAGGTTGCCGAACTCCTTCTGAATCTCCGCAACGCGCATTCCGATGCCAGAGATTTGCTGCTCGTGCTTACGCGCGGCCGCGCTCGCAAAATTAGCGGATTGAATGAGCTGAGTCAGATCGATATTTGCCATGGTTCTCCTATGATTGGGTCTCCGCCAACATGGCGGGCTGCAACACATAGCAAGTTACCATGACGCAGGAATTCAATCAAGCTTTACGTTTTGTGGCGTCTCCCCTGACGTTCGTTCCGTTTGAGTGTCGCTCCTCAGAGCGCAATTTGTAGGGGTTTCTAGATCCTCGGCGAAGCTAAGTCGCTCCTCAGAGCGCAATATGTAGGGGTTTCTATGGCGGGCCGCAGCCACAAGCTCTTTGCGTTCGTCGCGGTCGCTCCTCAGAGCGCAATTTGTAGGGGTTTCTATAGGAGTGGCATATGCTCGATAGTGATTGGGTGGACTCAGTCGCTCCTCAGAGCGCAATTTGTAGGGGTTTCTATCGCGCCTGATGCGGCGGTCGTGGTGAGGCTGGCACCAAGTCGCTCCTCAGAGCGCAATTTGTAGGGGTTTCTATGCCAAAAGTAGACGGCGGTAGAGGTCACGAACACTGGGTCGCTCCTCAGAGCGCAATTTGTAGGGGTTTCTATGATCATTCCGTTCACGACGGCGAGCGATCCCGTGGTCAGTCGCTCCTCAGAGCGCAATTTGTAGGGGTTTCTATGTCGGTAGCGCTGGCACCTTGGCTGCTTTGGCGGTCGTCGCTCCTCAGAGCGCAATTTGTAGGGGTTTCTATGGGTCTCCGTGAGACCCTGTAGATTCGCGCGGTTACCGAACGGTTTGCGAGAGCCTTTCCGATCCGGGAGCGATCTCGCGCTCGTGCCTCCTGGTGCCATTCTATGCTCAGATGGCATCCTGTCGAACTTGTTGTCAATTTCTGTTTGCGAGCGCCTCCGGTTCAGAGGATCTCGGCGTTTTAGATCATTACGCGGCTTTATCTGACTCTACCATAGCCTTCTTTGGTTTGCGAGTCTTTTTGTGCGCAGTTGCGCTGCCGGGTCCGCTCATAGCTTCTCCAGTAAGAGCAACTTTCTCAATGTTGAAGCACGCTACGTTGAGGTCCGCGTGACCGGTGAACCCGCACCTGGTGCAGCAGAAGTGAACCCCGTCTCGGTTGTCCTTGTCACAATGCTCGCACGCTGGGCAAGTCTGACTTGTATAGCTCGGTTTAATTTCGATTACAGGAATGCCCTTGTGCGCAGCCTTGTCGGTGAACGCCTTGTGTAGCGCCTGAATAAACCAGCGGTTCTCTTTCTTGTGAACGAAGAAGTTGTCCCATCCTGGAGCTCGTTTTCCGCTTCCGCTAAACATCTTGTTTGATACGTTGAGCTTCTCAACGACCAGCACAACGTTATCACACCCAGTGACTTCCTGTGCGCGCACAACCACTCCGTTCACTACGCGTCGAGCGAACTCCTGCTTTCGCTTGGAAAGCTTACCATACCGAGGATCTTCTTGTTGCAGTTCCCGTTTTGCTTTGTTGAGAGCCTCGCAAGTCTCCATACTGAGCTTCTCTCTGGCAATGTTCCGAGCGATCCCACTGTCGGAGTGCGGAACCCTGTCTCCGTACTCGCCCTTCTTATTCTTGCTCTTCTTACCTTTGTTCTTTTTGTCCTCGGTCGGAGTGAACAGAAGGACGTTAGGATCCCCGCCGTTCTCAACGTGCTTGTTGAAAATGAACCTGGTTTGCGTGGTCATCTTTGACCAGTCAACGCTTTCCGGATCCAGGCTGAGCATTTCGCAGATTCTGTTCTTCGAGTCACTGGCATTCGTTGCGTCGACTCGGCGAATCTCTGCCTGCATTTCGTCCGAGAGGGAAAGGACTGCCTTCTCACGAAGATCGCCGTTAAGCTCGTCCGACTTTTCCCGATAACTAGAAATCTCTTTCTTTAGTTCGTTGCTCATGAATCCTTCAGCGGCAAGCTCGGCAACGATGGCGTTCCCTCCAGCTACATCAACCCTCGACACACGGTACGACACGGGCTCATTTACACCGAGATCGATCGATACAACAGCAACCGGCCCGTTCTTCTGGACCTCTTCCAGAATCTTGGATTTGGACTTCTTTTCGCCGACTATTGTCTGCTGAACGATCTTGAGAGTCGTGTCCTTATACGATGCGGTGATGATTCCTCGCTTTGTATCAAGAACAGGATCTGCCGTAAACAACTCCATCAGATCGCCATATGTCGTATTCTTGTTCACAAGCTTGCGGTAGCGAGCGTTCCTAAGTAGTCCGCGAATGTCAAAGAGAACCCAGTCCTCTCCGAAGAATGCGATTGCAAGAACCATCTCCATAGCCGATGCGGCCAACCTGGTTGCCTGGTCAACCTTGTTCCTTCGGTTCGCGTTGTTTCGGTTCGAGTACCATCGATGACGACGAACCCCTTCTTTGATCTCTCCACCGCCCGGCTTAGTTCGCTTAGACGAGTCTCTTTGCCAAAGCGGAACGTGACCGGGCTGGCCCTCCGGAATCGACAGTCGATCAACGCTTGCGCTGTACTCATTGATCTTTGAATCCTTTGAGCGATTCTTTGCCCACTCTCGGTATTCAGAAAGCCACACAGGCAGCTCCACCTTGTTGTGCGACCTAACGGATCCGAATAGACTCAGCTTGCTATTTGAGTTTCCGTATAGGTTAGCATTGAAACCGGGCCGCCACCCGTCAGAAAGCGTTCCGTCTTCATTGTATACGTTTTCTGGTGTGACGCTACTTAGCTCGCTCTCTGAGCGACACCTTGACAACTTCTTCTGGTACTTGTTCTCAGCCTTCTTCTCCATTCCAAGGTACGTATGCACGGCCTTTGAAATGCACGCGCTAACGAACGTCACGTTAATTGACGGATCCGCGCTGACTCCGATCGCTGACAGGAACTTCTCGTTCTCTGCGTCGGATTGCTTTGATGGTTCAATCTCCATCAGCCTATCCTTTGAGAGTGCAAAGACTGCTTTCTGAAGCTCAGATGAGAACTTGTAAAGCGGCCACTCGCTATACGGGCGACTAGTAGCGACAACATTACACTTTGCCGGCGCCTTAAAGTTCCCGTAAGGAACATCAATGTTGGCCTGCAGAAATTCGATCGCAGCTTGCTCACCGTGATCCTTGAGCTTCCTGCCAGCTGGCTTCAAGACGCTAGCTGGAAACCTTTTTCCCGGAAAATGCTTGCGAGTCATCTGCGCAAGCGGCGATACGCCATTTTCAATCTTCAGATTTGTCGTTTTCTTCATCGCTCCAGCGTTGTAGCAGCCCATGCGAAGCGGAGCAAGAACTTTTTTTGCACCACTCCAGATTACAGTGTGTAGGGAAGTACCAAGTGTCGCTCCTCAGAGCGCAAATCCGCTGTTACTGAACGTCGCGGCTGTCGCTCCTCAGAGCGCAATTCTATTCGCGAGCGCGTTCATCAGCCCTTCTAGTCGCTCCTCAGAGCGCAATTTGTGGAATGATAGGTGCCGCAGGTCTGAAGCCCAGCATGTCGCTCCTCAGAGCGCAATTTGCGACGGTGCGTCAGCTTCTGTATGTCGCTCCTCAGAGCGCAATGCTCTACATTGTAGACGAAAAGGGCCCCGAGTCAACCCCGGAGCCCCTTCGCCCTGTCGATTTCGACAGAATCCGCTGTTACTGAACGTCGCGGCTGAACAGACCATCGATACAGAAGCTCACGCACTTCTGCACGAGGTCGACCGCGTTCAGGTTGTCGCGGAGCGACAGCATGTTGCGGCTGCCCTGCACCGTGCCGAACGCCAGCGCGTTCCCGGCGTCGGGAAGGCTGAAAATCTTGGCAGTGCAGAGAATGTTCTGACGCGGGGGGATGAGCACCGCGCGGCCGAGGCGGAGAATGCTCTCATGCGAGGGCATACCGTTGTTGAGGTGCACGAGGTCCGTGCTGCCGGCGAGGTCCGACAGGAGGCCGCCACCCGTCGGGAAGTACCAAGTAGGCATATTGTCAATGCTGGGCTTCAGACCCGCACCGAACGTCCAGTGAAGCTGCTCGCTCGACTGCCACGCCAGACGGTACACGTCCTTCGTGGAACCCGGAGCGTTGCCGACCGCGATCCCGCCGGTCTGGAACTCGTCCAGATCGTCATAATCGCCGTTGCCAGCCACTTCACCAGCATCCGCACCCGCAACGCGGAGAACGGGGTTACGGAACCACGTGAAAACGCGAAGCACGAGGGTCACGTGCGACTGGTCAGACGGCAGCGTCGCGCCGTTGATCAAGTTCGTGGTCGCCTCGGTGCGCGCGCCGTTCGAGGTGAACAGAGCGTTCGTGTCCTGGACCGAGCCCTGCGCCATACCAGCCGTACGGATCAGGTGGTCATAGAAGGGCTGATGAACGCGCTCGCGAATAGAAACAATTTTTGCCATGGTCTTTTGCTTTTACTTTCCTGAAAGGTCTACCTTGGTTAGTTACGGGCCTGGTTCCCGCTCGGACCCTTCTGACACCTTAACCCCAGGACCCCGGTTTTCCGGAAGTCTCTGGGGCAAGGTGCGATGTGTTCAGATACTACTACATGAACCTACATCATTTGTCAACAACTATCAGCCGAAGATGCCAGCGCCGCCGCCGCTCTCGAGCACGCCGGCCGGAACCATCGCGGTTGCCGACTGCGGATTGCTCACAGCTCGCGTACCCGCCCACAGCTGACCGTTAGCAGAACCCGGAACCCAGGTGTCCGCCGAGGGAACCGACTGGATCGAGCCGAAGCCCGCCGCCGCTTCCGCGATGCCAGCAGCAGCCTCATAGGGCGCCGCGCCAACACCAGCCGCCGCTTCCGCGATCGTCAGCTGGCGATCGAGGTCGTCATTGGGGTTGATGTTGTTCGTGTAGCCGTCCGAGTTGTCGCCGAGCATTCCGTAGCCCGCCGCCGCCTCGAAGATGTCGGGGTTGCCGCCATACGAGCCGAGACCGGAGGTGCTATCGAAGTACTCGCCGAGACCCGCCGTACCCTCGAAGTACTCGCCGAGACCCGCCGTACCCTCGAAGTACTCGCCCATGCCCGAGATCGGAGCATAGCTCGGTTGCAGCGACGCAGCGCCGTAACCGTACATCGCCGAGAGGCGAGCCGCGGTACCGTCTTCGACGCCAGCGAGGTAGCCAGCAACCTTGGGCGAGACCATATCCACCGCAGTCACAACCGCCTGATGGAGAACCGAGGCAATCATACCGGCAGCAACCGAGTTGACGACCTGAGCATCCTTCGAGACAGCCTTGACGGCGAGCGTACCAGCCGCGGCAACAGCAGCCGAAGCGAGCAGCTTGACGATCGGCTTCGCAGCTTCCGGAACGAATCCGGTCGCAGCAGGCTCAGCAACCGTCGGAGCGGGGTTGAGCAGCGGGTTGAGAACGAGAGCGTTCAGACCAGCGGTCAAAGCGCGGTGAGTCACGACGCCAGCGGTCACGAGACCCGCCAACTTCACGATCTCCATCACGCCATTCCGCTTGAAGAAGCTCTTGACCTTCGCACCGACGCCATTGCGCTTGTACGAGCGACGCGACTTGCGAGCCTTGCGAGCCTTCTTCTTCGGAGCAGCACGCTTCGCGGATCGCTTGGTCGTCCGCTTAGCGGACCGACGACGACGCACCCGACGAACCGATTTCTTCGCAGAAGACTTGCGTGAACGCTTGCGAGCAGCCTTCTTCGCAGCAGCGCTACGTCGCGCCTTCTTCTCCGCGCGAGTGGCAGCGGCCTTGCGAGCCGCGCGCTGACGACGAGTCAGACCATTCTTGCGCATACGTCGCGTCTTGCGGCTCTTGCGAGCCTTCCGCGTCTTGCGAGCCTTGCGGGGAGCCTTCTTCGCGGCAGCCTTGCGGCTCTTCTTGGTGCGACGCTTGCTCGCCTTCTTGGTGCGCTTTGCCTTCTTCGCGGTGCGCTTCACTCGCCGACGGGGCTTGCGAGACTTCGCAGCCTTGCGCGTGCGTCGAGACTTGACGCTCTTCGCCGCCTTCTTGGCAACGCGCTTCCGACGACGACGAACAACCTTAACCGACTTGACCGAAGCGGCCTTCTTGGCGCGCTTGCTGGCCGCTTTTCGAGCCATTTTACGAGATCCCTTTCTTGCTTTCTTAGTAGGCTTCACAACACGAACAGAAGCGGTCTTGCGACCGGCGCGCCGAGTGGGCGCAGAACTTTCACTGTAGACCGGGGAGACCATCGTACGGGCGCCAACGGCGTCCATGCGCGTAGTCCTCGCAGCATCCATCACCTTGGTTCCGGTAGGACCAATGGCGCCCATCACCTGGGTGCCAGCAGGACCGCGAGCCCAACTTGGCGGAGTGGCCCACTTTTTCTTGGCCTTTCCACCGCGACGCCGCTTGTTAGCGGTCATCTTTGATGCCCATTCTTTGCGCGCAGCAGCCAGAGCTTTCTTCGCAGAAGTTTTGCCCGGGTTCTTCTTGAGCTTACCAGACTTCGCCTTGACCATCTTGGCGAAAGCTTGACGAGCTTTCAGCTGCGCCGCAGTGGGCGACTTGGGGTTCTTTTTCAGCGCGGCCCTTACTCGAGCGCGCGCTACCGTTTTCCGCATACCAATCTCCTTGTTGCTCTTGTAAGAGGCCGAACCTTTTGCATTCTCACCCTTTAGGGTGTTTGCAGTCAACTTCCGTGCGCGTCCGAGCCTTTCGGACTTGGAGCGACCGGACATGACAGACTTAGCGGACTGCGCCTTCTTGTACGCGCCTTTGCCGTTCACAGCGACAATGGCGGTAACCGGAACAGGATTAGGCTTCGCATAACCGTAGCCCTTCACCTGCTTCTCGGTGATCTTGAACGCCTTACCTTTGGTTGTTCGCTTAGCAGCCATGTCTGAATACACAACTCCGCACGACACGGAGCCCGCCGTCTCTCTTTAGAGAGTACCTGGCATGGTCATTCGCCATTTTTGGATTGGCGAGAACACAAAACCAGGAATCACTCAGCTTCACGTAGGAAGGTACCATCCGATTTATGTATAGTCAAGTTCTAAGTTACACCGGCACCGGAAGGCGCTGGGCTTTACGCATCTTGCGCCAGGCGAGATATGCGCCAACCGCGACACCAAACCAGACAGCCGCTCCGATTGTTGCGGCCGCGGCCGCGATCACAAGTGGTTTGCTATCTGCAGAGCTAAGAATAGAGAGGATGGGCTGAGCCACGTCTCTTGCCGTAAAGTATCCCTTTCCAGATCTGTCAAAACCCCTATTCTGATCATAGATCGGGGAGCCAGCCTTTGCCGCAACGTCATCCAGTCCCTTTCCGATCAGTACTGGAAGGAAGATGGCAAAGTAGACATCCTGGGGACCTTTCCAGGATCTGTTCGCGTGGAACTTCGTAAAGTACTTCTCAACGTAGTCCAACTGCTGAATGGCGCTCATCTTCAGCAATTCAGCCTGGGAGGTTCCAAGCTGAGGAGCTGTCGACTTCGGCATAAATTGGATAAGACCAGTAGCTCCAGATATCGGGTTAACGGCCTGCGGGTTGAATCCGCTCTCAAACGCAATCGCGGCGGCCAGCCAGCTAGGATCCATTCCTAACCTCTGGGCGACCTGGACCATCTTCACCTTGAAAGCGTCAGACTGCTGAGAAAAGCACACCTTCTCCCAGACACCTCGCTTTAGGTGAGCTTGGCCACAAACGTCTTTTACGGAAACAGCCATCTAAGTTACACCGGTACCGGAAGGCGCTGCGCTTTGCGCATTTTGCGCCAGGCGAGATAGGCGCCCAAGGCGGCGCCATACCAGAAGATTGGCTCCAGGCTCAAGCTGAAGTCAGATCCGAGCCCCATCAGCTGGAAGGTATTTGATGCGGTCAAAACGCCCATCGAGTAGTCGTTCTGTCCGCAGTACCCAAAGGTTCCCTCTCCGGTACACTTTGGGCTTCCACAGTTGTAGCTTGCGGCGATCTTTACGAGATCGTTTCCATATTCGGAACGCTTGTCTGCAATAAACCTAGCAGCAATCTCGATCGCCAGGCTAGCGTTTCCTAGCAACGCCGGGCCAGTTGTCCCGTAGTCGCGAGCTGTGCTGTCAATAAACTGCATCAGACCGTATGCGCAACACTTCTGCGTGGCGCACAGTCCGTGCTTATACAGGGCTGGACACAGCTGTGCGTTGCACTGGCTACAGGCGTTCGCATCTCCACCGGACTCCTTCAGCATGATTCCCATGAACCACGCTTTAGGAATGCCGTGCTTGGAGCAAGCGGCCGCGACCTCGCGACCATACATTTTCCAAAGCTTCTCGAGCTTCGAGCGCATTCCGTCAGAAGTCGGAACCTTCCCGTTTACCTCAACAAGGTAGTTGGGCAGAATCTGGTACGACGCTTTCCCGCAGGGTGTCGGCACGTGTTACTTTCTCAGAACTAGATATCCAACAACGCCAGCAGCAACAACAGCAGCGCCAGCGACAAGAAGCCCAGTCGAGACTCCTGACGCGGGAGCGGTCGGAGCGGTGACACTAGACGTAAGTAGCGAGCGCTCAGCCGCGGTACGCTTTGCTGCAGCCTCGATCTGTGCCGCGATTGCTCCGGCTTTGGACGCAGCTTCAGACGACGCCTTGCGCGAGGCTTCGATTGCCGCCTTCCTCTGCGCGGCGGCGAAATCGCTCTGTACCTTCTGAATGATCTGGAAAGGATTTACCCCTCCAGAAGAAGATGTGCTCTTGGTGGAAGTTCCGCCAGAGCTGCTCGCGTTGAAGCTCAACGATGCCTGAGCTGTAGCGCCTAGTCCACTGAACATAGTTGTTTCCCCTTAACCAGTAGAGTCTCACACATGAGAAGTTCGGTCAAGATTTGCTAGCAATGCGGTATGCAATCATCGCGGCAACGCCGACAACCGCAACAGATATAGCAATCCTGGCCGGAGCGGACGACACCGCTTCGACCAAGACCTGAGGAGCGACATATCTTTCGATCTGGGGAGCTATCGTCGGCTGAGCAGGACTCTTTGTCACCGGCTTAGCCGCAGCTTCACGCGACAACGCCGACACGATCTCGGACTCTCTTCGCTGGACATCAGCCTTGAAGAGATCGTCGGTTGTTTTGTCGCATGTGCTGGATACCTTATCGTTTCTTCTGTCCTTCTTGGATCTCAGGAATCTATAGTGCTCAACCGGGACACGGTTGGCGATCTTTCTCATCTGTGCGAGCTCGCTAGCCGTTGCGGATCTGCCTTTGGCCAGAACAAATGCCCGCTCAGTTGCAGTCGCCGACTTGGCAAAGTCCGAGTACCAAACTGCTATTGCTGTCCAGCACATTCCACCAAAAGGATCTGCTGGTTTTTGATCCTGAACCTTGTCCAGCAACTGGTTTACGGCCTTTACGGGAGCCGTGACCGGGCTGATTATCGCTTTAGCTACGCCACTAACGATCTCCAGTGGCTTCGTTCCCTTATCAACCTGAACAGGCGATTGCACCCCGACCTTAAGACCGCCCTTTGTGCTGATCTTGATCGGGCTCTTGATTCTCAGTTTACCTAGTCCGTCCGACATTTGGATCACCTGCGTGGAGCAAGAACTACAATCGCAGCAGCGGCCAGCGCAGAGACGGACACAACCGCTATTGTGAAGTTACGAGTACGCTGCTTGGTTACTTCAGCTTGAGCTGCGCGCATCTTGGCCTCGTACGCGGCTCTCTTTGTGTCATCCTCTGACTTTGCTGCGGCAGACTGCTGAGCGAACCTTGCTGCCTCCTCAACCCTGGACTTGATCTGGTATGCCAGAGACAGATCTGCATACGATTTGATCACCGCCTCGTACGCAACCTTAGTTGACTCAACAGTGTTCGATGACTTACGAGTAAGATCGGAAGCCTTCGCTCTTGCAGTCTCTGGCTTGACGCAACTCGGGTTTCCCCATGTGCTACACGGAACTGTGCAGTATTCTGGAGGAGGAACGGCTCCAGCGTTGATCAGATGCCTTTCCGCATCCGCCCTGCTCAAGAACGCCTTGTTGCCGATGTACGGGCTCAGAAGTCGATAGTATGCGGACGAGAGGCCGTCGATCGCGGACTGCCAAGCTACCTTTGTTTCTCGACAGAAACTCTCCGCCTTCTTTTCCTCGCGCCGAGCCTTCTTGTACTCACCGGTGACCCACCTGTGAATGGATCCGGCCGTGAAGCTGGCAACTGTAGCGAACGCAGCCGCACAAGCGGGAGCTCCTGGCCCACAAATCACACCCGCTGAAGCTGCGGCTCCACCAGCGATCTGTTCGACCTCAGAAGCGCGAAGCTTCCCGTCCGCAACAGCCTTGAGAGTAGAAATGACAGCCCTTCCAGCTGGACTGTCGGCATCCATCGAAAGAAGTTCGTTCGCGAACTTGCTCTTCTTGGCGATCAGCTGCTCTGCGTTTGCAGCAAACTGCTCGATATCGGATCTTGCTTTGCTAACGAACGCTGCCTTCTTGTCCTCCCACGCGCGAACCAGATCATCAGTAATGCCAACATCCTTGGCATACTGATTCACGGTGGTTGTTCCAGAAAGCGAATAGTACATTAGCCTACGATTCCGTCTTTGAGAACGTCGAGCTTGGTGCCAGTGATCATGCAGAGTACACCCTCGTTCTCTGTGTAAACGACGAGAAACGTCTCGCCGGTCTCAGGGTGTTTCGCCGCGCCAAGCTTCGCTCCTTTGATGTCAACCTGATACAGGTTCTTGTTTCCATTGGGCAGGTACGCCTCGCCGCCCTCATCCTCATCATAGAGGCGGCACTGAACTCCAAGAATCGGAGCGAGCATCGCGATCGTGTCGGGCATGTCCGTAACGATCTCGACGACTGGTCCACAAAGAACGATCTCTTTACCAGCGTGGTCCGCTAGGAAACCTTTCTTTACGTAGAGCGTCTGCGGACCCTCCGCGACGTGCTTATAGTCCTGATAGTCGCCCTCGTCGCGCCACTTGTCGGACGTATACATCACAGCTTCGCAGGAGCCAGCCTCAATCATCTGCTTGGGCCAAGACCACTTGAGCTTGGTCTTTCGCTTAGCAGGACGATCCATAAAGGTCTCACGGAGAGCCTTTGCATCAACTTCCGTTCTGCGCATAGCCTTTAGTTCCCGAAACCAAACGCGTTGATTACACCAACAACGACACTGACAACGAAGGATACCAGAGCGCCGGCCTTCAGACCGTGAACCTGACCTCGACTAATGATCTCTGCGCGCGTGTTACCAAGATCGCGAGTGAGAACATTCATCTCCTGCAGTGAGCCAATGAAGTTCGATTGAAACTCATCCTGCTTTCTGTCGATCTCAAGCAGCCTCTCTCCGACGCGCCCTTGCCACTCAATCTCATCCTCGACGTGCTGCGCGAACGCGTTGTCCAGCGACTCTAGGTGACGAACGGTTCGAGCGGAACTTCCGTCGACTTCGAGCGAAGCTATTCTGCCGGTGATCAGATCGAACCGCCGAGAATCCTCAACCTGCATAGATTGAATCTCTCGACGGAGTTCCATAACTTCGTTGAGCAACGTAGTAAGAATTGCTTTTTCGTGAGATTCCACGGCTACCTCTTCACTTGCGCCAAAGCAACCAACCGAAACCAAGCCCAGCTAAGAGCATCCAGAGCCCGCTCGTCCCGCCAGGAATCTCCGGAAGGAACCCGAGCTGACCAGATCTGGTTGCCAAAATCATTCCCTGCGGCATCGGCGAGGTTCCAACCTTCACATGGCGACCGGTCGCTCGTCTTCCAGCTTCCACGCTGGAAACGCCGATAGGGCTTCCTCCTGTGAGGTTGGGCACAGGCAGGTCGTTACCAAGGTCAACGGACTGCCCTCCGCGCTCCTCGAAAACGTCGTACCCACCAACTGACGGCTTCCACTTAGAGTATTTCATCGTCGAATAGCCCTACTGATGGCGGCGCCCTGAGCCTTTGCTAGAAGCATGTTTGCTCCAAGGTAGATCGCTCCACCAATCAGCACATACTTCAGAATATCCCCACCCATCTCGGTGATCCCTTTTGATACCGAGGAAAGTTCCTTAACAGCCTGCACACAAGCCAGACTGTTCGGGTTGATTCGGCACTGCTCTCGAGCAAACTGATTCTTTCGCTCAATCTCGTACATCATAACGATGCACGCGACGATGCCAGCAACAACGATCAAAGCCAGCACGACAGCCAGCACGGCAGCGCTGATTCCGATCGTGATCGGTTCGCCAAGCGGCACAGGAGAATAGACTCCCTTGATGCTCTCAAGGGCCTTCTTCTTGTTCAGATCTTCAATGACAGAGAAGATGCGAAGGCGAGCCGAGAAATCTCGGATTAGCTCGTCGTTCGACATGATACCCTGAGCGATCAGCTTCGATGCTCGATCAATCTCATGCAGCCGCATCGCTTCGGCTGCCGCAAAGAACTGATTCAGAATCAGATCGCGCAGATCTCTAGAAGAGATCGGAGTCTTAACCGTGGTTGAGATGAGCCTCGAAACCGACTCCGGAATCCAGCTGTTAGCATTCTGCTCAGCGAACGTCGTCAGCTTCTGACTAGCCGTTGTTGCGTTGGTCTTTGAGTAGCCGGTCTTGTCCAGCTGGTCCACAACGGCTTTCGCGGATAGGTATTTGGCCCACAGCACAGCCCAGCGCACGTCTGGTTTGGCAAAGTCGCCAACCGGAAACGGGTTCGCGGACGTGTACTTGGCCGCAAGTGAGATTAGTGCGCTCATGTACTCACAGTAGAGTACACCGGTTTTCAACCTCGAGCAAATTGAAGAGCTTAGCTCTTGAACTTACGATAGGCGACAGCCGCACCAATGATAGCCGCGCCGATAGCGACCGGCCACAGGTAGGACGTAAGGCTAGACGGCGGAGGAACCAGACCGCGAGCGACAGCTTCGGCTCTGGCGGCGATAGCTCCCGCCTTGGACGCCGCCTCTGACGAGGCTTTGCGAGCAGCTTCGATGTTTGCTCGCTGAACGTCGGTCAAACCAAGCCCAAAAAGGCTATTGTTCTGGAAATACCCATCGTCCTGAGTGGCCATAAAGTTGGCCGTGTCCCAGTACGTTCGTCCCTTCGGCCACGTCGGAGCGTCGCCAAGGCCGGCGAACTCAACGTTGTTGTACGGAGCGCGAAAGTTCGCAACTGAAGTGTAAATTCTGCGCATGATGAGTTTACTTTCGCTTCTTTGAATACCAACGCTTGCCGAGCCAGTATCCGCCATATGCCGCAAGAGCACCTAGCGCCAATGTGGGAACCGAATAGTTCGCTGGTCCTAGAGACCCAGGATTGACAACTCCTCCACCACGGTTCGCGTAGGAAGGAGACTGAAACGTAACAGATCCGTTCGTGAGAGCGTCAGATCCGAGCCCGGCGACAGCAACGTCGTTCGAGTTCCATCGAGGAATTAGGTACGACTCCATGATCACGCGCTGCGCAACATAGGCAACGAAGCAGTGATCGGCTCCCTGCGTACCAGACCACTCTAGATCCCACAGGTTACCAAGATAGCCTGTTCGGCTAGGCGTCGCTGATGCACGAGAGAACGTTTTGCTGCCAGCGCAGTTGATCGTGAGTGGCCACGGAAGCGTGTCGAGCGACCGAGTCACGCGAGCCATGATCTCTTGCTGAGCTTTGCCCATCTGCTCCACAAAGGAGCGAGGAACAGAGGCCAGCTTCTTCATGTAGTCCTCGGTGAGCCTCCAGAAGATCCTCTCAGACGACTGGTAGGTTGCCGCAACAGCAGCGCTAGCAGGAGCTATGCGCGTGTGCGCAACAACCATCATCGGACCGAGATACGGATTCCGGTTTGCGCCCATTCGGTCAATGCCGCACGCGCGACGCGCGAAGTTCATCCAGCCCTGATCGTCAATCAGGTTTCCGTTGACCTTTGAGAAAGCAATGCCGTCCAGAGAGATCACAGTATCGATCTTCTCTGCGTCTGCGCTATTCAGAATGTGGCGGGCCATCGTGTGACCGGCGCTGAAGGCGATCAATGCGATTCGACCACCCTCATAGTCGGCCGGATTGAGACCCTTCTGAAGGATGGCTCCGCGGAGGATAGAGCCGCCACCTGACGCTCGCAGCTTCTCCGCAAGCTGATCAAAGCAGAACCCTCCCCAAACGTCACCAGCGTCGCAGAAGGTTCCGGACGGCGAGCGCACGTGCCCAGCCATCCCCTTCTCGATGGCGATCACATCAACAGAGTTAGTCAGCTTGTTGATCGGAAACACGTCTTCCGGGCGCATCATCTTGAGCCCAGCCGCGTTCAGCTGACTCTGCCCCGCACGAGCGAAGCAGGATATGATCAGGTCTCTAGCCATGAGTTACTTTCTGTTCTTACGTTTCGACAGAATAGTCAGACCGATAAATACAGCAGCTACAGTCAAAAGTCCAATTTGCTTCTTGGTTTCCTTGGACACCTCAGGGATAACAGATGTCTCAGGTACGTTAGTAGGCGTCGAAGACGGAGAGCCGGTGGTGTACTCCTCTGCCTTCTTGTTCGCTGCTCGCTGAGCCTCCTCGGACAAGCACGGCCACACCGACGCCGCCTGAACGGCGACAAGCGGAACGTTCTTGTGCATTGGAATGCGCCCAGCGCCAAAGAGCGAGGCAACTCCAAGCGCCGGACCGATCAGCGGCACCAGGACAAGCAGAGCCTTCGGGGACGCCTTGCACCAGGCCCAGTCCGCCCATGAGAAGTCACCGGCCTGCCAGCGTGCAAGATCATCCTGCGTCACCTCGCCCATACCGGAGCAGGATCCGCACGACTCTCGCGTTATTCGCTGGTTTCTGAATAGACCGCTCATCGTCGACCACCACGCCGCTTAGACTTGGGCGCAGCTTTGCGCTTCGGTCGCAGCTTCATATTGCGAGTCTCGATGCTGTGGATGTACTGCTCTTGTACACCAGCATTTCGCATCTTGTCTCGAGCCGCCATCTCCTTCTTGGCGAGGACCGAGATCACCTCGGGCTTCCTCTTGGCGTTGATCGCTCCGTACCACGCCTTGGACGCACGGTCCCACCGCTTGAACGCCGACAGCTGCTCTTTGGTGAGCTTGCGCGGGTTCTGCGACATGGCCGGCTTCTTCTTGCCGGTCAACACCACGGCGGCGCCAATCGCGAGCAAGCCAGCGGCACCAATCAGAAGGTACGACGTGTCGACGCCAGCTACCTGCGCGGGCAACCCAGGAATGAGACCCGGCTTCACCTGAGCAGTCACCGGAACCATCAGACCAGGCTTCGGAGCGGACGTAACCGAAGGAGCAGTCGCTGGAGCTGGAGTAGCCGTCGGAGCCGTCAGCCCAGGAATCTGAGGAACGGATACCGGCCCAAATCCTGGAATATTGATCTGCTGCGGAACCGTAATGTAGGTGGTCGGAGCCGTCGGCAGATCCTGCTGAACAGGAGAGTCAGGAACCCAGGACTGCGGAAGCTCAATCACCTTACCAACCGTAAACACGCACCCATACGTCGCGTGCTTCGGAAGCTGCGGATTCGACGAACAGAGTTCCTTCCAGCGGTTTCCGTTTCCAACGTACTTCACCGCGAGAGACCAGGGCGTATCGCCAGCTTTGATAGTGTGAGTAGCCATTACATTCCCGTTTTCAGAACCGCGCCAACGATTCCGCTGATGATACCAAAGAGAAGCGCCTTGTTTTTGTACACGGGCTCCGGAGCCACGTAGGCGGGCACGTCAACCGGAGCAGGAGTAGGCACATATACAGGAACAGACGTGGGGCGAGGCGCAACAACCGCAGGTTTCGCGTCGCCAACGAAAGTTCCTCGACAATCCGTCGCGTACTCTTTACACGAAGTCGGCATCGGAATGCCATTAGCTCGACCGGCGCCACAAGTGCCAGCGGCAAGCTTTCCGTCCTCTTCGATCTTACAGTAGCCCTTCGTTAGACCCTTCTTCCAGCGGTCCAACCCAGCGGCGTTGATTCTCTTCTGAAGCTCGAGGGTAGCCGCAGACTTCACCATCCACGGATACTTGCTCGCGTCCGAGACCTGCATCTGCGCAACAGCATTCTGAGCAGACGTGGTGACCGAAGGCAGAACCTTGGCGACGCAGATTCCTTGCGAGAAGCTTCCTGCTCCCTGACAGATCAGACCAGATGGGCACTGCGCGCTGGTGTAACACTTCGTCTCGGTCGGCTTTGCTGGCCCAACATCACAGTAGATGTTGCTGCAATTGGACTTCTGGTACATGCGCCGATACTGCTGAACGCAGTTGTCGTAGCTGCAATAACCTTGCGTCTTCCAAACGTTGTTGCAGTTGGCCTGAGCCTTACGAAGCTGCTCGTTCATGCAGTCCGTGAAGCCGGGCTTGTCCCAGCAGACCGGAGACGGTTCAGCAAGGGTCACCCCCTGACAGCCAGCGCCGAGTCCACCGCGAAGAGAAGTGTAAGCCATGTTACGCCTTCTTTCGGTTCGCCAGGAACAGGGACACGGCGGCAAACGCTACGCCAGCACCAACCATGAACAGTGAAACTGATTTTGCGTCTACGGTCATACCGAGCCCCGAAACGTTGTTGAAGAGTCCTCCTCCGCCAACCTCGTAGTCGCGGAAGATACCATCACGAGTGTCCCATCCGATATGCTTCTCGGGATAATCAATCTCCTCCGGAGCGGTCGTGGTCGGAACGGTTGCGATCTCAGCACCGAGCCCCTTGTACTGATTTGGCATCAGCACATTGTGAGGCTTCCTAACGAAAGGGAAGCTAAAGACCGGACGCACGGAAGAAGTTCCGTGGAACCTTGACGGGTATGGATGTGCCCTGACAGCAAAAGGGGAGGGAACGCCTTGATACATGACTCCTCTAATCTACCCCTTTTGGGGATGAAACACAAATTCACTCATCTGAGGACAGCGCGCTAGCCAGACCAAGGCCAACAAGACCAATGCCAGGAAGAATCACGTTGGCAACCGCACCAATCCACTTGTACGCCTCTTCCTGCTTTGCAGAAGGAGCGAACTTACCGCCGAGGTAATAGCCAGAGCCGCCAAGCGCCGCCACGTACGCGAGCCCAATCAGCGCGATCGTTCCCATGCCAAGGCCAGCAGCGGACAGAGGACCCATTCCAAGGCCAGCAACCGGCGAAACCGTAGCAGCAATCGCTGAGCCTGCGCCAACAGGCTTGCCGGAAGATGGGTAGTACGCGCCGAGGTTGCCGAATGCGCCCATGCTTGGATCCGGGTTTCCGAACCCTGACATGTTGCCTCCGTGCCGAATGTTCATCGGACGGTTGTAGTCTCGCTGAACGTGAAGCGGGTGACCCGGCTCACGAGGATCGTGACGAATGGTAACCGGCTCATTCACCTCTTCATCATCAAGAATCAGAGGCAGACCAAGAACAGTTGCCATTAGCGCTTTCTCCCGTTCTTCGACATCGCTCCCATCTTGCTAGCCGCATACACGCCAGCAGCAAGACCAGCAAGACCCAGAACAGCGATCATGGTAGTAGACGAACCGAGGCTTCCGAGGCCGCTCACCGGCTTCGCGGGCATGGTCGCATTCACGGTAGAGCGCTCAACCATCGGATCCTGTTTGGTCCAAGCGACCACAGACTTCGGAGGTTGGTGAAAGCGATTCTGAATGAACGCGATCTTCGACGCGTCATCAGCGACCGTCCAGCCGGCAGGAACGTTCACAATCGGCTCGCCCGTAGTCGCATCGCGAACCTCGGACGGCGCGAACATCTTCTCGCGCGCAAGGAACCCCGGAAGCGAGTAGCGCGCAGCAAGAATGCCGTAGTCAACGTTAATGTTGGGACGTGAGCCGGGCGGGTCGAACACGCCAGAAGCTTGCGTGTCGTCCATCGCTTCCATTTGCTGAATCTCGTTCAGCGCCCAGCCCGACTGAACCTCCTCGTCCGCTACGACGGTGCCCAGCGACGCGCCAGCCAAGTGCCTTCCGTACATTTGATCAAATCTCCTTTGGTATCGCGGCGCCGTGCTCGAGGACGGCCTCAGATCTGGGGGCCCCATATCCTTCATTGAAGGAAGGTTACCGCCAACAATCTGGGTAGGGTAAACAGGATATCTCGACATTGGTTATTTCCGATACACTAGATATGCAACCACACCGATTCCCAGAATGCCGGCGCCCGCAGCGACTGCCACCTTAGACACCTTGGGTCTATTCTGCACCGGTTCTTGCTTTAGAGCAAATTCCTTGATGTCAATCGGGGTTATGGCTGACTTCTCCGGTTGAACCAGAACGGAATCGGTCTCTTGCTTGATGCGGTTCGCTTCGGCAGCCTTTGCTGAAGCGATGGTCTGTGCGATCTGTGCTGCGCGAGCATCCTCAGCCGTCTTTGCTGAAGCGGCAGCGCGAGCCGCCATGTCAGCAGCGCGAGCAGCTTCCATCGACACTCGCGACTCGGTTTGCTTCGCAGCAGCTTCGATCTGCGCGGATTGAGCGGCAGCCGCAGACGCCTGCTGAGACAGCTTTGCCCGCCCAGCTTCGATAGCCTCCTGTTGAGCAGCCTTGGCGGCAGCTTCTTGTTGAGCAGCGTACGCTGCAGACTTCGCCGCCATCTCGGCTGAAGCCCTGCGGGACGCCTCGATCGCAGCTAGACGCTTCGCTTCAGCAGCTTTGGCGGCAGCTTCCTGTTGAGCAGCATAGGCAGCAGCCTTAGCAGCTTGCTCCGCCGAAGCTTTGCGCGAGGCTTCGATCATCGCCGCGCGCTCCGCTTTGGCTTTAGCCTCGGCCTGAGCAGCCGCTGCAGCAGACTTCGCAGCCATCTCAGCCGACGCCCTCCGGGATGCCTCGATCATAGCTGCGCGTTCAGCCTTTGCTTTCGCTTCAGACTGGGCAGCTGCCGCAGCAGATCTGGCGGCTTGCTCCGCAGACGCTCGGCGTGAGGCTTCGATCGCAGCTTGCTGAGCGGCACGAGCCTTTGCCTCCTGCTGAGCGGCGTAGGCGGCTGACTTTGCAGCCATCTCGGATGATGCCTTACGCGAAGCCTCAATCGCAGCCTTCTTCTTGGCGTCAGCTGCCGCTTTAGCTTTCACTTCTGCGACAACCTTGGCAGCGGCAGCTTGAGCTTTTGCTATTGATGTAAGAACCGACATTAGCTTGCCACAATAATCAGCGTGATGGCTCCGGCAGCAATCAACCCACCGACAGCAATCTTCAGAGGAAGGTTACTCTTTGGCTCCACCTCCACCGTCTTCTGATCAGAATTAATGGCATCCTCGGGCTTCACCGAGACGACGGCGGGGCCAGCCTTTTCGAGCTGCATCTGCGCGTACGCGGCGGGAGGCATACAGAAGCTGATTCCACGGTTCTCAAAAAGAACCTTACCAGCGTAGCACTTTCCGTCGGTCGAAATGCTCTGCTTTTCCGGATTCATCACATCGGCGTTCGCCTTCGCGCCGGACTCGCTCAGGAGCGCTGGGCGAGCAACTGGCGTAGACGCAGCCTTGATAGCGTGACCAGCAGCGCTCAGCAGCGCTGGCCGCGCAGCGGGAACAGAAGCAGCCTTCGGTGTGCCAGGCTTTGATGCGGCAGCTGAGGCTGCTTTGCGGGCGGCCTCAATCTGTGCCTTTTTCTTAGCATCAGCGGCAGATTTCGTAGCCGCAGCTATCTTCGCGGCGAACGAAGTGATGAGACCAGGCTTCTTCGGAGCCGGTTTCTTGGGCGCAGGCTTCTTCGGAGCCGGCTTCTTCGCACCAACGCTCAACGAGGCAGAGGCCGAAACAGACGCGGACGCGCCCAAACCATTCGTAGGATAGTAGCTCATGTTTGTTTACCTTACGGAATCTTGTGTGCTTTCCACGTCTTGACTCGCAACAGCATCTTTTCTTCGCCGGTGCCAGCAACCGGATCGCACACGATCCACTTGCCTGACTTCGGCTCCAGAACCCTGCAGAACACGTGAGTAAACCGACCAGGCTCCCCAAAGCCAACAGTGATGAACTCCGCATCTCGCCCAACCTGGCGCGCCATAGCGGCGGTCACACAGGCGATGTCGTCACAGTCGGCGCTGATGCGACCGTGCTTCGCGATCTCTTCAATGATATGCTGAGGATCCCTAACGAGCTCGGTACTGGCTGGATCGTTGCAGTATCTACACTTTTCAGCAACGAAGTTCCGGATCGCCAGGATCTCCGACAGGTAGTCCTTCGGCTGCAGACCGCGAATAACGGCTTGCGTCGCGGCGTATACGACCATGGAGCGCTCGCCTCTTGGACCGCGCACCATTTCCGTCATGGTCGAAATCGTATCCTCTGGCCCTTTGAATGACCGGATGGTGTGTTTCGGAGCGGCAACGTCGGCAAGCGTCAACATTTCTGTTGACAATACACTTTGCCGGCCGGAAGTTCAAGTTTGAGTGGGCTTGACGAGCTTCAGGGGTTTGAGGAGCTTCGGCAAGGTTGATTTGCCAGGAAGACCTCTTGTTCCCCTTTCCAGGGATGCTGCGTATCCGCACCACGTATCGCCAGGGTGACCGTTTCTTACGCTACCGGAATGCTTGGTTGGTAACTTTCCTGTTTCTGACAGGTATTCTGCTGCCCTGTTCAGGATAAATTCTTCAGTTAGATCCGGCTTCGTCTTGTGGTTCACATAATCAGTTTGCTCGTCTAACAGTCTAGCTAGTGAGCTTCCGCCTGGCAGGCCGCGGAGACCCTTCTCAAGCGCACCGTCGTAACCAATCCAGGTATCTCCTGGATGACCAAATTCTACATCACCAGATTTTGATGTTGGCCATCGTCCGTTTTTATCCTTGTACTTTGTTGCAGCTTCTGCAATGAACGACTCGGTAAGCTTCTGCTTGTTTTTGTGGTTCCTGTAACCTGTCTTTGATAGTAGGAATTCTCCCAGTGACGTTCCTCCGCGAAGACCTCTGTGACCTTTCGACAAAGCACTATGATACCCTGACCAGGTATCGCCGGGATGTCCTCCTATAACATCTCCATCAGACCCGCGGGGCCACCTTGAAAAGATTCTAAAGTGCTCGGTAGCTCTCTCAAGAATGAACTCTTCGGTCAGGTCCACTTTGGTCATATTTGTTGCATGATCAAAGTGCTTTGCCAGAAGCTTTGCCAGAGAGGATCCGCCGGGCAACCCTCTAAATCCCTGCGACAGTGCTAGGCTGTATCCGTTCCAGGTGTCTCCTTCGTATCCGCCGGCAACCGAAAGCGACGACGTGGTCGGAAACTTTCCCGTGAGCTTCTTGTGGTCACGGATCCTATCGAGGATGAACTCTTCAGTAAGTCGCTCTTTTTGAGATGCTCCGTCTCCGCCCAGCGTGGAGTTGTAACCATCTTCGTACGAATTGAACACGGAAACGTACTTCAGCTCAAGTGTAGCCGCCGACTCTTGGCAGTCGGTCTTTGCTACTATCTCGTGCGACCACTGTGTCTCTCCATATTTTCTGATCGCTCGACTTAGCTTCGTATCATAGCAATCGCTGTTTTGATTTCTTGAGTTCCTGACGTGCTCTAACCACCGCCTGATCGGCTTGTCCGAATAACCAACGTAGCATTTGCCAGTTGGCTCGCATATATGCCTATACACATACCATGGGTATTCTGATTCGTCGGAGTACAGCGAACTTTTGCTCCAGCCGTCCGTTTCTAGCATCTGCTCAAGCTTCATTCCGGAGTGTCCTCAACGATCTCCCAAGCCTCTGAGAACTCGCGATCCGCGAACAGTTCTGCTAGCCCTGTAACCTGACGCAAGCGTAAAACCTCATCAGCGGACATTCCGAGCTCTGTAGCAACACGACTTTCTGACCAGTTGCGCTTGATTAGGTCGGCTACTATGGTTGACATGGCCATTACCTCATGTTTTCCGCGAGCCCTGTTATGGCGTATTGTGGCCGCCATCCGATCTCCCTTATCTTCTCGGTCGGATTTGATCCGGACTATCGGAAGGTAACCCTTCACTCGTTCGCGTACTTGAGGTGAAGTTTTGGCCACTAGATTTCTGTGAAAGCCGTCAACAACCTCGTAGCCGGATTCAATGGCGTACCCTACCACTGGTTGAGTGTACCCATCAGCGACAATCGACAGCTCCAACAGCTTCATCTCAGGCGGAGCGACGTGATTTGGATTCCACGCGTTCGCGGAAACTGTATCGGACTTAACCCATCGAACGAAGTCGACCGGTTCCTCCTTGAACGGGCTCACATCGTGAAGCGCCTCACGAATCTTGTTCAGCGCCTCAACACGCGCGTCCAGGTCCAGCGCACCAAGCTCGGCAACCAGTTTTTCGATTAGCCCATTCATACTTTGATTCCCCAGGCTTCCTTGCGACGGCGCATCAACTCGAGATACTTCTGGTAGGCGCCAGTCTTGTGCTGACTGAAACCGAGCGTTTTTCCCCAATAATCATTCTTGAGCAGCATCTTGCACACCCTTGCCCAGCTCGGTGTATCCCTTGTGTTGACCGGCCCGTCGTCTGGAATGTCATCTGGATACCCGCGTTCAGAGTACCACTTCAGGAACACTATAATCTTGTTTGTGTAGTGTTCTCGTGCCGCAGGCGGCAAGGTATCCAATAGCAGCTTCGCGAAGCTTTTCCAGGTGTGCCCATTCGGTTTCGCGATCTTGAGGCGCCCCAGGACGTTGCCGGACTCCTGGGCGTAAAGACTCCCAAAGTTTGCACCGTTGACACGCGCTACTACCTTTCCCCACGTCTGAGGCTCAATCACCTGGTACAGCCAGAGACCCTTCCGCTGGTCGTCTCCGTACGGCTGGCAGATCCGCATCGCATGTATGGTCAAACCGGCCTGGTGCATCCGGTCGTACAGCTTGTTGTACTTTAGTCCGGTTTTGCTGGAAAAAACCCACAGGTCAGCAGTTTTCCAATCGTAGATTGGATATATGTTCGTCACATTTTCCGTGACCTGGGTACTCCACTTCCGGCCGCCCCACATTGCCTTGTCACCGGTCAGTGTGCGCCACCGGTTCAGGCTCTCATCGCATCGGATGCCGACGAAACACGCCGTTGGCTCGCCTTTGCCGTACCACTCACCAAATACCTCGATGAAGTCCTCGAACTCCATTCCGCGCTCGAAGAACGGGAAGAAGCTCTCGTCCGCAATCGACATCGGATCGCGTTCGCGCACCCACATGTCCTTGGCGTCAGGATCCCAGCACAACCACTGTGGCTGGTAGTTGCTGACAGCGTTCCTGAGGGCGATCGGAAGCGCAACCCAGTACGGATCGATGTTGGCTGCGTACTCGTCGTAGCACTCGCGAATGTGCTCAATGGTCAGAGCGTACTGCGCCTCCAGATCGACGAACAGCACACCGATCTTGCGGTTGCGCTTCTTTGCTTCGGCCATAACAAGGTGCAGCATGACGCTGCTGTCCTTGCCTCCGCTGAACGACACGTAGATGTGCTCGAAGTTGTCGAAGACTTCAGAGATCCGAGACTTAGCCGCCTCGAGCACGTTGACGCCTAGTTTTTTCTTGATGAACGGCACGTTTACTTAATGATGAGTCCAGCCAATCTATACGATGTCCAAACGCAAAGCGCAACAAGCAAGAATGCAAAAACGTAGTTGCCGCTATCCAGGTTCGTGCTTGCTAGCTTCATTGAGGCAGGAACACACATGATGTCGACAGCTACAGCCCATTGTTCCTTCATCGGTTCCTCGACATAAACTCAACAGACCGCAGAATCTTTCGCAGTCCGAGTTTTGTCAGCAGGTACTCTGTATGCTTCGGATCTTGAGCGTACGCAAGCTCCGCAAGATCTCGAAACTCCTGCTCGATTTCTCGAGCGCAACCAGTACCTCTTTCGGACTGAAGGAACTCGTTAACATATGTCGCGTTGTCAGGGTCCTCTTCGATAACATCGAAGCTCTGAAAACATTCTGGACACTCGACTCGAATATCTAGCATAGGTTACCTCAACTGGTACAAGTCACACAGCGACCCCCTATTGGGCAGCTGCTTAGTGATTATGCAAGCAAGAGTTCCGTCTTCGTGGAATGCAGGGCTTCCGCTTGCGCCTCGCGGTGCTATCCACTTTAGCTGAGCAGTCTTCCAGGTCAAGTCGATTCCGACAACCCATGTGACGATTCTTCCGCCGTCCGCCATCACGATCGTGAGCTTGTTGTCTACACTCGGAACGTCACCAACCTTCGCGTAGTGGCTGCTAGCCTTGTCCGTGGCGTACTCCGCCAGGTCCAGAAACATATCGTCACGCCAGACCTCACGACCCAGAATCTGCTGCTTCTCATACACAGCTAACATATGGTCATTCGCGCAATGCGCGGCGGTCAGAATCCGGTCGTTGGCGATCCAGACACCTCCACAGAAACCTTGCCCGTTGCTGGCGCGCACAGCCACACTGGGGAAGCTCGGCGGCTCCGTATTGGGAACCGACGGAGGAGTCTGAGGCGTACATGCGAACAAAGCCAGGAGCAGGATCAGCAGTCTCTTCATACCCAACGGTCTACCTCAAACAGGTTCGCCCGGCAACCCCTTTTTAGAGGCGCCGGGCGATTGTTACAAACTGCCTACACTTCTTGTCTATGTGCAGACAATTTGTATCAGGAGAGAAGCGACTGCAGCTTAGTCAACCAGGCTTGACCTTCCGGTTGAACAAGCACGCTTGACGCACCGTCAGGAGCCGACATGACGGCCTTCGCCACCCTGGCAGGTGTCAGGGATCCTGCGACCATGGAGACTACCATCGGGCCGTATTCCTTCTTCAGTCCCTCGGCGACCTGTTCCGGAGTTTCTCCGTTAGAGATCGACATTTCCAGGGCTCCACGGAACATGAGAATCTGCTCATCACCGATCATGTCATCACCACCTGAGGCTTCCTGAACCTGCTCACTTGCTCGCTGTGATTTCTGGTGTCGTTTTGACGTTCGTGACGGTTGAGGAGCCACAGGTGCTGCCTGCTGGATTGGCGCCTGAGACTGCTGAACCGGGACGATCGCCTGTGTCTGCTGAACCGGAGCGGGTGCCATCTGCTGAACGTGCTGCACCGGTCGGCTGACTCGCGGAACCTGAGGAGGCGGAGGAAGCGGGACCGCCATGCTATGATCGAACGGCATTCCGATCGGTCCGCCGTCTTCGGTTCCGAAGGGCAGGTCTCCGCCGGGAATAGCTCGCATCGTGGGCATCGAAGCGAGGGATGCGGGGCTCATGGAGGGAGGAGCGAGCTGCATCATCTGGCTCTGGCTCGATTGCGCGCCCTTCAGCCGGGCAGCTGCCTCTCCAGCATTCGAGATGATGCTAGGAAGAGTGGTAACGCCCTGCATCAGCGCTTGACCAAGAATCGCCCTCCAGTTGAACGGCTTCTCCTCGTCGTCATCGTCCTCGCCAGATCCGCCAGCGTCCTTCTGGAATCCAAGCGCCTCCGCAACGCCGGTAAACTCCTGGATCTTCTTGACAATATCCTTGTTGTTCTCGGCTTCTTGACGCCACTTCTCGGCCTCGTTCGTTTGGCGCTTCGTTTCCATCTCGAGCATCGAGATTCGTGCCTCAAGAGCAGCCTTCTCGGCCAGCATTCGAGACTCGAAGGCCGTGGTCGTAGTCTGGTGGTCCCGATCGCGGTTCTGCGCCGCGTTGTCGAGCTGAATCTTGTACATCGTCTCGGTAGCGCGAAGCTGCCGATCTGCGTCCTCTCGGACCTCCTTGATCATGCGCTCGGCTCTGCGCTCGGCTTCGGCCACGCGCTTGTCAGCCAGCTCCTCGATCTCTCGAAGTCGTCGATCCGCTCGCTCTCGCTCCTCCTTGACGCGATCGTCCCAGAGGCGCCGCTCGTCGGTATGCGCACGGAGAACGCGGTCCATTTCGCGTTGTGCGGCATCTTGAACGCGCTGAACGTCTGCGCGAGCAGATTCGAGCGCTGCCAGGACTGCGGTGTTGTCTTCCTTCGGGCGCATAGACGCCATCAGGGATGCCAAACCGCCAAAATCGAGCTTGTTGTTGCCTAGCATCTCCTCCCGAAGCCTTTCTTCACGTTCGCGAGATTCACGCTGAGTCTCGCGCAGCTGTTCCTCTAGCTTTTCCTGGCGCTCTTGTGCGCGCCGAATCGACTCTTGAGCCTCTCGACGGGTCTGTTCAGCCTGAGACTGAGCAACGTCGATCGCTGTCTTTCCCATCTCCCGAAGCGATTCGATCGCCGGAGAGACTGCGGCAGCCTCGGCAGCGCTACGCTCGCGCTCCCTACGCTCTTGGCGCTCCTCGCGGCGCTCGTCTGCTTCTACCTGTGTCTTGAACATAGCCGCGGTAGCAGGCGTCACTGGCCCGCGCGCAGCAGGTGCGCCTGAAAATCGCATTTCGGTATCCTCTTCTGTTTCTACGTCAACCAAAGCAGATTCCGGATTCGGCGCGTATCCGCCATACCCGGCGCTATCCCAAGGGACAGTGAAGACAATCTCGCCGGTAAGCGTCTTGGGACGCAGCTTTCCGGTGGACGGATCGTAGATTCCGCCTTTTCGAGGCGGACCCATGACCGTAAGAGCGTACTCACCGCCTCCGTATTCCTCTACGAATTGCTCGTAGGATAGCGGATCTCGCATTGGTCGCTGAATTCCGTGACACGAGTATCCGTGCCACGACTGCGGCTTGCGGCGGTTTACGCGAATGAAGTGCTGCCCGTCCCCGATCGGGAACTTAGCAACAAGATCCTCGAGCGTCTTTGGCTTTCCGTCGGAAAGATCTGGAGCCTCCTCTTCGTCCAGAACACGAAAGTCGCCGCCGATGGTGGGAACAGATTGGCGCTGAACCGGAGCGTCAGAAAGACCTGGGACAAGCGACACTCCGCTTGTTACAGAGTCGACAAGATCAAGCAGCTTTTCCGCTTGCTCATCTGCGTCAAACTCCTCTTCCTCGTCTTCGCTTTCTTCCTCTACCTCTTCTTCATCGCTCGGTTCCGGTTCCGGCTGTTTCACGATCTTCTTGATCGCGTTTTTTGCTGGCTTCGTAGCCTTCTTTGCCGGTTTAGACGGCTTCGCAGCCTTCTGATCTGGATTCTTGCGCGGACGGCCGCGACCGCGCTTTTGCGGCTTTTCCTCTTCGGTTTTGTCTTCTATTTCCACGATCGCGGCTCCGTCCTTTCGGATCTTTCGTTCCCACTTGCGGAGCCGGACGCCATCCTGTTCAACGGGCTCGTCAATAGGATGGACATCCGGCTGGTCTGTTAGTGCGGAAGCCACTTTCAGTCCTCTTCGTCTTCTTCTTCGCCCTCTTCCTCGTCGTCATCAACGAGGGTGATGTTATCAATGAACTTCACCTGCTCATCGCATAGGCGAACAAGCTCTTCCACGGAAGACTTCTGCTGAGGATCGAGTCCGGGCTGAGCAAGCGCAGCATTCAGTGACGTGATGAACGCCTGAATCAGATACTTCAGAGGTTCTGCGTGATGGGGCTCAAGCTGCGACTCACCAGTTTCATCGTCGACCATTTCCTCGTCTCCTTCTTCCTCGTCAGTTTCTTCGCCGTCTTCTTCGTCTTCCTCGTCGCCAGCTTCTGCAATGGCATCAATCGACTCCTCAACGCCAGTGAGGCCCTCGTCTAGATCCTTCGTGAGACCAGCAACATCGGTCAGAAGTGAGTAGACCGTGAGTTGCTCCTTCAGCAGAGTGGCTACCACCTCCTGAAGCGCCGCCTGGTCGCCGTTCTTTGCCTTGTCCGTCAGAGACGAAACAAGCACCTTGACGCGCTGAAGGTTTTTCTTTGCATCTTCAGCAATCGCCTCATACGGATTTGACTCAACTTCGGACATTACTTGATCTCCTCGGTGATAGCGGTCAGAGCCGCATCAACATCAAAAGGTTCCTCTGCCTCAACTCGCTCGCGACCCAACCTTACCTTCTCCTCATCGAAGGCGTCAAGGGTTTTCTCTGAAACTGAGTGACGCGGAGTGCGAAGTTCGCAAGCATACATGCACGAATCTCGCAGGGACAAGAACTCTCCTCCGGAGTCTCGTCGAGCCGTACACACGCGTTCCACGAAGCGGGCGCCGGGGTTGTCCGCGAAGTCGGTCATCTGACGCGCGTAGTGGCGACACTGGGGACGCAGCGGCTCTACCTTGAGGTACTTATCGTCGTTTCCGATGTCTGCACCACGGTCGTTGAGGCTCGGCAGTAGCTTGACCACACCGGAGCGCAGGACCCTGTAAGCTCCCCCTTCGGTCCTTTCAACCTGATCCGGAGTGAAGCGAAGAATCACCTCGCCCCATCGATCTCGGATCACGAATTCAGACGTGTCCGCCATGCAAACAAAAGTTTTAGGATCAAGTACTGGAGCTAATGGTAGTCCGTTTGATTTCACGATTGGCCTCGGTAGTCCGTCGGGAGCGAGCCCGAAATCCAGCCGCTCCTCTTGCATTTGTTGATAAATAGAGTCTGAAACCTTGTGACGATCGAGACCAGCCCTGGAGCCGTCCAGGGCTCCATCTAGCGTGACCTCCTCATCGTCATTTCTACCTAGAATTGTCGGCACTTCGCAGCCTTTCTTGCGCTCAAAAGAACCAGTTTTCCGTCGGCCACAGCCCTAGCCTCGCGCATAGCTCTTTTGCGCTCAGACTCTCTCGCTGTCAGAAAATCAGCATAATCCTGCTTCTCGTAGCGACGATGGCACATATGGTACCCAAGAACGCCTCCAAAAAGCATGGAGGAAGATATGGTAAGGAAGTTCAACAGGTCCATGTTACTTTATGCTCTTCTTCGCTTCTGCGTATTGTTCCTGGGTAACAGGATGGTGCTCACGAAACTCGTTGAGCGCCGCTTCGATGCCACGGTTCAGCTTCACGTTGACACCCTTGGCAGACAGCAGCTTCGACAGGCGGGCGATTTCGTTCATCATTGCCACCTGGGCGTTCCCGTGTTCCATGGCCTCCACGAAATAGAGGTCCCTCCACCTGCGGGTCTCGTTGACCGCGTCGTCTACCGACTTGAAGAGCTCTTCTCGCTTCCGGATCTCGTTGGATACCTGTGCCTTGAGGCTGGCAACCTGCTCCTCGTAGCGCATGGACTGGCCAATCGACCGGTCCATCACGTCGTTCAGGGCAGACGACAGGGTCAAATTCGACCGTCGCTGGTATGCTCCGTACCCAACAGCTCCACCCAAAAGTAGGAGCATGACCGTAAAAACAATTTCGACCATGGTAAGCGAACCTACACCAACCAAGACCGGTTGGCAAGCGAAATCTTTCACGCAACTGTCAAGTAATCGACCAACACCTCGGCCAGTTCGCGGTTCGTCCCAGTGTCCGCAACGATCTCGAACAATCCGGGATTGTCGGATAGTTGCTTTAGTACGTGAAATCTTCCGCAGGTTTCACGAATAAAGACCGGACCGAGATCTCTCTCGTTCTCATACCGCGAATAGAAGGAACCAACCGACGAACACGGGCCACACTTGCTCATTCAAACGAAACTAGCACCATAGATCTGTTGGCGCAAGCGCTATTCTTGCACAAATAGACCAGCGGCGCCGCTAGCCATTGCCAGGCGTTCAAATCCGGCGATTGACGCTATCGCCGACCACGCCAGCGCCCTGTTCCGTGACCCGGGAACGCCATTTTCAATACGTTGCAAAATAATTCCCTTCGAGTCGGCGCCCACAGGGAACGATCCGAAGAGATCGCGCTTGTCCGACCAGACCAGAACGGGCACTTTGTAGTCCGCGGCGGTCTTTCCCAGCTCGAAGGCTACGGCCTCGGTCCGTTCCGGCGGCTCCTTGATGGAAACTGGGGCTATGGCAATCAGGTCCGGCTCGTGTCTTTCAATAACAACAGACAAAATAAGCATGTGCGCCCTTGCTCGACGCAGGATTCTCTCCTCATCATCGTCAGGTGAGCATTTCGAGCCCCTTAGAACGTCATAATCGATCAGCTCGCCCTCGGGAACACCGAGTTCCCACGTGACGCAGCAGTACGAGAGCGACTTCATTCCCGGGCATACGCCCAGGACTGTTATTTCACCGTGTTTTCGCACGACAAGAAAGCCTCATCAAGCTCGGCACAGGTCTTGATCTTCGCAACAGCGTCAGGGCAGAAATGCGCTATGCCGCTAGACTCCGTATAAAAGCAAACATCCCAGCAGGATGCGCCCCCGGGCGATCCTTTCCACTCTGGGCACTTCAAGTCATACAGTCTGCGGCACGCTAGTGAACACGGATCCGTTGCTACGGAAGATGGGGGCGCCGGAACCACCTGATTCGGCTCGACCGTATCCGGATCAACCGTCACGTGATGACACGTTATGATAGAAGGAACGGCTAGCGCGGAAAGCAGGACAAACCGGGACCACATGAGTACCGTTTATACCCTGATTGTAACCTGGCGTCAACTGAATAATTTTACAGTGATATAGACCACAGGTCGCGCGTCGACGGGTCGGCGATCCATTCCCAGTCGAGCGTCGCGTACCCCATGTTGTCGCCCCAAAGCAGGCCCCATGAATTCACAATCACCAAACCTGTCTTCTTGTACCCGACTGCGCACATTGCGTGCCCGCCAATGGTAGAGGACGGAAGGCGCCAGACTCCTCCGGGCGGCGTGTTACCCTCGGCGAACTCAGACGATATGCCAGTTCCGAACACAACCGGGCGCTTGTTGCAGATTGACGCTTTGATCTGGCGAATCCGCTCCTCTCCGTCTGCATCAATTCGGCTGTAGTCTGCCTTTCTCCTGTCGAAAGCCGAAAGCATCACAGTGAGCGGTGGCTTCTTGGTGAATTTGTCGTTCTTTGGGTCGCCTTCGTAGGTCCACTCAGACTCGGGCGGACGCCCAAGCGTATTCAGTACCTTGATCAGAGTACGGATATAGGTCCCCGTGTTCTTGCTGGCGTCTCCGTGCTGGTTCCGAGAGTGCCAGTAGGCGAACAGCCTCGAGAACGGCATGATTCGGCGTCCGTTCGCAGCATCGTTTACCATCGTGGCGTACAGAACGGCGTGAGCGACGCAGGATCCGAGCCCGCCCTGGTCCAGAACGAACGGAACGTGCATGGACAGCGAGCAGCTCTCCGGGAACTCCTCTTCGGTCTCGATGGTGGCCGCCAGTGGCTTGTCTCGGCGGTCAGCAAAATCAGGTAACCAGCCGTTTTCTCGTGTCATTTTTTACCCCGCTGGGCGGTACGTTAGCCTTGTTCTGTCGCCAGACTCGCTTGTGAGACGGTGACATTCCGTTTCGGCAGAATGCTCTCCCTGATCCAGGTCAAGAGCCGGTCTAGTTTCCAGGAAGCGCTCTGTTGCTCTTTCAATCAGAAAGCGCACCTCGTAACACGGCATGAGCCCGGCCCCGGAAACGTGCTCCTCGTATGTCCACCGAGCGTCGTTCTTGTCCCTAAACACCACGATCGCACGGTGAGATTCGCACCGAAGATAGATGAAGCTGTCACCGAACACACCAACGCCAAGGATCGGACACTTTCCAGTCCAGGAGAAGTCCAACCCAGACTCCGGATCTTCGAGACGAACGCACGTCCCGTGACCTGGGGTCATTTTGGCTGTCATGCAGAGACCTGCGGGTGGCTCGGCATGATCTTTTCCTTAATCACAGGAACCATCCGGTCGGTTACCCCCCAGATGATTCCCTCGATCGCGGCAACGGCGAGCGTTGAACCTGGGGTCGCTCGCGGATCGCGGTACGCTGCGAATCCGGCGAACAGACCACCAATCAACAGATTGTCGATTCTGGTGCGCTCACGTCCAGTGAGCATCGCAGCTGTGGCTCCGATTGCGGCTGCTAGATACGGAACATGCCTCGGGTCTATGGATCCCATTCCATGAGACTACCATACCTAGTGGAAAAGCTCAAAGATTCGACCAACTAACGACAGCAGGACGGCTACAGCGACGTACCCTGCCGCGATGGCTATTGGATCAGTCATCGAATCGGAACTCGATGGCTTCGGGAACAGGAACAGTCACCTCGTCTCCACCGATAGACATCTTGTCGTCGCGCATGACACCATACTGCTCAAGGAAATCACGAAGGCCACCGTATGCGCTACGGAACTCCTGAATAGCCCGGTCGTACTCCTTCTGATCGATGTTTTTGACGCCTCGCAAGGTGTGATTTGCTGCGTTCAGGGCTGCCACAGCAGCCGTGTATGCTCGCACGTACTCTTTTCGCACATCTTCCGGCACCTCTCGAGAGCGAAAGTACTCCTGAGCGGCCGCGTCAATCGTTTTCAGAATGAGCATCGCGTCGTTTACAACAGAAACGATGGTCGGAATAGCAGGGCCGACCCCTCCTAGCAGGGAGCAACCGAGAGCGAACGGCGAAATTAGAGCCAGACCGAGGACCAGGCGGATAGCGCGCATCGCCTACTTGTACCAAGTTCTTGACACACAGTCAACAGAATTTATTGACACCGCACATGTTGTAGTGTATGGTCATTGACATATGGTGCCCTAGTCGCTCCTCGGAGCGCAATGGATACTGGATACTGCTGATGGCTAAGAAAGTCAACCCCTACAACAAAGGAAGCCCGGACAATGTCTAACGAGCAAGAAGAGAAGTTCAACTCGCTTTTAACTAGTCTGATCAAGGCAGCTCAGCGCCAGGGATACGCTGTTGCTAAGGCAGATCAGAACACGACTGACCAGATCAACAAGATCATGGCAGGTCTTCGTGTAACTTTGGCTAGAGTGGTAGAGGACTCGATCGGGGACGCGTACGCTCAGGGCGTATCCGACGCCTCATCGGGCCTGTCTTCGGACAGCCAGCTCTAGATTCGGGCTTCCCACGAAGCCGTCGCATCCTGGTGGGCGACTTTCCACCCAGGTCAGCTCAATATTGCCTTCGCTGTCGGTTGTGACCTTTTCGACACCGATCCAGCAGCCACTTGACGGGCACACAACCATGTCCCCGGCCTTGACCGTTGATATATGGTCAAAGACAACCACGTACTTGCGCGGCTTCTGTGGTCTAGGATCCATTTGCCCAGTCGGGACGCTTAGCGCGAGGTTCCCACTTGGCGAACTTCAGCTTCTCGCCGATGTAATAGGCGCGGTAAGCCTCTACTGCATCAGTGCGCTTGTACTGATCAGGCATCGCCTGGGCGAATGGAGTAAATCCGTGATCGGTTGGCATTCTCCCGTCACTTAGGCACCACTCGATCACATCGTGAGAAGCGTGTCTCTTGCCGTAGCGAGCGGTGTACTCCTCGCAGAGGCCGATTCCGTGAAGAACTAGCCAGTACCAGTTTTCGTAACTATCGCCAGCCCACAGCGTACACGGGTGCTTCGTGTAGGCGGCCTTGTACGGACCCGGCTTTCCGTGGCGTGCAGACACGCTGCACAGCATCTGCGCGGTTTCCAACGGCATTTTCACGACATGCTGGTTAGCCAAATCGCGAGCAGCGAGCACTGGATCGAGATTTACAGCGAACACATTCAATGCATTAATCCTTTCAGGAACCCATCCATGTAACGCTTCAGGACTTTCCCTCTAGCACGATCTCCGGTGCGCTGGTACAGATCAATGCCGTGAAGCATGTCAGCAACTTCGCGCAAGCACCAAGAGTATGTCCAGCCGTTTTCGGAATCAACAAGCTTATGAATAACACCAGCTGCCATCCACCGCTGGTGACTTCCTGCGTCGCGCACATAGAACCACCTGCTGAGGTGTCGTCGTTTCTCCCGCTTCTTGCGAAAGCGCTTGGATGTCTTCATATATCCTCCTCAAGCTCATCCCTGGGATCCTGAAGCTCCGGAACTCCAAGCAGGAACTTCATGTGATCAAGAAGATAGTCCGGAACGGGATCCAAACACATCTCTATGTTCTTAAGTTCCTCGACCTTCATACGAAGGTCATAGGCGATGGTGATGCGCGACATGCCTAGCGCCAGACGCGCGAACTTGATGTCCTTACCGTTGATTCCGTACGGCAGGTTAAGCCGGTGAATCGCTTCCTCTTTCAATGCAATGAAGTTTCCGTCGATCATAGGACCCATGCTGTCATAGGTCCGAACGAGCCGCAAGCCGTTATTTGTTCGTATCGGCTTTCTTGCTGGGCGGTAAGATTCCGTACTGCTGCACTGTACGAATCATCTGACCGGCCCTCCGCCAGGCCCATCTTGAGTTCGTCTTGCACTGAGATCCCTCGAAGAGCTTGTACCACTGCGTGGTTCCGTCGGGAAAGAATACCTTCCCGTACCACGCTCCTGACTGCCACCTGGTGATAGCAATCAGATTGTTAGGCAAGCCCTTCTGGAATGTCGAAGTCATCGTAGTCTTCCTGCTTCCTATAGTCTACCTTACCACCATTCCTCACCTTTTCAAAGCCATTTCCAGTCCCAGCGTACGAGTCGCTCTTATGGACGTACCTTCCAGGCTGAGAATCCTCGTCAGAGAAGGTCGTAGTCTTGCCGTCCCAGCGAAGCGCAACCGACTCAGTTGGGCCGTTTCGCTGCTTCGCGATCACCAGCTCAACCCGATCGACAGGAGCCTCGCTGTCCTCGTCTACGCCTACGTACGGGCGGTGTACGAACATAACAGCATCCGCGTCTGCTTCGATAGACCCTGACTCTCGCAGGTCAGACAGGCACGGGCGACGCTTCTTGTCCTTCTCGATGGATCGATTCATCTGGCTGAGCGCTATGATGCAAACTTCTTCTGTCTTAGCGATCTCTTTCAGTCCAGACGTAATGAGCGCGATCTCTCGGTCGCGGTTCTCGTTCTTCTTTGCGTGTGACTTCATCAGCTGAATATAGTCAACCGCTACGATCTTCAGTTTCTTACACGCGATCCGTGAAGTTCCGGCGTCTACCTGCCGCTTGAGCGTCTTTATTCGGGATCTTAGCTCAAGCAGCGAAATGGCCGGAGTGTCGTCGATCCACAGCGGAAACTGCTTCATCGCGACGGTTTCGTTGACCAGGCGCGCCAGCTCCCTCGAGTCGAGCTTGTTGAAACGCACCTTCTCGCTTGCAACACCGCTTCTGGAGCAGGCAAGACGCACGGCGATCTGTGCTCGAGGCATCTCCAGAGAGAAAAACGCAGCACCGAACCTGGTGCCATCGTCATCCAGGCGCGTCGACACGATGTTCAGCAGCGTGTTCGTTACGAAGCTGGTCTTTCCGGATCCTGGACGGCCAGCGATCACTACCAGATCGCCAGCGTGCCATCCTCCGGTTAGACGATCGATGCCATCGAAGCCGCTAGGCACACCTGTAGCGGACTCACCAGTTTGGTGAGCTCTGGTGATCGTCCGCAGCTCTTCGTCGTACACTTCTCCGATACTGATAAGTGTAGACTTTTTGTTGGTATGAGCAAGTTCGGAGACCAGTCGCTCGGCCTCCTCGATCATCATTTGAACGTCCTCGGCAGGGGTCATCGCATTATTTGCGATGCTCCTGCCAAGGTTCACCAATTCGCGCTGACGATACCTAGCTATTACGATATTAGCGTGTTCGCGGACCTTTGCGTTGATCGGAATCTCATCGAGGTAGCTGAGATACGACTCCTTGACGAGTGGGGTCTTCCCCTTCTCCTCGATCTTCGCCTTTATCTGGACATGATCTGGAACCAGATCCTTGGATCTGAGATCCAGCATCGTTTCCCAGATGATCTGGTTCCGTACGTCATAGAAGTGCTGAGGCAGCAGGTCATCAAGCTCGTCCATGCTCTCAGGAATGGACATACACCCGACTAGCACTACCTCTTCCGAGCGAAGAGCACACGGCGGAGTCTTGTTCTTTGTCTTGTCGTCTTTGAGCGGAGTTGTAGTTGGCTTACCTGGATCAGGCACTACTACGGTAACGTCCTCAGGGAACGCCCCAGAACGAAACTTACCTTGCGCAATGTCGATCCAGTCTTGGCTCATAGTGTCGCTTCGCGCTCAGAACTTAAAAGACTCCTTTCAACAGACCCTCATAGAGGAAGACTCTGATCAGAACGGAATGTCTTCGTCTCCACCTCCAACTGAGTAGTACGCGTCATCCAGGTCGTCAGCGGTGCCCATCGGACCTGCGCTGTCCTGCCGATCTTTTCGTCGCTGCGTCTTTCGCTGGTCTGGGTCGGCTTCCTCGCGGACCAGTACGTAGACGTTGTCTGCCAGGATGTAGGAGTCGTTGTGTTCCTTGCCGTCCTTCCCAGTCTTCTTCTCGTACTCGTGGCGCCCTGAGACGAACACCGGAGTACCTTTAGAGAGGGCGCTCGACAGCTTGTCGGCGAGCTTTCCAAACACCTTCACGTTGTGCCACTGCGTCTTCTCTTTCCACTCGTCGTTCTTGTCCTTCCACGACGTAGACGTAGCGACTGAGAACGCGATGAAGCTTCCGTTTCCGTGTCCCGGCTTGTAGTACGGGTCGCGCCCGATGTTTCCGCTAATGGTATGCAGGTTAATGCTTTTCCGCACTGCGTTCCTAGAAAATTCTGACATTTCCCATTCCTGCTTCCTGTTTCATCGAGCCATTACTCGTAGACCCGGAGGATTCCGGTTCCGCCGCAAGAGGACTCTCCACAGGCTTGACCACGCCGAGCTGGCGTAGGTTTCTCGCTGCGTTCACATCACGATCGTGATGCGCTCCGCATCGACAAGTCCATTTCCTATCAGACAGTTTTAGCATGGCGTTCTTCTCTCCGCAATCGAAACATTTCTTCGATGATGCGAATAAGCGATCCGCTACGATGAGCTTTGAACCATACCATTCCGTCTTGTACTCGAGCTGACGCCTAAACTCGCCCCAGCCTTGCTCCATGATAGAGCGCGACAGGTGGCGGTTCTTTACCATGCCCGAGACGTTAAGATCCTCCACGACTATAGCCTGCTTGGTTTTCGCAAGCATCGTGGTGATCTTGTGCAAAAAGTCTTTGCGCACGTTTCCGATGCGCATGTGAATCTTGGCGAACCGAAGCGCCGCCTTCTCGCGGTTCTTGGATCCCTTGCGCTTTCTAGACAGCGCTCGCTGTGCTCGCTTCAGCTTCTCCAGGTCGCGCGCCAGCGGCTTCGGATGCTCGATCTTCGTCCCATCAGACAGCGTCGCGAAGGTGCTGATGCCCAGGTCTACCCCGGTGACATCTCCATTTGGAGGCGGAGGAGCCGGAAGCGGAACCTCCTCAACAACGTGAAGCGATACGAACCAGCGATCTGCTTGTCGTGATACCGTAGCGCTCTTGATCTCACCGTAGACCTTCGGGCGCTCCTTCAGCCGAATGGCGCCTAGGCGAGGAAGGCGGACGTAGCGTCCGGAAATGGCTATGTTTAGCTGAAGATAGAAGCTATCTCGACACGCTCCGCGCTTCTTGAACTTTGGGAACCCGGCACCAGTCTTCTTTATGTTCTTGAATGCGCGATCTAGATTACGAAGCGCCTGCTGGGGAGCACACTTGCTTACATCGAACAACCAAGGATGCGTAGTGTGCTTAAGTAGAACCAGCTCCTTGTTCTGGGTCTGCGCATTCGTAAAGCGTTCCTTTCCTTCTTTCTCAGTGAACCGCTTCTTCCGTTCCGCAAGCGCCCAGTTCCACGCCCATCGAGCTGCGCCGCAATGCTTGCGCAACAATTCCTCGGTCTCTAGACCGGGATCTAGTTCGTAGCGGTAGGCGCGATGGCGAAGCATAGCAGACTTTCGTTGCGCGAGAGTCAGTTGTCCTTCTCGTTGAATAGTCGGTGAGCCGCGGCGAGGAATGAGAACGCGAGCCTCATTACCAAGATGAAGAGAGTGACGTACAGCACGGATGCGTACGTAACAGCGACCCCCAGCAGATTGGCTGAAAGGAACGCGCCGATCGACATCACCAGGTATACAGCAAATACCACGCCAAGTCGATAGAAAACCTCACTCCAGGTAAGCGAGGACGACTCTTCTTCAGTTTCGTTCATAAAGTTTGAACCCTTGTAAGTAGTGGCATCACGAATTGTCGTAGTCAGCCCAGATAAACTGTACCAGTGGAATCTCGTCCAGATCGGACTTGTTCGCCGATGCGTAAACAGGAACACAGAACGTGCCATCATCATCGTTCGCATCGTAGAACGTGTTGCAGGCGTCATTGAACGTCTGAGGATCCACGTACACCTTTGAAGCCTCGCACATGGCCTTGTACGCATCCGCCTGAGCCATCAGGATCTCAAGCTTTTCAGTGCTGATAAGCTCGTGATCGTCAGGAACCGAAAGCTCCACGCTGCGCTTCGAGAGCAGGAACACGGCCTCCTCGAGTGCGATCGTTCGCGGCAGACCCGCGGCCTGAAGGATGTCACCTACCCACTCTGACCTTGACTGCTTCGCCGCTATCCTAGCTTGCTGAGCGTCACGCTCAAGGGACTGCACCGTAGACTCGTACGCGTAGAAGTCCAACGCATCCATGTTGATAACTTTTGCCATCAAATCTCCATGTTTCCAGCGGACACTGCCGCTTCCACGTCATCCAGGTTGTTCGCTAGCCAAGAGATGGCTCTTGACACCTTGATCCTAGCAAGGTTCTCGCTCTCGGCATTGATGTAAGTCCTTATAGTTCCGAGCTCAATCATGTACGATTTGATTTCTTCTTTCCTGGCAGGATCGTACTTGCCAGTAAGTGCAAGCTCTTCCAGATGTATCGAGTTGTACGATCTGTCGATCTCTCTGTACAAGTAGACCATTCTGTTTATGCAGTCGAGCACTTCGTCTTTGCCAAGGTTGAGCCTGACAGCAACCTTTTCAAGTACTTTGAACTCATACTTTTCTCCGCCTTTTAGTTCGCGGGCGATCTCGTGGCGTATGCGCTTAGAGTTCATTGTTTTCGCGAAAGCAACGTCGCCAGCGCGACCTCGTAAGGCATTCCTCGAAGTAGCCCGAGCTCTTCAAGCATGTCGTCTATCATGAACTTACGCGTCGCTTCGGTAGACTTGTTGAATTCTTCTTGCTTTTTGTTAAGTCGCTCGACTTCAGCAATCCAATTCATTTTGCTCATTTTGTGTCCCTCGGCGGCTCCGAAAGCAGCTTCCAGTGCGTTACGTCAACCAGCGGAAGCTCAGAGTACGTTTCGATCCAGAATCCGTTGTGATAGAACGCAGTAGCGTGTCCGGTACTGCTGGACCAGACGCCGACCTTCATAGGAGTCCCTGGCATCACAACCTCGACAGGGATCCATGCGCTGCGATCTAGGCGCTCCACAGCCTTGTACCATTTCGCCGTTGCTTCTGCAATAGCTTTTTTCAGACCGAGCTCATCCGTGGTCTCTCCTGCATCGCCGTGCACGCACGCGAGGTGGTTCTTAATGGCGCGCTCCAGATCTTCTTTGCTCATCTTACTCTCACACATTTTGTACCTCCCGCGTAGTAGTACGCAGAAATCATGCACGCAACAGTCCCGTCGGGTCCGATCGCTGGGCTTCCGGACCACCCTGGTTTCGCCGTCCATTCTAGATTAACAAAGTTTGAACTCACAGCAGTGACAGGCGTTATGCTGACACCGAAGATCGGAGAAACAACGTCAACGATCTCGTTGTCATACGGCTTGCCAGGGTCTAGCCACGTCGGATTCGTGTTCGCAAGATCAAAGACCACTGTGTCACGAAGAATGTCCATTCTGCGCACCGAGCGAATCGCTACTCGCTCAGCGTTCGCGTCCTCACCGTTGTAACAATGAAGCGCGGTCGTTAGCTCGGCAGGCCCAGACAGCCAAGCGCCACACTTGTATGTTCCGCTACGAAACACCGTAACAGATTCGCTTATGAAAGCTGGAACAGGAAGAAAGACACGATCGGGAGCCTCCGCCTCAGGAGCTACACCGCAGCATGATGCCAGCAGGCCGGTTATGATGGTAAGTTCAGCGAAGGCGAATACCAGGCGCATGAACCCATGCTTACATGCCTACTCTTGCTGGTCAACCGAATTTTGCTCAACAGTGCGATTTTCAACGGGACCGCAAACACAGGCCCATCGACCGTTCCAATACACGAGCGTAGCTCCGTTGTCGCAATAGAGGCCCTCGTCCTTGTCGGACACGGACTCATAGCACTTGCCACGAAGACAAGACGCGCTTGCTAACATCAGGAGCACGAACAGCAACTTCACCCTCTAAACTCTACCACCTCTGCGCAATCTAGCAAATCCGCGCACTGCTTGAAGCAGTTTGCTATCAAACGCGGACTTTCAGTGGTGGCGAAGATTGTGTAAGGGCTCCGGCCTCGAAGCCTGAACGAGAGCATCTTATCAATACTCCTGGTGACCTTGCGTTCGATCTCTCCGTCCCACCCGTACAGGATGACAAGCTGAGCGTTGCGCGTCGTGTCACAGTCGAGTGGGTCGAGATCATCCTTCAGGGCGCGCAGAACGGGCTCCTCCAGCGCGTAGGCGTTCCGGACCCACGCAGGAGTCCACCTGCCACCCAAACCCGTGTTCTCGGTCAGCTTGCGCGCGACGGCGGCACATACCGGAGCCAGTACGCGCGGCTGCCTGGGGGCGCTCAGGATGAGCAGGCTCTGCGACTGACCAGATATGACCCCGCGTAGCCATGCACCTATGGTCACAAGATCCCAGCCCTTGTGAGGCTTCGCCCACTCCATGCCGCGAGGGACTCCGCATCGTCGCACAGTTTCCGTGATGATGTGCTTTTTCCACTTCTCGGAGCACGGAGAGTAGACCACCCCTTGCCCCTTCTCCCAGGACACCGTCTCGCCGGCCCTGTACGCGCCCGCACAGACGCCTCCGGTCTCCGGACAGGTCTCGCAGTGCCCGATGCGCACGGACGCGTCTGAGAGGTCTTCCTTGGAGCAAGCAAGCAGCTCCTCCTCGGTCACGTCCGGTCCGACGAGAGGTAGCAACCGAGGAGCGTTCTCCTCGAGCCACCCGATCGGACCCTTCTCACGAAGTCGCTCAGCAAACTCTGCTCGCATCTTGGTCAGCGACTGCTGCCATCCGATCGCAAGTTGGTCCAGCGGGCCGGCAGCCTGATCGGTGTTCTCTGACCCACCACTCGGATCTGTTTCGTTTTCGCTCATGGATCCGATCTCTCTACACCAGATAAGCACCTGGCGCAACCAGATTCTTGGTTCTTTGTTGTTCGCGCGCTCGCGCTCGCACATACGCGCACACACGCCCGCGCGCGCGCGCGGGCGTAGCTATAGTAACCTGGTAAGGTGGTAGGAGATCAGAAAAAGAGATCTAAAGAAAAGGAACGTGTGCCCGACTTGGTACGCCAGGCCAGGCGGGAGCGACAGGAAGTTCCAACCGGTAACGTCTTTAGACCAGAGCTCATGGGCAGCGGCTAGCGCTGCACTGCGGGAAGGGCCCTTCGCCCTTCCATCCCGCTTGCTCGGGGTCTCGGCCCCGAAGCGCCGACGAACATCCCTGATTTCTTTTTTTCTCTCGGAAGCGACTACGCTACGCTTCGTCACTTCCTCCCCGCGCCGAACCACCGGTTGTGCTTTGCGGGTTGGAACGGAAGCGCCAACCCTTGCATGAAAGCATCCTACGTGGTAAGGGTTAGCGCTTCAATGCCGAACTCACACCTGGTAGCTGCGTACCCTGAAGGCTTGTCCGCGGTAGCGAACAAAAGAAAACGAACACACGCGAGACACAACGTCTACCACGTCCGAAATACGATGTCAAGAAAAATCGTGTAGGGCAGGTTTTCTCTTCTTTTCTTCTGTACTTAGCTGAGGTGGGATAGGTGGTAGTTGCTCCGTTGCGTCCCTCCTGAATGCGCAAAATGGTTCGGTAGGGTACGCAAAGTTTGCGATGAGGCCACGAATACCACCTTCGGCAGATGCTTAGTTTAGGCTCAACTAACATCTTAGGTGGGTATGTTTTAACATTGATGGGTCACGTGTGACCTGGGTTATGCCACACGATTTTGGTTGACCGATCCTTTCGTGCGTGGCATCTGTGGTAAGAAGGCGTCCGGAGAATGCGGGACGTGCGGATATATACCGTGCGCGTGTGACCAACAATGAGCGATCTTACAGAACAAGACATCGAAGATCTCGAGCTAGACGACGCACGCCGGTACGGCCATACAGGAAGAGTCGCCGAGATTGAGGGACGCCGATGGAAGCGGATGAAGGATCGGGCTGAGAAGGCAGAAGCGAAGATCAAGATTCTGCATGAAGCTCTTGCGCTAGCTGTGGTAGAGGTTTGCATGGAACGCTCATGGTGCACATTGTGCCGAACGGAAGGCAGGGGGTCTCACCGGGGAAGGAAAAGGCATCCTCACGATCCGTCATGCCCGCTTCATCAGGACAACAAATGACTAAGATAGAACGTCTTCTAAAAGAACTCTACACGGCTCAAGATGAGCTGTTTTGCTGCATGGAGAGCGCAGCATCGAAAGAAGAGATTGACGAGGCTAAGGAGTGGTTTGATAACTCCAAGGACGCCATCTTGAAGTTATTCGGAGATCTTAGCGCTCGAACCGAGAAGGCAGAGCTACGCGTTCAACAGCTATCTGGTGAGCTTTATGAGACTCAGGAGAGTCTGGTATCTGCTCTTGTTCGCGCAGAAAAAGCAGAGCTTGCAGCATCAACCGAGAGGAATCTATTCTTCGCTGAGGTGGCGCGAGCTGACAGGGCCGAATATCTCCTAAACACATACAGAGCTGCGTGCTGGGAGTCTGATGTCGCCGGATCCCTAATGGAGGAGAGAGCAAAAAAGGCTGAGGAGATCCTTTCGGAGATCACCCTTGTTCTGGACCACGAGCTACTCAGCGTTCCGGCGAAGCACGCGATGATTCGTGAGCTAATTAGTGAAGTGCTAGGTGATCCATGATGCGACGAGCAGCAGAGCAGAGCTCCAGGACTGCTGGTCAGAGCTCGCGCGATCCGCATGAGCACCGTCCTCCGTTTCCGAAGCACCCAACTCCACAGATGCCGCACCGGGTTCTGTCCGAGCCTGAGCCCAGGCGCTGCAGCTACTGTTACGACTTTGGGCTTGGTCCCTGTTCAAACTGCGGAGCGCCGTCGTCCTGCAGAGAGGGGTTACAGTGACACACATAGAAGACTTGCTTGATGACTACGACTGCGCTGCGACTCTTGAAGAAAAGGACGAAGCTAGAGATAGAATCGTAAGTTACGTCAACCGCGTGCACAAGGAACAATACGCTTTGAAGGACTCAGTCGACAGATTGATCCGTTTGGCGAAAGACCCGTGGCCGCGCGATGAGACAGACATGTGGAAGAGGGGCTGGAACCAGGCAATGGAAGCTGTTCTTAGGAGACTTGGAGCAGAATGAGCAAACACTCGCAACCAACGAACGGAGACATCTACAACCGAGTATACAAACAAGGAAGTGACAGCGAGTATACCTGCGGATGTAGATGGATAAGAGACCATGGAGCTGGCATCGGCGATGTTCTGAAGTTGTGCCCGCTCCATAGCGCGCACAGCCACGTATTCTGGACTAGAAGTTTGAGGGATATGAGCAACAAACGATGAACACAATCGAACAACTTCTTGAAACATACGTCACTCTCGACTCGGCTCGGGAGGAGATCCTGAAGGCTGTGAACGTTATTCAGAGTCGAGCTTCAGAAGCTGAGATGCATCAGGAGTTTGCTGAGAAGGAGACGTGTGCTCAACTGCGGAAGATCGAGCTTTACGAACGCGAGATTCATAGGCTCAACTCTCGAGATCTTGAGAAGTCTCAGGCTCTTCAGAACAAAATCGAAGATGCGGCACGCCTCAGTCGAGAGAACAAGCACCTGCGCACTCTTGTTGGAACCCTTGGCGCTCTCAGTGATGAGCTATTTGCTGATCGCGAGGAGCTTCGAGAAAAGCTCGAGACCGAACAGGTTCTCTGTCACGCAGCTCAACTGAACTTCGATGGTATGAAGGAGGAGCGCGACGAGGCTGTCCGACGACGAGACCTAGCAGAGGAGCGAGCTGATACATGGAAGCGCTACGCGAAGCATGTGCGCTGGCAGCGTAACGACTGGATTCGTGAAGCGGAGCAGTGCGACGATCTTCAGTTTAGGTTTCGAGACAAATTGCAGCAGGTTCGGCGGTTCTGTGTAGACGTTATTGACGGCTTCAAGGATCACACTGGAGACATGCTCAAGATCGTTAGGATGATCGATGAAGCCAACGAGGACTGATGATCGGATCGACAGCGGCGGGTACGTGATCACTGTGAGCAACCTTGGATGCAGCAAGGTGGTGGTTCCGTACCACCTGAAGGACCAACAGCTTTGGATCAGGTCAACGATTCGGCCGGGTCAGCAGTATCTGTCGTTCAGCATATCCTTTCAGGACAAGCCTAACAACATGGGATGGGTGGCTCGCTAATGGTGAGAGTAACCGGAGATCACTGGGTAAATAACTACATGGATAGCATCAAGAATAGAGAGCGCGAGGAGAAGGTTCCGGAGCCAGGGAAAGAGTTCAAGTACGGGACGTTCATCTTCAGGCCAGAAGCTGTTGACGAGTTCTGCACAAACGTGATTGGAGAGTGGTCGTGTCAGATGTGGAATGCTCGAGTGCGACTGTGCCAGAAAGATGTAAAGGGCTGGTCCGTTAGCGTCTCGAATCCGACCATAATGGCTAAGAATAGCGACCTGACCACGTCAACCGCCGCTATCCAGTGGGCGCTCAGGGTTCTGGGATGACCTGCAAAAACTGCAAAGGATGCTCCTGTAAAAACAGGAAGAAGACCTGCGAAGCGTGCGTTCATTGGAGCGCTCACGTCGGAGGAGACTTTGGAAGCTGCTCAGAACGAGTAAACTGGTATCGCGAAGAGACAACCGAGAAGAGCTTTTCGTGCGAAAAATTTTTTGCTAGGAGACAGAATGTGTGACAAGTGCGTAAGCAAGGAAATCGGATTCGATGACCGCCCAATGATCTACTCGGGAGAGTTTGAGTGGATCGAGGTGAAACCGTACTGGTGGACGTTTTCAAACAAACTACACACTGTACATGTGCGCTTTGATGAACTTCGGCAAGTGAACCGCTGGACCGTCATCGGTACCGACGGTACTCGCCTCGGCGACTTCCCGAGTCAGCACCGGGCGTTCTTTGAGGCCGCAGCAAACCTGCGAGATGCGCAACGGAAACAAGAAGAATGAACGGATATCTGCTCGCGAAGACGCGCACCTTCCGCCAGTACGATCGGACAGGAAAGACCACACCAACCGTCTCGTTTTCGCTTGCGCGTGAGCTCACAAAGGCGTACTGTGCACATGTGAAGAAAGCAGACCCAAAGGAGATCGGTCGCTACGACGGTACCCACCTGCACGATGGCAGGATGCGGATCGTGGTTGGCTGCAATGGCGCAGGGACCGGGAAAGTGTTCGACTTATGACCGACCAGGAGAAAATCATCGCGTACGACCTTGACGCAGCTGGAATAGAGGAGCGCGCCAAGGTTTGTGTCGACCTGGTACAAACGAAAGCTGAGCTGGCCGAGGCTATTGAGATCATTGAGTCTGCGAAGAGGAGCCTTCGCGTAGCGGTTTCAGCGCTATCTAAGATCGATGACATATGCAGCGAGGCTATGGGATGGGGCGACGACGATCACGGATACTGCGATAGGATTCAAGACATCGTGATCGATTGTTTCGGTAGTATCGGCAGAAAATGAGCGAGTTTTACGACATCGTTTGCAACGGCGACGACGACCGTGAAGCCTGGCTAAAGCACAGGTGGAAACTCATCACCGCAAGCGAGGTTCCAGCTATCCTAGGCGTGGTGCCTGGCGCGACCAAGATCTGGCTTGAGAAGAAACGATGGATCGAGCGCAAAGAGCTCGAAGACCCAGGATACCTCGAGATGGGTCACGTAATGGAGCCGCTTGTTGCGGAGCTCTACAGCAAGAAGACCGGTCGCAAGGTTCGACGTTGCCAGTACCTGATGAGGTCAAAGCAGTACCCGTGGCTCGGCGCAACGCTGGACTACGAGATTCTGGATGTTGACGGAAGGCCGATCGTTGGACCGCTTCCGCCTCTTGAGCTGAAGACGACCGGTAATGGAGAGAACTGGCCAGCGAAGGGTGAACCTCACCTGAAGTACCAGATTCAGCTGCAGACTCAGATGATCGTCACGGGCGCCTCCTGGGGTGGACTGTCGGCCGTGATCGGGGCTCCGTTCTTTCATCATAGGTTTGGCGACTTCAGAAGAGACAAGGGCCTGAGCGCTCTCATTGTACGCAAGACCCAGGAGTTTTATGACTCTCTGGCTGGCGACAAGATGCCCGAGTTCCCGGCAGACAACACCACGTCGTCAAAGGACGCGATCGATGCCTTGGACATCATGGCTGGGTCGGCAGTGACCCTACCTGATGAGGCGGTGATCTGGACCAAGGAGCTTCAGGAGACCAAGGATCAGATCTCGGACTTGAAGAAGACAGTAAACGAGCTTGAGAACAGGCTAGCGGAGTCTATCGGGCAGCATGAGCGCGGGCTGCTTCCTGATGGGTCCGGATCCTGGGACTACTCGAAGTACAAACGCAAGAGTTACACGGTCGCGGAGACCGAGGTGCGACAACTGAAATTGAAGAAGAACTATGGAAGAAAGTAAAACCGTACACCTGTGCCTCTTAACCTCTGTCGCGAAGGACGGAATCCACTGCGGTCCGTGTCCGGCCGTTAGGTACATTCCGGCTCCGATGCAAGGAGGGCCCGATTCGTACGCTTGCAAGCTTTTCCGGACAACGATTCGCAAGGGATTGATTGGCTCTCCGGCCAGGTGCGAAGCCTGCCTAGCGGCCGAAGAGAAATAGCGCTTGCGCGTATAGGTTGAGCCTGCTACAACATTTTAACCCGGAGATAGCTATGAAGTTAACGGTAAACCGCCAATCGCTTACGCGCGCTCTCGAAAAAGTTGAGGGCGTCACAGACGACAAGTCTACGATCAGCACCCTAGGTTATGTTCGCATTATGGCTTTCGTCGCTGACGCTGAAGCTGGAGCAACTCTTCAGCTTGCCGGCACGAACCTCAAGATGGCTTTAGAAACTACGATCCCGGCGGACGTGACTGATGCCGGAAAGCTGCTCGTGTCCGTCAAGCCGCTGTCTCGCATCGTAAAGTCCCTTACATCGGAAGAGGTCTCAATGACCCTCGACGGCAGCTCACTGATTGTGAAGGGGGTCGGCACTGCGCGAACGCACAAGCTTCCGACTCGCCCAGCCGACGAGATGCCGAAGATTCCGCTTCCTCCTAAGGACGGGGCGATCACTGTACAGGCGTCAGTGTTCCGCGGACTCGTGAATCGTGTGAGTCACGCTTCGGATCCGGCACCTAACACCGGCAGGTCCGGAGTGATGGTCGAAATCACTGGAGAGGTGATTGCGGTCGCTGCAGCGAACGGATACCAGCTCGCCGCTGTTGAGTCGGCGTCCGGGTGCGCAGCTGATACGAAGTGGGAGCGCCTGATCCCAAGCCTGATGCACCGGGCGCTCGGGGAGATCTGCGAAGACTCACAAACTCTCCAGATCAACCAGGACGAAAACCACATCTATGTTGAGACGGATGAGAGCATGATCGCGTGCATGACGCCGATGGAGCCATTCGTCCCGTGGCGCAATGTTCTCAAGATGATCGAGCCGCGCTCTATCGCGACCGTGAGCTCAGAAGCTCTTACGCAGGCCATCAAAGGCGTAACCTGCGTGAAGCCAGATTCGGTGATCTCTCTGAAGTTTTCAAAGCAGCTCAGCGACATAACGAAGCCTGGGCGAGTGAAGATCGAGATGGTGACCGACTTTACGGCGGACGCTGAGCTTGGAGCCGTAGATATCGTAGAGTGTGACTCCGTAGAACGAGACACCGAGCTTTACATCAGCGCACCTCTCCTGCTGGCTAACATCAAGTCCGCGGCAACCGATGTTGTGTCGATCAAGCTGTCTGAGCCGAATCATCTTACTGTGACAAGCGGCGACTACAAGGCGCTTGTCGCGCTTGTTCAGAAGCCAACGAAGATTTCCGAGGCCGAAAAGAAGGTCGAAGAGAAACCTGCAAAGAAGGGCGCGAAGAAGTGACAACGGATCCTGAGACTGAACTTATCTCGCTTATGAACCTGACAGCTAAGCTGATGGATGACGCGTACACCGGAGGGTCAGACAAGCGTTACGCTGACAAAGAATTCTTGCAAGGAATCTTTGACAAGCTTCAGCTTCTTCCTCCTCGGGTGGCAGCGAAGTTCAGCGAACAAGGTCGATGGGCAGATGCTCACGCAATGATTCAGGTGTCCATTGCAACGTCTGAGCACATCGCGATTCTTCTGAAGCTATCGACGATAATCGATCAGTTGGATGAGATAAAGTCCAAGTCGCAGGGTGACGACGTTCAGACGATCAGCGATCTTCTGAAGATGGCGCAACCGCCCAAGAAGGGCGCAACCGGAGGCAAAGTAAATTGACGGCTATCATTCGAGCAGACGACGAGCGCTTTACCGCGCTGCGCAAGATCTTGGTCAACAACATGAAGTCCCTGGCGCAGGCGTTGCCTCAGGGAATGGGCGGAGACCAGAATCTTAAGAGGTTCGCGCAGGTCTGCGTCAATGCCATTCATACAAATCCAGCACTACTGAATTGCACTCCAGAGAGCTTCTTTCACTCGGTTCGACAGTCTGCGTCTTTGGGACTTGAGCCGAATGGCGCTCTCGGTCTGGCGTACCTGATTCCGTACGGGCGCGAGTGCCAGTTTCAGATCGGGTACAAGGGTCTGTGTGAACTGGCCCGTCGGTCTGGTAACGTAAAGAGCATCTATGCTTACTGCGTATACCCGGGTGACGAATTCCGTTACACCTTGGGCCTTCACCGAGATCTGCAACATGTCCCGGCTGGGATGTCAGACCGAGAAGCTCTTGGAGCTCTTCATGTGATGTCTGATGGTGAAGTGGACATCGACAGGCCGATCTACGCGTATGGAGTTGTTATTCTCAAGTCCGGAGACGCCGAGTTCGAGGTGATCAACCAGCGCTACATTGACAAGGTAAAGAAGGCATCGAAGTCGTCAAACAACCCGAGTTCGCCATGGAACGCATGGGAATCGTCTATGTGGAAAAAGACTGCGATCAAGCAGGTTCTCAAGTACGTCGCCCTGTCGCCGGACGATGCTTTGGCGAAGGTGCTCGAGAGCGACGCAGGGTTCGACATCGGGGCCACGATCGCAGCCGCGGAAGAGAAGCGAGCCGACAAGGAAGCTGTCCAGACGGTAGCCGCCGAGGTCGTAAGCTCGACGCCAACGGTTGAGGTTGCCGAAGCAGATCTGCCGCCCACGGTTGGCGGGAGCGCACTGGTGAGCGAATTCGTTGCCGCCACCGAAGGGCTCGACGCCTCGGATCCTGAACAGCAGAAGCGAACGCGCCGCCGCGCATAGGTAAAGTGAGGCTTTATGATCTTGCTGGTATGTGGTTCTAGAACGATTCCAGAGTTCGATGCCGAGAAGGCGATCGTTGAGTGGATCAATCAGAACGGGAAACCTAGCAAGATCGTGCACGGAGGGTGCCGAGGACCAGATCAGGCTGCTGGCAACGTCGGCAGCCGGTTCTCTGTTCCTGTTCATGTCTACACGGCGGACTGGTCCAAAGGAAGGCGTGCTGGACCCGAGAGAAACGAGCGAATGATTCGGCACTCCGCCGCAACGCATTGCCTGGCTCTATGCGACAAGGATGATCTCGAAGACTCTCGAGGAACTTTTGATTGCGTAACGCGATGCAGGGCTCACAGTATTCCGGTTTGGGTGGTTCATGTTCGCCACAGTGGTTGAGGTCGTTGGTTTCGTTGGCGCCCTGGCGTTCGCGCTATCCGGCATTCCGCAGGCGATTCAGTCTGTTCGCCTTGGAACGTCTCGGGGCATGGCTGGGGGTACGGTTGCGCTGTGGATGGTCGGCGAAGTGGCGATGCTTGCTTACGTGCTGGCGAAGTACCCGTCGGATCTTGCGCTGGTTGGGAATTACTCTGTCAATCTGCTGATTGTTGGAGCAATATCCTGGCTTTGGCTATTCCCGAGGAGGACCAGTGGCTAGCACGAAGGTGTCTCGCAGGTTCCCTTCCGTGCGCCGCCGCGCTGACGATGGTCTGGTCAAGAAGGTGCTTGCGCTTTGTGACGCGCTGCATATCTGGGCGTGGCGCATGAACTCCGGGCTGGTGACGACCGAGAGTGGGTCGAAGGTCCAGCTGTCTCCGCCTGGGACTCCGGATATTTTCCTTGTTGTGAAAGGTAAACCGTGCTTCCTGGAGTGTAAGAAGAAGGGTGGAAAGCTAAATAAAAACCAGGTCGAGTGGGCAAAGCGAGCGGAATCCGAGGGCGTTCGTTTTGCGGTTGCCGACTCGCTTGGGGATGCTAAGTTCTACATTACCGAGTGGATCGCCGGACGATAATTACAAAGGCAGCTGGACGCCTCAAAGATCCAGACGTGACGACTGAGAGCGAATGGATGGCCGGACGATGAAGATCGATGACAGGATTTGGTTGGAGATTAGCGGAGAAAACCTTGACGACGAGCCCAATCGTGTTCAGGTTAGCGGCGACACGCCAGCCAGGGTCGTCAAGGAACTGTCTCCCGTGTCTGCTTTTCGCGTCGGAACATTCATCGAGGTGTTCTACGATAATGAGTGGCAAGACGCCCAGGTGATCGATGGCCCACGAACGGTGAAGGTCGAAGTTGAGTTCAAAACATTCAGCAGCGACGAAGAGATCAAGAAGCGCGGGGTCTACGGACTAACGAGTCAGATCTACGAGACGGTCAGTTTGAATGTCCGACGAGATTGATACCATCTCGAGGTTGAATCGACGGGGAGTGCAGTGGACGAAGAGCCCGCTGTACTCGCACGTCATTTCGGATCCGAACGCGCCACTGTACTACGTCTACCGGCACTACCATGTGAAGGTCGTGGACGGGGTTGAGCGGGAGTTCTCGTATGTGGGATTTGCTGCGAATCCAACAAGCAGATGGTCGTTTCACAAAACTGAGAGCTGCAAAAAGCACAGGTGCGGATATGACTACGTATTCAAAAGAGCAATAAGAAAGTATGGGTCTGACGTATTTCTGCATGAGATACTTTTTGCGTCAGACGAAAGGGACCTGTCGCTCGCCGAGATGGAGCCTAGGTTCGTTAAAGCGTTTCGCTCTTTCATTGGTTGGTGTCCTTCCTTTGGCTACAACGCCACGCTCGGTGGTCAAGGAAGAAGGGGTCTTCATGTAACCGAGAGCTTCATAGCAGAAAGAGCGCTTGAGTATCGCGCACTGACGGGAAATTGGCCGAAAGCAACGACGGAGGAACAGGTCCCCGGAGGACATATTCGCGACACGTGGGGTAGGTACGAATACGCGCTTCGCGAAGGACTAAGGGGTCTTCCGGGAGGTTCATCGTTAGCAAAACTACTTAGTGAAAGGTTTGGCGTGCCAAATAAGGCGGCACTTCCCAGGCTAACAGAAGATTTTGTCTCAGACATGGCATTGGGATTCTTCTGGCGGCACGGGAGCTGGCCAACGCAGTACTCGGGTCGCGTTGACGGTGGATACGAAACTGACACGTGGAGTGGTTACAATACGGCGCTAATGACCGGTGCCAGAGGGCTGCTTGGAGGAAGCTCTCTTGCTAAGCTGTTCGAGGATAGATTTGGGGTTCAGAACATAAGCAACAAACGGCCGATAAACACAGAATTTATACTCGAACGAGCAGCAGAACATAACAGATCCAAAGGGAGGTGGCCTTCTGTTCATTCTGGAAAAGTTGAGAACGGTCATCCTGGAGACACATGGGCAGCTTATCATAGTGCACTATACTCTGGCGCTCGCGGTCTCCCTGGAGGTTCCTCTCTAGCCAAGCTCCTAGCCCCTTTGAAAAATCGACATCGGAACAAAGATTCCGGTTGAAACCGAAGCGTACGGATGATATGGTACAGACATGAGTGCAACTTCCAATTACATTTCACTTGTTGATCGCTCAAACCGCGTTGTCGATTTTGTTTTCTTCAACGACAGACTTTTGTGGGCTACGAAGGCAGCCTTACAAGAAGCTACGGATCTGGTACAGGCCGCCAAGGACGAGGGAACGAAGCTTCGTCTTGTCATCTGGTCCAAATCTCGCTGGCCCGAGTTTTACGCGTCAGTCGACGGCCTGAAAGAGGTCGGCGAGCTGAACCGCAAGAACTTCAACTCCGCCCTTGACGACGAGGACGAGGCCTGATGGCCGCCAAGGTCCAAAAGGGCGATCCGTGGTTTCGGATTCAGGCAGCCGACTGGGACATCGGCAAGGTTGAGCAGCACCACACATGGTTCGACGCGCGGGAGTCCGCCCAGTGCCGCTTTGGCATGGATGTTCAAGTTTCGATTCTAGAACCCGAGCTCGCTAAGGAGCTTGAAGCGAAGATTCAAGAAGATGAACGACGACTTTCAGTTCGCGGGAATACAAGTTCAAAGGTTTCACGAGCCAGGAAGCCCTCCAGGAAATAACGAGTGGTATGGACGCGGCCAATGGCGCGGCGCTACGGTGCTCGTAAGCGTCTGTGACGTTCCTGACAAAAGCTATTACATAGCTGTAGTTGAGTCAGACAGTGGGCAGCAAGCCAGTCGCTACTTCCGTGCCAGCTCCCGCGGGCGAACTCCTCAAGAAGCTTTCGATATCCTGTGCGGTTTACTGGGTGTCAAGTCATGAAAAAGCACGAGCGTGACAAGAAGACAGTGGTGGATCCAGTTGCACACCCACCTCACTATACGTCACATCCTTCAGGCGTTGAGGCTATCGAGATCACCGGCAGCATGAGTTTCCCTCTCGGGAACGCGGCGAAGTACATTCTTCGCCGCAACCACAAGGGATCTCTCCAGCAGGATCTTCGAAAAGCGATCTGGTACTGCAACTACAGCATCAACCAACCGAAGGTTGATCCGGACGAGCTCACAGAGAAGGTGGTGCGGGTCAGCTACGCCGAGAACATTCGCATCGGCATGGCGATCTCGAACATCTTCATGGCAAACAACACAGACAACGAAGAGGCGCGCATCAAGCTGCTAGCCTCAGCAATTGACCTTTTGGAATCGGAGTTGGCAACATGCTGTATGACCAAGTGACGTACTGGGCCCGGATCCTCGTTCTCGTTTTAGTTGCTGTCGCAGGCATCGTTGGCGCAGCCATGTGGCACCAAGCGAATCAGGATGAGGTAGGATCGCTGTTTGTTCTCGTGGTTGCCGGGCTATGCGCCGCAATCCTCGGATCGAGGTTCTTTCGGTGATCGACGCAGATCACATCGTCCGTCTGCTGCTCGCGCTTGTCCTCACTGGCGTGATCATCTTCTGCGTAGCCCTCGCTTCATCGCTTGTGGTCGTGGCGTTCGGCGCAGAAGACTTCAGCGGATACCTTCTGGCTGGAGCGCTTTCGAGCTTGCTCACGGTGGTTTTGGAGTGGACCATGATTCTTTCCTTGGGTGACAAACGATGAGCCGACGACGAGTTTTGGTTTACGTTGCTGGACCTTTTCGAGCGAAGACGCCGTACGAGGTTGAGCTGAATTGCGATCGAGCGCGAGCGGTTGCCGTCGCCGTAGCGAGAACCGTCAGGGGATTCCCATGCTGCCCACACACCATGGGTAGAGGTCTAAGCGGGGCCTGTCCGGATCAGGTCTGGCTCGATGGCGACCTTGACATGATGGAGGTATGCGACGCGGTTGTAGTGCTACCGAACTTCGAGAAATCCACCGGTACACTTGGCGAAGTAGCGGTCGCCTCAACCGAGCGCATCCCGACCTTCTTCCTCACCAAGGTCTCAGATGACCCAGAGGACTTGTTCTCATGTGAGGGTGGCGAGGTTCTTCGTGAACTCCTTGGAGGAGCTGCGTCATGGAGCTGAAGAACCTTAATCTTGGTAAGCTAGTGTCGGTTGCCGCCGGTCTAGCGGAACAAATTGACGCCGCGCTCCACTTCAAGCGACTTGCAGATAAACGACGTAATGGCGCAAGAAAGGCTTGCGCACGGCTTCGTGGGAAGCTATCCTCACTGAAGAACGAAAACGACGAGCTTCAGAAGCAGCTATGGAACGTAAAGCTGGAGCTCGGCGAGAAGAATTCTGAGAACAAAGACCTTCAAACAACTATCCGAATCTTGAGCAAGAATATTGCCGCTTTGGGCGGCAGCGAGGAACAAAAGTAACATGGCACGTAAGACCAATTTCAAGAAGCAAGCCAAGGAACTCACCAACAAGTTTGTTGCCGACCTGTATCCTCTCATGGTTGAGCTGGTTCAGGAGGAAGTTGCGAAGCGCGTTGCCGAGGACAACCGCGCTCAGCTGGAGCTGTTTGCTGATACGCCGGCCGCTGAGGGCGTTGCATATGAGTTCTGTGATGGTGGTACCTTGGGCGCCAATGCGACCGCCAAAGTGATCAACGACACCATTCCGCCAGAGGCTACCGGAGTGATCGAGATCGATATGTCGATTCCTGAGACCGAGCCGCCGACTGACTATGCTGGACTGACCGGCGACGGCGTGACCTTCAGTGTCGCAGTGAGTGATTGACACCGAAATTGGCCCACTGCCGCGAATGTGTTACATTCCTAGCGTGGACCTAGGAATCTTTGACGTTCCAGCGGAAGCGGAGCTAGACGAGGAACAGGACGAGTACCAGGAGCAGGAGCGCCGGGCTAGTACCGATGCTCCTGTCCGACCTGGAGCTGCTCCGGCGCCTCGTCCTGCCCAGGTCGCGTTTGAAGCGACCAAGTCATCAACGCGGACAGACGTTGGCGTTTCGATGGTCTGGCTTGGTATTGGGGCTGTCGCTGGAGCCGCTGTCATGGGACCACTGGGTGCTGCTTCTGGCGCTCTTTTGGTTGGCGCAGCCAGAAACGGGTACCGCGCGTACCTAGGCTGGTCCGGTGCGGACACTACCACTAGACAAGAGGCCACGAAGTCTGCTACAGTCGCTTTGTTTGGAGCCGGCATCTCAGGCATGTTGGCTTTTGCTGCTATGAATAAGAAGGACTCCGACCATGGGTGATGGCGCTTCGACAGTTGTTATGCAAGACCCGCAGGGGTCTATTGTTACGATCTTGCGCCCGTGGTCTGGGTTCGAGGCGACCTACCAGGGTGTCGATCTCGAGATCGAGGTTCCGTTCGTTGGGCCTAATGAGCTCAATCAATACATAGAATTCGACAACAACTCAGGCAAAAGGCCAAATCTGTCCCTAGCGTCCGCCAGGTACGTTTCGGTGCCGCGCGGTTCAAACATAACGATCTGGTTCCCTAGGGTTGGTATCTTTGTCGATACGGATCCAAACCCAACCTGGGTCGAGACCGCATACAAGTACACCTTCCACTGGCGTCTTCGTACTCTTGGTGATTACAGGTTTGATGGTCGTCCGTGGTCGATTCCTGGTTTGCTTCCGGTCGGTCCGGTTGGCGCCGATGTAGACAGTACTGTGCTTCAGACGTTCATTCCGTCTGCTCGCGGCAAGTCTGTAGTGCCGTTCCTCGATGGCGCTGACATTACCCCCCTGTCGTCAACAAACGCGCTTCTGAGGCTGTCCAACGGAGTATACCGCCTAAGCGAGGCGATTACTGATCCGTACCAAATCTACGGAGACACCTTCTTTGAGCCGTACACGACCAAGGCTCTCGGTGACGAGCTCCTGATCACGGCTACGCGAGTGTCCGCCGCTTCCGGCGCTGAGGGCGGCGCAACCGATGGAACATGGGATTTTCAGCAGGCGGACCAACCGTTCAGTGTCTGGTTTGGCAACGAAGCGAACATCGATCCGGCTCCACCTGTCGCTTCGCTTGTAACCGTACCGTTCGGCGGTATTTTGCTATTCACGGAGAACCAGTAACATGCCAGGCGGAACAGGTGTTGGTGGTGGGTACGGACCCGGCGGCGAATACTTCGGAAGGATTCCTCACTACGTTACCGGGTCGTCTCTGCCGGCTGCTGGAGCTTTTAGTGACCAGGCGTTCCAGGCGATCGACAAGGGTACTCTACGTGTGACGTATTGGGTTAAGTACACACGAGGAGCTGCTGGCGGTTTCCCTACGTTCCGTCACGAATACTCTAACGCATCCCCGTTCGAGATAGCTAACGCTTCAGCAGGAACCTACGATGTTGCTCGTGAGATCATTCTTGATCCGACCAGCATTACCGCGGCTGCGCCGAATGCGACCATAGACGCGTTCCTTGAGCAGGTTAACGGTCCGGCTCCGGCGTCTGGAAGCGCGATCACGTTCTGTCTAACCTACGAGCGGCTTCCTGCGGCTTGCAGAGCTGTTAGGCTTCTTGTTGCTGAAGCAGGTGTCGTCGGAACTCCCGGAACGTGTAACATCTATATGACCGTTGATTCTGTGGAAGCATAATACTATCTCGCCCGATGGCTACGGGTGGTGTTTGGTGACTAGCGTGTGGGTTGTGTGTTTCCTTTCGTGTGTTGGTCGGGTGGGAGAGTGGCCTGCATGTGGTGGTGTAGGCCACTCTCCCACTTATTTTTTTGACAGGTCTTGATCTGGGCACTGCCGCAAGCTAGTCTTACGGCATGTTGAAGCTTTCACTGGTTCTAGTAGCTCTGATCGGTATCGCTTGCTCCGTCGAGCAAGGTGTTGAAGAGAGCATCTCTGTCTCAGAGATCTCGTCTCCTGTCGCCCGTTACTCGTTCTGCATCAACGAGTCGGACTGGTCGGAGGAAGAGGTTCTGACGATCTTGGAGGCGGCCGCTTCGTGGAACGAGGTAGCAGCAAGGAACAACGTTCCAGCTGTCATCCACTACGAAGGTGCCTGTAAGTCGTCGGCTCCAATTTCCAGAGACACGTTCTTTGATGGGGTATGCGCAGTTTACCGATACCAGAAAGGCGGGGAGATTGATGCGTTAGTTCAAAAGGAAGCTTCATATTCCGTGATCGGCTTTCACTCTAAGTGCGACATTGGAATCCGGTCTGACGTTTCTAGTAAGCTACAGGTGACGGTTGCTCACGAGTTTGGTCACGCGATTGGGCTCGAACACGGCGAAAAGGGAACCTTGATGTACTACAAGGGTGGACCGGCTGAGCCAACTGAAGGGGACGAGAAGAGTTTGTTTCCGGAGCGCGAATCTTGATTAGAACGAGCTTCTGCTGCATACTGTGTGTGTGCAAAAGGTAAGATCCCGCAAGGCGCCAGTTTTTGGCAAGGTCGACAAGGTCGTAGCTCCTAAGGGCTACCTCGCTAACTCTGAGGGCGGTCCTGCTAGCGAGACGCTGCAGAGCATTCGATCCGACCTTCTGACGAACGGACAGGTCGTCTGGGTGAAGTCCCAGCAGGCGCTGTACGTGTACAGTCAGACCGGGACGGCTCCGGCTTTCCCGCTCGGTGTTGCCGCCTCTCCGGCTGGGTGCTGGCGCCGTGTGGCGCCCGAGCTCTACCAGTTTGGTGCCGGAGCGCCCACGGTCGACGCTGCGTATGTGGGGCAGGAGTACCTAGATACGACCAACGACGTTTGGTACAAGGCTGTCACGACTGGAACGGGCGCGGGCGACTGGGTGCTGGGGGGTGGAACGACCTCTCCTCTGGCGCTGGTTGATCGGCTAAACGCTACGGTGTACGAGACCGCCTGGAAGTTCCTGGGTCCAGGTGTGACAACCAGCGGAGGCCAAGCTGTCATTGACTCGGGATATGTGTCTGTTAAGGAATTTGGGGCGATTGGTGATTACAACCCGGTAACAAACACAGGATCCAATGATACCGCTGCGTTCGCCGCGGCAATGACCTACTGCGAAGCAAACAAGAAGGATCTGTACGTACCTAACGGTGTTTACAGGATCATGAGCACTGTTGTTACGCCACCAAACGGGTTCCGTATGTTTGGAGACGGTCCTCGTTCGATCATCTGGGGCGCCGTCCCTGCTACTGATGCTGTTATCCAGATTGGAAATTTTGACCCTCCTTACGGAACCGCCTTCACCGTCGCGATCGAAAATCTTGCGCTTGAGGGAGGACCCAATCCGGGCAAGTGGGCTCTGCGGGCTGGAGGGCTGACTCGCTCTAGGGTTGATGTGTGGGCACACGGCGGGTTTGAGGCTTTCCTGTCCGTTGCCAGAACGGGGCCTGGGACAACCAACACCATTACTGGAGCAGGAAGCATAGAGCAGTCTTTCGTCCGCATCGTTGGTGACAACGGTGAGATTATGAAGGAGTTGTTTCCTGGAATCGTCCAAGGTTTTCCGGACTATAACCTGTACAGTTATGGGTGGATCAACGCATCCTATGTGAGAATCGATCAGTCTGGGGCAACGGTCGCAGGAATCTACGCCGAGGGCTCATATGGCGGAGCTGGTGCGTCTGGAATATCAGCCTGTTTACAGGGCTGCGGGATCGGGATACACTTAAAGGCGAACTACAGCACACGCCTGGAGGATATTTACTGCGAGAACAACGTAACCAACGATATTCTGATTGAGAATTGTAACTCTATTTTCGTTCACGGGGTTCGCGGCAAAGCTGACATCGTAAACTCTCCGAACGTTATCGTAACTGGAGCAATTTCACCTCGTCCAGACGACACTTCGTATGAGACAGCCATTCTCGGTGGAGGCTCTGGTCCCACTGAGCAAATATCAAAAATACATACGGTGAGACTGAGCGTTCCATACTCATACGGAGGGCAGCCCGTTAGGCCGGCATTTGATCTTAAGGATCCCGTAAATCTGTGCCTGAACGGAGATATGGCGCGGTTTATTCCGGCTTTCCCGAACAGGAACATATGGAATTGGCGCGGATATAGATCAGGATACGTTGCTACCAAGTGTGGGGTTGGTCTAGCGGACACAACCAGAACCAGAAACGCCAGGTGGTGCGCTAAGGTTACGAGGCAGACTGGATTCGGAAATGAGATGACTCAGAACGTCTCGTTACCTCAGTACTACCTAGGAGCGCCGATTGTCTTTAGTGCAAAGGTGAAACTAGCTGGCGACGCAACGTCTGCCGGATTTAGGTTAGGCCACGGAGCAGATTCTGGCGGTATCGCTTGGGACCTGTGGACATTTGGCATTGACTGTGAGAACGGATTCAAATTCTCTACCGTCCTCGGTCGAGTGTCACAGAACATGATCACAAACGGACTTGTTCTGAGCTTTACCCTTCCAAACAACGATACCTCTCAGATATACATCTCAGAATGTCAGTTGTTCGTAGGCTTCGCTGGAGAGCGTGAATATATCCGCGCTGGAGAGAGTGTTGATGGCGCGGTTAGGATTACGCCCGACGGTGTTCTTCAGTCAACGACCAGCGCTGCGCCAGCGCTGACCGACCCGATAACTGGGTTCTCTTGGCAGATCGGAGACGTTGCCACGAACATCGCCCCCTCGGTGCTCGGGGCTCCCGGATCCCAATACGTGATCACTGGATGGATCTGCACACAGACCCTTCCTTCCGTAACCTGGACTGAGATGCGAACTTTAACCGGAACGTAGACTAAAAGCGTTGCGCGACTCTCATCGTTGTGCTATGGTGCAGCTTATGGGAATTCTGCGCGCATCAGCCGTCAGGGAGCGTTCAATCCGTGCTATGGTCGGACAGGTGCGCCAGGTCGCCATTCGCGCGAATATGCCGTCATTCTCAGCGGATCCACTGCTTCCAACGTCTTACAAAGACTTGGTAATGTGGCATACCGCTGATGAGGGTGTTACCACAGTTACCAGTTTTCCGTCTAGCGATCTTACTACATGGTCAAGAACAAATCTTCTTGCCCCGGTAAGCGGGCAGGCTGATCCAGTGGGAGGAAACGGAGCTTGGTTGATAACCGAAAACGGCATAAACGGATCACATTCACTACTAGCAGCAGGATACGTTAATCGACAATCTGGCGACGGAGAGGTTGACATATACTTCAAAAGGAGTAGCGGCACACGCAACGTAGCAGTTGGAACGTCATCAACAAACGCTACGTTAGTAAATTTGTCTGACGGTACGTTCACCCCCATTGGCGGTGGCACCAATCCGGCTGCTTACGCAGTTGTTACCGACGCAGGCGGTGGGTGGTATCGACTAAGGATGCTAATATCGAACACCGCCGTAAGCGCTATAACGGTGTACTTAACAAACAGTGCAACCTCTGTGGGTTCGTACACTGGTGATGGCACATCTGGCATTCTCGCTTACTCATCCAATCAGTGGCACAGACAGCGACTTGTTTCCTCTTGGCTCCCAAAGGACGGAAGTGTTCTGGGAGCGTCGGTTCAGGCTACAGCAGGTAATCAAGCAACTCTTATTTCTGACGGATCTCTAGGCTTCAAGAATACCGTTGGTTGCACCAGGGCAATCACAAAGAATCTAACTGACGATCCAGCTGTCGCGGCGTTGTTATCAGGCACAGACAAGCCGTTCACTTTTTGCTGGGTAGGAAGAACTACTCTGGTTGGAGCTGGAAACATCTTCCGTTTTGCTGGAGCAACAGCGTCTCATAACGTGTTGTCGACCACGTCAACCAGCAGGTTGTCTATATCCAGAACAGATGACGCTTCGTCCACCGTGACCCCGATATTCTCCGCAGAGGACTTCACTGCAGATCGAAACTGGCATCAGTATGCAATAGTATTCGCTGGTACTACGTGTGAGCTTTGGGTCGATGGCTTCAAAACATCCACAACGTTCTCCATGGATGTTGGATTGGCGACTTTTACGTCTCTTGTCACTACGTTTGATTCGTTCTACTGGCGCGAGCGAGCAATCTATAGCCGAGCACTATCACCAGCTGAATTGAGCGGAATACAGACTGGGATGCTGTCTCGTGCGGGGCTTCCTACGCCAGACCTGGAGAGTCCTCTGAACGTTCCTGGTATTCAGGGATGGTGGTCTGCTGACTTTGGAATAAACCTGTCCCAGGGAACGGTTGATCCTGATCTAATTGTGCCAGGTTGGACCAAGACAAACGTTACAGTGACCCAGTCTGGTGGCGTGTATTCAATGAATGAGGCCGCGGACGCAGGATCTGTAGCTCATCAGTTGACGTTCATTACTACGTCAACGGTGGCCGGCTTAGGAAAGCTTACCGTTGAAGCCAAGATGGGGACCAGAAGATGGATCTCGCTGACTGGCGACGGAACAAATGCAAGAGCATGGTTCGATCTTCAGCTTGGTGTAGTTGGTAGCCAGGTATCATGTACTGGTACGATTGTTGATCTTGGCGGAGGCTGGTACAGGTGTAGTATTGAGTTCACAATTAACGGATCGAACGTTAACATCTTCGCCACCAACGTTAATAATGCGCTCAACTACCAGTCGCTCGCTCCAGGCGTTGCGCTTGAAATAAGAAACGTAACAAGAAGTGTTCAGGACAGGGTTGGAAGCTGGTTCGACAGGACATTGGCCAGGTGGTTGATATCTCAGGCATCAAGTTCAACTCAGCCGATGTTCGCCTCATCAACGTTCTACCCGAGTCAGCGAATAAACTCTCTGCCGTCGGTATATATCAATAACCTACAGAAGTCACTAAACAACACGGGACTTGGTCTGGGAGCCATATTCAATGGTGCGGATCGACCAATTTCAACCCTTACGCTATCAAGGATTGATTTGGCAAACGTTGCCCTTGGTGCTCCAGTAGGGTGGCACAACAACTCTACGACTGCGTTTCATTACGCGATGGGACGTAACACTTCAGGAGGTCTCTGGACAACGACCAGAAAGGATGATGCTGCGGTTACTGTGTCGCTAAACTACGGAGCCGTTGCCCTTGGAACGCAGACGCTGAGTGAGGTGTTCTCGGGAACAACCGGAACAATGTTCGTGAATGGTGTCCAGCTTGGTACTGGACCAATAGACGTAGGCACGATTACCGGACCAAACTGGGGAGCTCTATTTATAGCCCAGGCCACCAGAGAGATAATACTTTCAAACAGGCAACTTACGTCAACTGAGCGTGTTGCGCTTGAGACCGGAGAGAAGAGAAGATCTGGTCTAATTTGAGTAACACAATACTGGCTGCTGTGACAAGTTGATGATTAAGATCGGTTGTGGTACTAATATGCGCTTTTCATTTCTTACCAGCCGAGCAGCGCCGTAGGAGTGTGCGAGGACAACGTTTGCAGCATTGGGGAGACCTGTCTCGGCGGAGATTCCTGGCAACACGAATGCTCAGCAGATCCTCAACTACGATGCCAGAGCGGCAAAGCGATACTGGGAGCGCGCCCCGTCATACTCTCATACCGCTGGAATCACGAACGTTCCGGCAAACATTACGATCAGGAAGGCAATCGGATCCAGCGGGGAGCAGATCTTCATGATCGATAACCCGGACGAGACTGCCGGGCAGACCTTCCGTTCAAAGGGGCGCCTGATCGCGATTCCTGCCGACAAGGTGTCGGTGGTTGTGGTTAGGTAGATTCCTCTTGCGAACAAACCTCGGGCATGATAGAACAGTGTCATGCCCGAGATCGAACTCTTCCAAGCGTTTCAAACGCAAAACTGGTATGCGGTGGCGGCCCTGCTCATGTTCGGGCTGCTGGCGCTTCTCAAGGCCAATCCGTTTGGCCGTGTCATCTGGGACTGGCTGGACCAGCACAACGCGAAGTCGGCGGTTCCGGTCGCCCTTGCGTTCGCAACCGGCTTCACCGAGGCGTACACCGCTGGCGTTGAGTGGCCCGTAGCGATCCTGCGCGGAATCAGCGCGATCATTTTCGTTGCGCTTCCTGCGATGGGTGTGCATAGTGCTCTGAAGGACTCAGCCCTTCCTTACGGTGGCACCCCTAACAACTTGGAGAAGTGAATCGAATGTCTCAGCAGGACTACTTTGATGATGTTCCCGAAATTCTCAATGGCCTAGGAGGGCTCTTCGACGGCTCCGAGGGTCTCGGTGAGCTTCACAAGGTGAAGCACCGAATGGATCCTGGTGGGACCGGATTCATTTACTCTGTGCAGTGCGAAAACTGCGGACGAAACGTAAACATCGGTGTCACCTGGCTCGAGCTTGTGCAGTGTGCGAACAAGAAGCTGCCGATCGATCCACGAAGCCGTCAGCCGTGGCGCTACGACGCCCATCAGGGCGGCTGCTGTCCTCCGGTTGGCTGCGGCGGTTGTCGTCGACCACTGATGATTCTGTTCTACCCGGACGAGGCTGAGCGAAGGGTGCACGAAGGAATCCAATCGCAAAAAGTCAACGTTCAGTGGGTCCAGCAGGTGTCGCAGCAACTGGCGCGCCAGCGCTGAATCTGACATCATACCGCTATGACCGGATCGCGATGTCCCGACACCACGACCGACCTTAGCAGAGCAGAAGCCACGAGCATTCTGGAACCGTACTTCGTTGCGGCCCAAGAGGTGTTCGTGGCTTTTGGCTATGACAAGTGCGCGAAGGTTCGTTTCTCTGTGTCATCTGCGATGCACGACTCGCCGAGGCACTTCGCTGCCTGCTCAGGAGATGGTGCGCGAATCATCTGCGCACCGGAGCTTGCTGAGCTTCCTGAGCACTTTGTGATCGGAATCATGTTCCACGAGCTTGGGCACGCGGCCGACCTATCTATGCCTGGCTACCACTACTTTGGAGCCAACGGCATCACATTGCGTCGACGAGAGAGCTACAGCGACCACGAGTGGCGAAAGATCGTGCGCGCCTGGGATGAGCGCGACTACGACACCGTTGAGCGGACAGCCGACTCGATCGCGAACATGGTGAGCGGTCTAAGCATCGGCTACTCCGGACCGTGCCAGCTGCAGACGTTCGAGGCCGGAGAAGATAGGCCGACCGGTTTGCGATAAATTGCTTGACCCGACAACAACCCGAAGTCAGAATAGGCGAACCTGCATGAACAAGAAGATCGCTAAGGCTGTTGAGTTGCTTGAATCCGGTAAGTTCTCCTCCGTGAACGAGGTGGTGAAGGAAGCTGGGTTCCCATCGCGTGAAGCCATGAAGAACGCGTTTGCGCGACATGGACTGCGATCTCCGATCAACTACCTTAACGTAGCTCCTGTGAGCGCTAAAGCGGCGACTCACCCAAAAGCAGATGCTGTGAGCGCGGATGGTCTTCCGGAGCTGAAGAAGTGGTGTACCCCTGCTCAAGAGCGCGCGATCGACAGCCTGATCAAGCACGGGAGCATCACGGCCGCTGCCGAGGCGCTCAAGACGGAGCCGACAAAGCTGCGACGCTGGCTGTCCGAGGCGAAGCGCAGAGCTGCTCGCGCCGGGTGGTCTCCTGAGCATGACATGGTGAAGCCTGTTCCCGAAGGCTTCCATGTGAAGGGCGTGAGCACGTACTACGACGCCGATGGACGACCCAAGGGACAGTGGGTGAAATCCAAGGTCGACGAGGAGCACCGGGTCCAGATGCTTCTGGATGCTCTTGAGAAGGCTATCGAGCCGCGGAAGGGATGCTTGGAGCCGATTAAGGCGCCGAAGCAGAATGAGAAGGATCTGCTATGTTTGTATGTCATGGGCGATCCGCATGTTGGTATGTACTCATGGGCCGCCGAAACCGGATCGGATTTTGATGTAAGCATTGCCGAAAGAAATCTTGTAAATGCGGTTGATCACCTTGTTGCGCTAGCTCCTCCGGCTGATGAAGCGCTGATCTTGAATCTGGGTGACTATTTCCACTCCGATTCAGTCTTGAACCGAACAATGCGGAGCGGGCACAGTCTCGATGTGGACACTCGATGGGGACGCGTGCTCCAAGTTGGGATTCGCGCTATGCAGCGGTGCATCGATCGTGCTCTTGAGAAACACAAGCACGTCACAGTTATAAACGAGATCGGTAACCATGACGACCACAGCTCGATTATGCTTGGTGTAGCTCTCGCAGCCTTCTACCATAAGGAACCTCGCGTAACGATTGATTGCTCCCCGTCTCCTTTTCACTGGTATCGGTGGGACAAATGCTTGATCGGTGTTACTCACGGTGACGGACCGAAGTTGGCTCAGCTTCCTGGGATCATGGCATCTGACAAGCCAGAGGACTGGGGACAAACAAAGTACAGGTATTGGTACACTGGCCACGTCCACTCAGATGCGCTCGCTGAGTTTCCTGGTTGTGTTGTGGAATCATTCAGAACCCTCGCGCCGCGCGATATGTACGCAACGAGGGCCGGATACAGGTCTATGCAGGACATGAAGATGGATGTGCTGCACAAGGAACATGGTCGCATAAATCGCCATATCGTGGGCATTGAGCAGCTTACTAAGAAGAAGTGACATGAAGCGCGCGTCTGATGATACGAAGTATATCGTGTACCTGGTTTTAGAGAGAACCTCTGGAATGGGTTATGTTGGAGTAACATGCAAAACTCTGAAAATCAGATGGGAACAGCATATTAGGGATTCTAGGCGAGGCAACGGTAGCTCCGGAAGCCTGCAGGAAGCAATTCGCCGTTACGGCAGAGAATCTTTTGACGTGCTTGTTTTGCAAGAGAACGTCCACAGTGACGAGGTAAAGCGCGCAGAGCATACATGGATTTTCTTGAAGTCCACGATGAGCCCACTCGGCTTCAATAAGCTAGAAGGCGGAAGGGGAGTTTGCGGATATAGGTGCACAGACGATGAGCGCAAGGCAATGTCAGCCATGCGAAGATCGATCAATGGTAAAAGTGAAGTTAGAGAAAGAGTTTCTGACCAATTCAAAAAGTTGTGGCAGAGCGCCGACCACAGGCGAACGATCTCTGATCGCAGAAAGGAGACGTGGAAGAGACCTGAGTATCGTGACGCTGTTTCATCTATGATGAGAGAGAAGTGGGATACGGATGCTTACAAATCGCTAATATCTGAGACCAAAAGGGTCACCGGTCCGGTCTCTGGAAGATACAAAGGCGTACACTTCTGTAAGTCGCGAAATCGGTGGGAAGCTAGGCTGAGAGCAGACGGAAAGAAGATTAGTTGCGGACGCTTTGCGTCCGAAGAAGACGCTGCTCGCGCCTATGACGTAGCCGCTCGTTTACACTCAGGACCCGGTTGTTTCTTAAATTTTCCAACCGATCAAGAGCGCGCCGACTGGCTAGAGCTCAAAGCTTCACTCGAAAGCAAACGGAAGTCAAAATGACCTGCGTGGTAGGAATCTCAAACGGTCGACGGGTCTTGATTGGCGCAGACTCTGCGTTCTCCGACAACAACAACGTAATCGTAACAGACTCCCCTCAGAAGGCGTGGAGGCTCGGAGATTTTGCTGTTGGGTTCTGCGGCGATATGGATTGCATTGTCTCTCAGCGCCGTGAACTCGGCAAGACAGAGTACTCCTCGATCGAAGAGATCGTTGACGCGATCAACGAACACGCTCCAAAGAACGCCTCGTATGAGTATCTGATAGCCAAGGGGGCGAAGCTCTGGTGCGGCACAGAGAAGGCATTCTGGTCTTGCCAGGATCGGCGATCTGGAAGAAGAATCTCTAGAGCGTCCTTCGCTATTGGAAGCGGGGCAGAAATAGCCCTTGGAGCGCTATACGATCCTAGACATCGTTCCGATCACAAGAAGGTTCTGACCGCACTCGAAGCGGCTGCATACCACACAAATGGAGTTCGCCCGCCTTTCAGAATTGTTTCCACCTGAAAGCTGTGATAGCATCGTTTGATGCGAGGCTCTGAATGGATAAAGGGGATCCCTAACTCCGGCCGAGCTAGGGAAGATGCCGTCATAAACGCCGTCCGTGTCGGCCTTTGCCTTCCCGTTGAATGGGTCGAGGTTCCGGTCAACGCGCTGATCAAAGACGGAGAGAACGAGCGTCTTGTTCGTGCAACGGTGTTCGTTAGCCGAGACGTTCTGTCGGTTGGCGAGCCAGACGACTACATTCGAGTGAATGGGTCAGCTGAGACCGCGCAACGGATCGCCGACATCTGCGGCACAGTGCTTCCGACCAGCAAGATCTGCGATCTGATCTACACTCTTGCGAAGACGCGCCGCCAAGCGATCGAGCCCTGTATTCAGCCGTCAGTACCTTCTGACAGAACAAGGAAGGGCTTCTCTCCGCTGATGAATGACACAGCTGCCATGGTGCAGCATTCTCGCGCGATCGATGAGCGTCTGAAGAAGCTTGGAGTTCAGCCTATTGTCGTGTCGAATGCCGGCAAGGACTGGATCCTGTCGAACAAGCTGACGGGGAACCTGGCTGCCAACTATGGCTGGTTCTCTCCGTCTGCGCCCTACAGAAAAGGTCTAGGTCATCGCCTGTGGCAGCCTGCCGCAACGGCTCACGACCTTCACCATACGGACTACTCTCAGACGATTCGCCTGGTCAAGGCGACCATGATCGTCGATGGCGCGGAGCGCAATGTGCTTGATATTGCTTCCGATCCTGTTCTGTGGCAACTTGTCAGTGACGAAGGGCCACTTCGCGTCAAGCGAGTTCCGGGGGTCAAGATGACTGACTCAAGAGACGAGAAGACCATTCCTGGTATTGTGATTGGAGGCGGAGAGTCTCCGCTGTACGGTTACGACGTGTCTCATCACCAGAATCCGGCAACGGTAAACTGGAGCGAGATGGGTCGCATCGCTGATTTCGTGATCGTTCGCGCGACCTACGGAACGATGAAGGACCGCCAGACGGCTGAGCATGTTAAGCGGGCTCGTGACGCTGGGCTCTCCGTTGGCCTGTATCACTTCTTCCGGCCTTCGCAGAATTGGATCGATCAGCTGAATGTGTTCTCTGAGGTGTCAGAGGCGGCCGGAATCGGTCCAGGCGACATCGTGCCGGCGCTTGACATCGAGCGAGATCCGAAGCCTACCCCTCAGGATCCTAACTCGTCCTGGAGCGGAATCTGCGAAGCGCTGGCCGCTTCGATGGCTCGCCAATGGGGCGATGCGCTGATCTACATCACGAAGCGCGACTGGGGGCTGTTGGGAAGTCCGAAGTGGGTATGCCGGTATCATCTGTGGGTTCCTCATTGGAGGCGACCTGGAGATCAGATCTGGCCGCCGCTCGATCCTGCTGTTCCTGAGGGCGCGAAGTGGGCGATTCACCAGTACGGTGTTTCAAAGGGCGTTGGTAGGGCCGGCGTTCAGTTTGACGGAGCTGGTGCGTTGGACCGGAACAGAGCTCGAGAGATTCCTCGCATTCCGAGCGTTGACGTGAAGCCCAGTCCGACGTTTGATCTAGAGACGACCGTGAAGGCGTCCCTGGCTCAGGTTGATGTTGACTGGGACGAGTACCGCGCTTCTAGAGCAAAGATTGTAGAGAGCGACGATGAATAGGTGCGATCCCATCCAGCTATCAGAATACGCTCCGATAACTAAGGCAACCCTTGAGGCGCTTGAGACGAAGTCTATGAAGCTTGCCTTCGAGCGAGCTCGAATCTCTGGCGCGATTGATCGCGACGGTGACGCTCACAAGGCGATCGGAATCTACGGGTGCGGCTCGTGGGGCTGCGCTATCGCTCTAGAGGATCCGACTCTTGTTGCAAAGATCACGCGCGACGACACCGAGGTCCAAACGTGGGAAACGGTTCGCAGGCTGCAGAAGATTGACTCTGATATAAAAAGAGCTTTCGTTGAGGTTCACTCGATCGAAGAGGTGACAGCTCGCGGGTCTGATCCGTGCTGGGTCATAACGAGAGAATCCACGAAGCCGTTGTTCAGCCATAAGCAGAGCTCACGCGGACTGTGGGCGTCGGACCTGACAAACCAGTACATCACTGGAATAGGAGGGATGGAAGGCGTCTCGTGGCGATCGAACTTCAACAACCCGTTCTCCGATGCGCTGGAGTCAATGATCGAACTTGGCTTCTCGATCGATGACGCGGCCGTGGAGCGGATCAACAACCTGAAGCACGGGTTTGATGTTCTGGATGCTGTCGAGATGATGAGCTTCAAGGCTTTTCGTGCGTGCATGGAGTCTGGCAAGGATCGAGACAAGGCTTTGCAGTACTGGGTTGATCAGTTTTCAAACAAGCTAGCTGAGATTCGTCCTGGACCGCTGTGGGAGATTCGTGGTGGACTGTACGCCTACATGCAGCACGATGAGGTTCCGTGGGTGGGTGACCTACACGCCGGTAACTTTGGGTGGCGTCAGAAATGTGAGAACGACCCACCGAAATCGCTTGTCATCTATGATTTCCAAGGCAAGATGATGCCTAAGGGATGACAACACTACCTATCAACCAGCAGACAGCCGAGTTTGTTCGCAGGAAATGGGGAAACTTTGGTTTCCGCGTGATTCAGAAGGTTCTGGCATCGGACGGCGTTCTGAAGGCTGGGCGCGAGAAGGTTCGCGTCGCTGAGTACGTCGGTTGTGGAATGCAAGGGTGTGCGCTGAGAACCGACGATGGCCGGATCCTGAAGTTCACCGACGATCGGTCTGAGGCTGCCGTGTGGCGCGCCGCCAGCAAGGTGAAGCGCCCGCTAGGGCTACCTCGTGTGTTCTGGGTTGGCGACATGAACGGCGTCTCGTGTGTGCTGCGAGAAGATATCGATCCGCTGGTGATGCAGCAAAGCGCGTGCCGCTACACGGTATCTCCTCGTACGGCTAGGTATGTTCAAGCTGAAATTGACTCATGGGGCTACGAATACCCTGAGACATTGTTCGATCAGCTGTGCAACTGTGGCGATGATGCGAAAACCGGAACGCTTAGGTCTGTTCTGGAGACTCTGTCGAACCTTGAGGATCTCGTGTTCTCAATGGAGGAACACGTCGATCTTGGAGTTTCCAGGAACTCTCTTCTGGAAGAGTTTGGGTACTCGTACCGGGGCTGCATTGAGGAGCTTCCGGAAGGCATCGCGTCTGAGCTGAAGCAAACCTTGCTAGCTTTCGCCGATGAGAATATATTCATCTCAGATCTGCACACCGGGAACATCGGGTGGCGCAAGGGATCTGATGATCTGCTATGTTTCGACATGCAGTGCATCACCGTTGAGTGATCGGAGAACTCCATGGAAGCTGCCCAGAGAGAGCTGTATTCAAACTGGAAGCGACTCGTGAATATGAGCGCCGAAGAGATCGAAGCATTTCTTGCCGAGCCCGAGGGTCAGGTGGCTGGTCTGAGCCGAGAGGAGGCGCGCAAGCAGGGAATCCGGTCAGGCCAGGACTCAGCTCGTCGCATCATCAAGATGAAGCGCAAGCCGGTTGAAGAGTGGACAATAACTGACTGGGATTGGGCGCAACGACAGGTCGCGTTCATTCGCCGAATGAGCGGAATGCAGGGAGCGATGTACGACTCGAATGGTGCTCCCACGCGTAAGCTCCTGGCGCTCATGGTATGGGGTCATATGCCCTCATCTGTAAAACACAAGATATCTGGCAGAGTTACGGTTCGACCCGGTGCGCGATGACGTTTCGTCACTGTTTCCGTGACACAAAGATCAATGACCCGTTGATTAAACTTGCCGGTCGTGGCATAGTGCCACGATGGTCGACTCAGCACAGGGTATTCCTGCACTCATCAGCCCGCGAAGGTGGGCTGCTAACTCTGAGGGTGGGCATCCCGGCAACACGCTAGAGAATCTCATCGCAACTCCGCTGCCCGACGGGTGCATGTGCTGGGTTGTTTCGCAGCAGGCGCTGTACGCGTTTGAAAAGGACAACACTAACCCGGTTGCGTTCCCTGAAGTCGTAGCTGCCGGAGGAGGAGGTCGCTGGGTTCAGATCAGCTACTCTCTGGAGCCCGGGGACACTCTAGTAAACGGGGCGTTCCGTGAGGTTCTTCCGACAGGAGATCCGTTCTACGCATCAGCGACGTGGTACACGTCGCCTGCGAAGGTTCAGAAGATTCTCGAGGAGATTGTTGTTAGGGATCCTACGGGTCTGCCGAGCACGATTACTACCCTGTACTATGACATCTATGGTACTCTCGTGCTTACCGTGATTGACGCGATCACATACTCGAACTTGGTCGAGTCAACCAGGAACAGAACGGTAGTCTAAAAATGGCCGGTTCAGGTACCACGGGCGTGATCACTCCGGTTGCTGTGCTCTACGACAGCGCCGGAAATGCGCTGAGCGTAACGTCCTCCAGGCTGGACACGAACGCCAGGTGCAGCGACGGATCCGGAAATGCGATGGTTGTCGAAAGCGAAAGGCTTTTGACCAGCTCCGTGATGACTGATTTTCAGAATCAGGGAATCGATCTTTCTACGGACGCGTTCGGACGACTTCGGGTAAGCGAGCCAGGAACCATTTTTGATAGCAAGCAGGTGTTTTTTGATCCTGCCTTGTATTACACCGGCAATACTGCGTCCGGCGGGACATCCGTATACAACAACAGCCGTTCAAGCACACTGCTTTCTTGCACCTCTACCGTTGGTAGCACCGCGATTCGCCAGACAAAACGATACTTCAATTACCAACCAGGGAAGAGCTTTCAGGTCTTCGTTACCTTCGTGGCTACGAACGGTGGTGTCGCGAACACTACCAAGCGAGTAGGTTACTACGACGACAACAATGGTCTAATCTTCCAGCTCAGCGGCACAACGGCACAATTTGTTCGCAGGACAAACACGTCTGGAGTTCCGGTAAACAACGTTGTAAACCAGGCAGCATGGAACGTTGATCCGCTTGATGGTACAGGCCCAAGCGGGTACACAGCTGACTTCTCCAAGAGCCAGATTCTGTTCATTGACTTCGAGTGGCTCGGGGTTGGCATCGCGCGAATGGGCTTCGTAATTGACGGCAAGCTCGTGCTGTGTCACGTGTTTAGAAACGCGAACGTTCTTGATATCGTATATATGCGCTCTCCGAATCTTCCGGTACGATGGGAGATCGTTGGAGACGGAGCCGCCTCGTCGATCGAGGCGATCTGTTGCTCGGTCGCATCCGAAGGCGGGCAACAGGTGCTTGGTCTCACAAGAAGCGTCGACAGGGGAGTGACCGGAAAGGTCATAAGCAACGCCTCGCTGGAGCAGGTGATCGCTATTCGGCTTCAGTCTTCACTGAATCGCGCTCCGGTTATTCCGAGCGGTTTCTCGATCACAACTAGCACGAATGCAAACGCTTATTGGTCGATTCTTCTGAACCCAACCGTGTCCGGCGCCGCAGTCTGGACCCCTGTAGCAAACTCTGCGATTGAGTTCGACGTGAACCTTACTGCACAAGGCTCTCGGGTGGTTACCGGTGGAACTGTTCTTCAGAGCGGATACTTTTCTGAAGACCTGGACTCGACAGATAATTCTCTTGCATCGATTCTGACACTAGCCTCTAGTTTTGCTGGTACTAGTGACGTTTTGGTTCTGGCTGCACAAAATATCGCCGCACAAAACGAGACGTTCTTTGGGTCCTTGCGCTGGACGGAGCCAACATGAAGCGTTACTCGGCTAAGGAGTTAGCGATCGGTACCGAGGTTGAACTTGAGCACACCTCGGACCGAGCAATAGCAAGGCGTATCGCGAAGGACCACTTAGACGAGGATCCGAAATACTACTCGCATCTGGCTGAGTGCGGGATGCTTCACAATCCCACGCTTGCTCCTCAGAAGGAGAACGGCGTCAGAGCGATCTTTTGGGAGGATCGGTGGGTTCCTCTCAAGAAGAACCAGTACCACGAGGACTTCGCCGCCGAGCTCGGAAGAAGCTTGCCGTCGTTGTTTCGCGACGGAGCGATCACTCAGTGGGATGGCATCTTCAATCTCAACAAGCTCACCAAGCGAACTCAGCGCATCATCGCTGACCGGCTGATCGACGTTCCGGTGATCGGAATCGATCGCATCGAAATCTACACAAACAGCGCAGAGCCTCACGAGGAGAGGTACTACGGCACCGTTCCGCTTGAGCAGGCAATGACGGCCGATTACCCAATTCATGGGCCCGAGCAAGCGATGACTCCGAATGGCTGGAACGAGTATTCGTTCGGCCACTACGTCTGGGTGGTCGACAGCAAGAGTATGCCAGTGATCGGAGAGGGCCCGTACGGTCCGTTCTCCCTGGACAAGCCTGAGGCTTTCGCCAGGATCGGAGCTCAGCACGGCGCGCGAGGTCGAGTCGTGTCCAAGGGATTGGATCCCGAATCAAGGTCTTTCGATGTGGTTCGCGTCTACTTGCCGAGCAAACGGTAGTCTGCTATTCTTAGCCCTATGCTGCGCGCAGACTTCGTAGACACGCTTCCTGAAGACGAGATTCCGAACGGGCGTTACGTCGCCCGCAGTGGAAGCCAGGCTTATCAGGTTTTGAATGCCATGGTGGTCGCTGGTGAGGCGAAGCTGCTTGGTGAGCGTCGAGAGGACGACGGAACTAGTGTCATCGCCGTGCAGGTCGGAAAGTCTGGCGTTGCTGACGAAGGCTCGCTAGTCTCTTCAGGAATGAATCGCAACCCACAGATCGGCATCGGCGCCCAATTCTTCTCTACGGCATTAAAGACGTACCGTGGTTGGAAAGAGGCCTGGTGGCGTGAAGCGATTCAGAACAGCGTTGACGCTGGCGCGACTCGCATCGAGTGTGAGTGCGTGAGCATAGACGGAGGAAACGTCCGCGTGTCTGTCATCGACAACGGCGGAGGCATGAATGATGACGTTCTTCTGAATAAGTTCTTGGTGCTTGGCGGAACAACCAAGAAAACCGGTTCTGGATCAACTGGCGGATTCGGTAAAGCGAAGGAATTGCTGATTCTTCCGTGGCTCGGCTGGGAGATTCAGAGTCGAGACCTGATCGTTACCGGACAGAACATTTCGTATGAGGTTTCAAAGGGCACCGACATCGGCGGCACACGTCTGACGGTGATTATGCCAGGCGACGACTCGACCGATATCTCCTGCGCTATCGCGTTCGTGTCTAAGTGCTTTCTGCCCGGAGTCTCTTTCACGTTTAGGAACAGTGACGGTGTAGTTTCAGTGAGCAAAGACAGCTCACCGAATCTCGCGCCCGGCGAAACAATCAAGGAGGTAGCCGGGAAGGCTGAAATCTGCTTCGCTAAGGGTTTCGAGAAGAGTCAGCGTTTTGAAAACCGAATGCTGATTCGAGCCAAGAGCGCTGACGGTCGTGGGTCGCTGTTCATGTGGAGCGAGCATCTCCCTGATGACGTGAAGGGTCAGCTGATCTGCGAGATCACTGGACCAACAATCGAGCTTCTGAACGACAATCGCCAATCATGGAGAGACTGGGAGCTTGAGAACGCAATCAGCAAGTTCCGCAACCAGCTTGCTGTGGACGTGAAGTCTGCTCTTCGAGGCAAAGAGAAGATTGAGCGCGTCAAGTACCAAGGTTCTGGTAAGTTCTCTGCCGAGGATAAGCGCGCTCAACAGCGAGCTGCGGCTGCGCTTACTGAATGCATTGACGCCGACTACTCTGGTAAGCCCGTTGAGATATCAGCCAAGAACCAGGCGCAAGCGTTGAGGATCCTAGAGTCTCTTCTTGGCAGGTTTTCGTCTGGCGGATCTGACTCATTATCGCTAATATCTTCCAGCGAAACAGCTGGAGCAGTGTTGTCGGCGATTGGCGTAGCCGGACCATCTCAGGTAGAAGCCATTGCTCGACAGCTTGTGTGGCAACCAGACTTCTACCTGTACTCGGTGATTCCCGGTTACACGATTCCGAAGAAGTTCAAGCCAGAGGGCATGTCCGACCCGATGCGCAAGCTGGCTAAGATGTGGGCTGAAACCTGCAGGATGGTGTTAGCTAACCTAGGGTGTACAAAAGAGTACGGCATTGGTTTCGTGTTCGACAACGGAGCCGAGTCCTATGGCGATGTTCAGGCTGCTTCGTGTCTAACCGACGAGGAAGACGAGACGTGGCTTCTGCTGAACCCGTTCAAAGATGGGGCTTCGATGTCGGAGCTGCTCAGCGTCACCAGCAAAGACGACCTCGATCTACTGCTTGCTCTGGCAATTCACGAGTGTACGCACATGGCAAACGGGATCTCGTACCATAACGAATCCTTCTCCTCAGCGTTCACTATGAACGTTGCTAAGTGCGCTCGACTTCGCGAGGGTATGCCCAAGCTGAAGCGAGCCGTCTACTCCGAGGTGAAGGCAAGCAAGGATCCGAAGGAGAAGCGGGTTGCTAAGCCGCGCGAGGAGCTTGGAGGCGAGATCGATGACATTGGGTTCGCGCCAGATCTTTCCGGCTCAGAGGTGAAACTCTGGGACGCGGACAAGTGGGAGGGTGTGACTGGCGTTGCCATTGAGACTCCAAAAGGTCTCTACTATGAGTTCTTTGCTCAGTCCCCAGCTAGACTCGGTCGCGGAACCTTCGTGAGAATCAGCGATCGTCAGGCGTCTCTGGTGCTTGAACAGGAATATCCAGGACAGTACCGAGAGCAAGACGCTTGGGGCAAGTTGCGTAAGCTGATCCGAGAAACGTTCGCCAGAAACTATCCAGGTGACTTTGATGGGGTTACCTACGCTACCGACCAGAGCTGGGGCGACGTGCTTGATCGGTGGCGACCATACGACACATCAGGAATGATTTCAGACACTCCGTTTGGCACTTGACGAGGAGGCGGATCACATGCCAGAGTCCGGCAGGAACACTTCCAAACCCAGACCGACATGGATCAGCTCTCAACAGAAGTCGAAGGACCGAATAACCTCCTGCTCACGCGGCTGCCGGATCAAGGTAAGCACGTTCCGAAGAAGCGTCGCCGCCGTAAAGACGAAGAGCCGGAAAAAGCAATACCTCTACAGGGATACGTAACCGAGATCCTGCTGAAGCCGATCAACGGCGGAAAGGGTCGGTACGTTTCCTCGTCGAGCGAAGCTGCGTTCTGCTGGGATCCTGGGCTGAGGGCGTTCTTCTCCGATGGCCCACAGCACCTTAAGGAGCTGTTCGACACGATCGGCATCACCATCAAGCATCTCGAACTTTGGTTTACAAAGCTCGAGAAGATGACCGAACCGCAAGCTGCGGCGCTGATCGGACTCATCCGCTGCGGCGCGCTAAATCCGAAGATCGCAACTTCTCTCATCACTGCTTTGGGCATGATTGAGATCGGAGCAATTCGCGCCTTTCAGGGCAATGCGCTAGACCTCGCTCAGCGACTGTTGGATGAGGGTCAACTGACTGAGGAAGAGCTTATCCGCCACTTCAATTACGAGTCGTACGGCTCCGAGCTGATGCGCACTCTAGATCGCAAAGACATCGGCGATCTTGATGAACGCGAACTTGGTGAAAGCTGGGTCGAAGAGGTATACTCCGGTATCGGAAACGTTTCTCCGGACCTTCGTAGACAGCACTTTGGAGTGCAGTCGTTCTCGGAGGAGATATCTAGGCGCGTTATCGAGTTTACGGTGGACGGACGACCATGGCTAATCGAGAAGACGTTGACCTGAGCGCGTACCTGGCTCCCAAGGGAAAGGCTCCTGGAATCGGAGCGGAGACCGGAACGACCGTGCGAGACGGAATCTCGGTCTACAAGAGCCCGCACGGCAGTAACCGGTACCTGTACTCGAAGCAGGGCGCTGCCGTAGGCGTTCTTCAGGTAGTGGAGATATCTCCGGGCATCTCCGTGATCGCCAACGTCTACACGTCTCCTGAGTGGCGCAGGAAGGGTATCGCGACGAAGCTGTATGAGCGAGCGTCGAAGGACTTTGAGATTCGGCTACCTGACAAGCGAATGATGAGCGGCGATGGGCTGGCGTGGTCGGGAAGAGTTTCTGGGTTCCGGAAGAACGGTTACGGGTGCCAAGCGAAGTGGCTAAAAGAGTATCTTGATCAAGATGTCGACTACTACGACTATGGTTGGTTGACTGACGAATGGTCAGATGGTGAGTTTGATGAGGGGTACGAAAACCTTCCTGAGGACAAAAAGAAAGAGTTCGAGAAGTACGTTGACGAGTATATACAACAAAATGATCTAGGGCTCGAAGCTCCGGCATATCGCTACTTTGGGAATACTGAGGTTCTTCCAGAAGGAACCTGGCTGATTCACTTTACGTCCAAAAACTTCTCGTCGTTCAAATACGGAGCTACGCTTGAAACGCTGGCGATGTCGACTCATTTCAACAAGCAAGAGGCTTCCTGTCCGGAGAATGTTAGCGACAATATAGGGTTATACGAAGTCATATGGGCGTTCGCAATGGATGCATCCGACAGTTGGAGAGATATAAGGAGCGCCTCTTCTCAGTATGGGCGTAACTTTGTTTTGTTCAAAACAGACTGCGCTGTGAAGTCGTTTCACGTAACGGACAACCAGTGGCAGTGTATATTCCCGATCTGTTCCGAGTACAGTGTTTTCACTGGCTCCGTGTCTGGGGGCGGGAATGTTTGGCTTGACCCAGATTCGCTGATTGGCTTTGATGGCGCCGAATGCGACAGCATAGAGGAGGCTGTGGAGCTTGCTGAGCGAGCCCTGGATGGCGAGTTCAAGAACAAGAAAGAGGAGGACGAAGAAGAAGAGGACGAGAAGGAACTCGAGCCAAACAAGCGCATTCAGCTGAACTTTGAGGAGGCCAACAAGGCTGCGCAGAAGATCCTGGAAAGGATGTTCGAGTCTATCGATCCTGTTTGGATCGAAGCGGACAACTCAAAGTTGGAAACGCTACGCGGGGTTCCGCTCTACGAGGCATTTGGAGGCAATTCTCTTGTGGTTGCGATCCGTATCGCCGGAGTATGGGTGAATGTGACAATAAAAGCTGTTGATCCAGGAAGAAAGGTTATTAGTACATGCCTAAAAGGTGAAGCGTATTGGTCGGGGTCGCGAGCGAACGTTGAGATTCAACTGAACGGAGACCACAGGATCTCTCACTTCAAGTCATGGTTAGCCGTCAGGGCAATCGAGCGAGTTCTTCGCCATGAGCTGACACATATCCTGGACAAGAAGGTACAGAAGGGCTTAAAGCCGAGCTACAGCAAAGACTCGACTGACGCGGCTTACGTAAACGACACAGCTGAAGTGAAGGCGTTCGGTAACGAGCTAGCCGTTTGGGTTAGAGAAGAGATGCCTACTGTTGGCTGCAACTCAATCAGCTCAGCTGTTTGCAGAAGAGAGGTAGACGCGATGATTCAAGACGCGCTTACACGGTGGCCGTATAGTGAGATGACAGAGGCTAACAAGCGCAGAGTAATCAAGGACGTATACCTCTACCTCGCTGGAGAAGACTCGTGAACAAGCACTTTGAGGAGTACGCTGAGTACCTTGAGCAGGCGTACGGATCCCGTTACACGAACAAGCCGATGGAGTCCGGGTACCTAACGCATGACGGACGCTGGCTTAAGATGGGTGTCGACGGAAACCGAGCGGACGACCATCGCGGAGTCTCTGGAATCATTCCAGTCGAAGACAGACTTGGTTCGAGATGGCCTAGCGTCGTCGCCTGGATGCGTGACACCAAGTCGATTCGGTGGCTGCCTGAAAATTGCGGATTCGACATTTACTTCAAACCAACCAAGGAGCAGCTGGACGCCATTCTGGATATGCTTCGCGTGTGCGGCGAGCTTCAGGTTGAGCAGACCTCAGATTCACAGAATGCAACCGAGATCTTCGAGTACAAGCGAGGCGGAGCTGCGAAGCTCAAGAAGTTCATCTCTGAGTTCTGGTCCGGAAAGTATCTGAATAAGAATCCGAAGCTTCCGATCAAGTGGGGCATGGCGGACGGGTCTCCGTTCGTTGACCTGCTTCGAGAGATGGTGGAGAGCCAAAGCAAAAAGGACTTGTTCCAGCTTGGAAACGGCATTCCTCTTGCCTGGTACGACGGAAAACTCGTGTGGTGGGGAAGAGGAAAGACGTTCCTTACCGTGAAGCCTCTGCAGGGTGAGATCTGGATCCACGGAAGCTACGACTCGCCGACAACCGCTCACGCTCTGAAGCAGATCTTCGACAACGTTCCCGAGTGGGATGATCTCGAGGTGAAGGAGCTTCAATACCTGCGCGGAGACGGCGCCTGGATCGGCGTCTCTTCCGGAATGAACCTCAAGAAGTACGTCGGAAGCCTGCGCAGCATCAAGGAAACGATGCCGCACAAGCCCAGCCGATCAAGAGTACTTGACACTGACTACGAGTACCTTGCGCTCAAGCATCCAGAGGACGTTGAGTGGTATCACGCTACGCTCAAGAAGAACCTTCCGTCTATTCAGCGTAAAGGGTTGATTCCGTTCGGGAATGAAGGCTGGACCCCCGCGTGGAACTGGGAGGTTCAGGAGGCGGTGTACCTCACCAGCAGCCTTTCATATGCAGCTGCCATTGCGCAGACTATAGCGGTACGCAACGGAGAAGATTCTGTGGTGCTGCGAATAGAGGGGCGCGCGCTGACGGGAAAGAAGCTGCTTGCAGACGAAGACGCGCTTCGGGATGACTACGACGGGTCGGTGAACTACGGGTCGCTTGATACCGACTTTCCTGACTACGTAACGTCCTGGAACTCAAGCATAAGGTCTCTTGCTGTGATGGACAAGATTGATCCAAAATTCGTGACCGTTGGGCTGACCGGCAAGTACGTTCGAGAAACTTTTGACGACGAAACAGAGGACGAGGAGTCCGTAGAATTTTCAGGTCCACTGGAGAGCGAATTAGAGGCCGATAGCAATGATCTCACCTGACGAGATCACAATATGGGTTCACACCTGCCCCAAGCGACTAGGAAGCCTTCGTGAAATCGTGGCGTCACTTGATGCCAGTGACGCCAAGGGGCGCTACCAAATCCTAACCTGCGAAGAGCAGGGTCTCGAGAATGTTGAGCGCTGGACTCGAGAAACGATAAAGAGACTGTGCAAGAAAACGCGATTCGTTCTCCGACTAGAAGACGACGTTGTTGTGTCGCCTCATCTGCTGCACAACGTATGCAACTGGCCGGCGCTAGGAAAGGCGACAGACTTCGGAGTCGGGCTGCTCTACTTGCACCGAATGTACCGAGAGGACACTCGACTCAAGCACCTGATCCGGCGCGATCAGGTAAGCGGATCAGCCTGGTTCGAGAACGACAGAATCTGCGGAGCTCAGGCGGTTGTCTACGACGCTGAGACGTACTGGAGCATCTACGATCAGCTTCCGCTTATGACGGGAGCTGAGATGGACGTTGGGATTTCGTTTGCCGTATTCGAGGCCGGACTGCGCTCCTATGTGCACACGCCTGATCTGGTGCGCGAATCAGACGTTGCAAAGAGCAGCGAGCTTCGTCACAAGCACGGCGCGGATCACACGTCATCAACGTTCGATCCTGAGTGGATTCGTGAACCGTCAAAGTTCGACCACCAGACAAATGGAATGTTTGGCGCCTGGTTCGTGAACGCGAAGAGCGAGATCATTCCAATCGGAATTGGGCGACAGGTTCCTGAAGGTTCGTTCGTTGCGAGCTCAGATTCCGGTCCAATGGTTGTGAAAGGATCGCGAGTTTTCCTTCGTCGCGAGGATGCGCTAAGATTGAGCCCTGATGGACTTGGTGCTTTTCGCCGGACCGGTGGTAGTGAAGGAAGCCCACCGAAAGATCGACTGGTACGGCCGCGACGTACGCATCGTGCCCATTGAAGGTCAGGGCAGCTCTACTTTCGTTAACCTAGCGAACTCGTTAAGAAAAGATGGGCGCATACTGCCCAGCGTCCTGGCGAGATACGCGAAGGGACTGAACCCGGACAAGATCGTTCTCGCGTCCTACAGCGCCGGCTGGGGACTCTGGAATCAGGTCGCCGAAATTGACGAAGATCGAAAGCGCGTGACGGCGCTCTGTCTGTCCGACAGCAACTTCATGGCGGGCGACCCTTCTACTGGAGCGTGTGGCAACATCCACAACGGCTTCGTCCGCTTCGCCCGTGACGCTATGGCGGGGGATCGGTTGATGGTCCTGGCTTCGGCTCATACAACGAACGGAACGCACCTGACGGGGCGCCAGAGCGTTCTGTGCGACACGCGGCAGGCCGGAGCTAGCTTCCGACGTGTAGAGCCGCGCTCTCCTGCACCAAAGGCTTCAGGTGGATGGTGGCGAGACGGACAGCTCTACTGGGGCGACTACACCGCTACAGGATCCGCGGTCGGGCAGGGCAATGACTTCACGCACCAGCAACATCATGATCTGTCTGCGCCGGTCTGGCAGGCGTACGTTGCGCCATGGCTTGCTGGCAAGATGCAGTCAGGTGGCTCGCTTCTTACGTCGGTCGCGGTTGGTGCGATAGCGTCTTATGCTGCTCTTCGATTTCTTGCAAGAAGAGCTAGCGCATGATATTGTTCGTGAACGATGGCCGATCTGGACTCTAGACTGCTTCGACAATTCGGGTACCTAGCATACACAGAGGGCGGACCTGTCGGCGACACGCTTCAGAACGTGATGTCAGGGCTGCTCAAGGACGGAACGTTAGCCTGGGTACAGAGTCAGGGAGCGATCTATCGGTACAGTGTCTCGTCCGTTCCCGACGATTTCCCTTCCGCGATATCAGCAGCGGGCGGAGGTTCGTGGATTCAGGCGTCCTCTTCGATCTCTGTAGAGGATCGATTTGGAACGGAGTACCCGTCTCGCGATATCCAGTTCTCTGGGGCGCTAGTGACAGGTTCTGGATCCAATGTGTCCGTTGACAGTGGAAGAGTTGATTTTAGAGAATATCTTGAGAACGCCGGAATCTCGGACCCGTCCGCTGTTGACTGTACCCAGGTTCTGCAGGACGCGCTCGATGAGTCCGTGACGCTGGGTCAGGTTCTTTTCCTACCAGCGGATACCATCAGGCTGGACGGTGAACTTGTCGTTAGCTACGACAGTGCCGTGTGCAGGATCCAGGGTCAGTCGCAAGACCAAACCATCCTACAGTCATCCGGGGCTGGAGAATGTGTGGTGCGAGTAACCGGTAGGTCCGTGAGCTTGATCTGGTCTGATTTTCAGATCAATGCGCAAGACACTAGAGAAGCCGCGTTGTTCGTCGACAGCGGAGCGCAGGTCTCAAACGTAAGCACGATACAGAACGTGTCGCTGAGGAGAGCCGGAACCTACGGCGGGCTCACTGTCCTAGGAACGATGCTTGGGTGTGGTTTCAGCAACATATCGTTCTCTGGCGGAAGATACGGTGTCTACTCTGAGTATTCCCCAGGGCTGCAGGACACCAGATGGTTTAAGCTGAGAATCTCAAACACGGTTAACTGTGGAATTTTTCTAAGGAACTATGGACCAGGAAGCCCGGACATGTCGTTCTACGGAATGACAGTCGAAGGCAACCGAGGCCAAGCGATGGACGTCCAGGGCGGACATGCTCTTGTGATGGTGAGCGGACATACAGAAAACAACGTAAGCGACGACAACACCGACACCGTTCCTGAATTTGAGTTTGGCGGCGGAATAGTTGGGTACGTCACGTCTCCGCTGATTGGATCAGGAACCACTCCTCCTGATGTTACGTACACCGGTCCGAGGTGGTTCGATTCTCTAGAGATAGATGTTCTTACTGGAGGATCCCGAGGAGTCGCTACCTTTAGGTACAGATTCAACGGAGGAGACTGGAGCGACACCAAAACAACTGGCGCCACCGTTGCTTTGGAAAAAGAGGGATCTGTAGCAAACTTTGCTGCCGGAACCTATGACTCAGACAATCTGTATACGCTTGATTCTCCAAACGTTGGGATCGTTGGAGGTCCGTTCGGTACGTGGGACCAGATCGAGGTCCAGATTGTCGTTGGCGGAACAATAGGCGTTGCCGAGTTTCAACGGAGAACAATAACCGGAGGTGTACCTGCGGCTTGGAGCGCCAACGTACTCACCGCATCAACGGTTTCTCTAGGAAGCGGAGTTAGCGCAACGTTTCCCGCTGGAACGTACGAGACAGTGGACAACTATATCTTCGATAAGCAAACAACCAGGTGTACGGTAAACTTCTACGGCACTAGGTTTGGTGCACAGCCGGCCGGACACACAAATCCGCGAATCAACATACAGTCAACGCACTGCGTTCCGCGCCTTGACTCAGTCACATTTTCATCAGGAGACTCAATAACGGCAGCAAACGGGTCATCAACCGGAAGCGCTCTTCTTCTGATCGGTTTAGCAACTCGTCCGACGGTTACCTGGACCGGCGGGAACGCCAGAGTGAACACTTGGCCGTCACCGTCCGGTTCGGTTACCATCTCTAACGCAAACACGACTTCTACGGTTACGATTCCAACCCCGGAGCACGACGCGAACTACCTTCCTCTCGTTTCTGTCGTTGCTACGACCGGGACGCCGGCTGCAGGATCTACAAACGCCTATGTTACGAGTCGATCTGCCACCGACTTCGTCATCAACCTTGATGCTGCTCCGGGCGTGTCGAATTCCGTAACGGTCGCTTGGTCATTGCAGCGGCCAGCCATCTCGTGATATAGGTAGAGAATGAGTCGCGCTTGGATCTACGCTGGTCTTCTGGTTGCCGCCGGAATCGGGTTGGCTTCTGCGCAGTCGTCTGCCCCACGCGTGACGCCAGGGAAGTCTCGCATTCTTCTGATCGGAGATTCGCTATCGGTCGGGCTCAAGACTCCCCTAGGAATGCTGGCGAAGGAATCTGGCGTCGCGTTCGCTCACTGCGGCAAGGTCGGATACACGATCGACCGGTTCGTTGGAACAGGAGATCAGGCAGCCTGCGTAAAGCAGCAGCTCGCCTCCCTGAGACCGACTCATGTTCTGATACTTCTCGGAACGAATGACGAAGCCATGCACTCCGCTATGGCCGGACGCCAGCTGGCAGCCGCCAAGAGCCTGATCGATTCCGCGAAAGCTGCCGGCGCCGAGGTGATCTGGATCTCGCCCGCGAAGAAGTTCGAGAAGAGCAACGGTGTGCTCGCTGGACTGCGAACAATGTTCGACGACTCGCATTGGTTTGAAAGCTCTCAGCTCGGGCTGCCGCTGGCCGACTCGATTGGACACCTGACGCCTCGCAATTATTGCGCATGGGCCGGTGGCGTTTGGAATTGGCTGACGCGTATTGCCGTTTCTCCGGACAGGTGTAAGTGAGATGAAACCATATCACCCTAACACGCCGTGGTTACTGGTAGGAAGAAACGCTAATGGTTTCGCTGTGTTGGACAGGCGCGACGGGGCGCGATGGGAAGGTCTTACGCAAGATCAGGCTCATCAGATTATCGCCGATCGATCTTCAAGCGGAGCTGGCTTAGGAGACGCGATCCATCGCGTCACTAGCGCTCTAGGATTCAAGCGCTGCACTCCCTGCGCGAAACGGCAGGCGGCCCTGAACGCGATGATCCCGCGAGTCCCCGGGTTCCGCGGGCGGTAGCCGGCCGGGTTCCGCCGTGGCTTGAATTCCGTTCCGGCTGGAACCCTGGGTCCCCCTGGCACTACATGAGCCTACATCTGCCTACATCCCGGGTCCCGGTTCCAGTGGGGCTGGAATCCCCGGTGGGGAGATGTAGGCACGTGTAGGCCCCTGTAGTCCCCTGTCGGGTCCCGGCCGACAGGGGCCGACAGAGGCCACCGTAACGGGTTACGCGTCACAGGGGCCGTAACAGGCCCCTGGCGGCCCCTGGCGGGGAACGCCGGTCCCCGGACCTGGCTTGTTTTCCGCTTGGCCAGTGGGCCGCCTGTTACGCCGGGGCCTGGCATGGTCCCTGCTATAGTACCCTGTGAGACGCGACAGAACCCCGGGGGAGAAAACCCGGGGGACGCGCGTAAGAATAGAAGGGGGCCGAAACGGCCCGCCCGAGAAACTCCCGAAAGGGAGGGCGAGAAGAGAAGAGAAGAAAAGTGAAGGGGCAGGAAGAAAGTACGAGCCCCCGACGTAAGACAAGCTAGAGTGAGTGAGGCAAGCGGGTCGGGAAACCGAAACGCTCCGGGGAGCCCCCGGTTGAACTTTGAAAACAAGCGCAGAGGGTAACCTGCTCTCCGGCCTTAGCCGGACAAGCAGGGGATCGCCAGCTTACAGTAGGTCGGAAAACGGTGTGGGTAGTGCATCGTCGACCTAGTCTGAATGCAGCAAAGCCCTAGTTGAAAACAAGTTCCGCGGTCATGAGATGTTACGAGGTTCGATACCTCGCGCGGAACCCGGCTCAAGTGATGAGCCTGGGAGGTTTGAAAGCATGAGTGAGTTAACGATCAGGGTTGGCAAGTTCGGCCGCGTTGTGAAGGTCGAGCCGAAAGCCGGCGTCCGAGATACGCGATGGGATCCGGTTCCGACCCGCTTTCCGGAGCCAGTGACCTACGCCTTGGTTCTGGGAACCGTGTACGTTTACAGCGGCGGTGTTTGGTTCCGGTCTCCGGTAGGCGCTCCGGTAGGGTGCGGAAAACTCGATTCAGACGCGCTGGAGCGGATGGTCGCAACCATGGCGCAACTAGAGGTCGAGGTTAACAAGTAGGACGAAACCGCCCCGCTCGGGCGGTCCGCACGTAAGGCGTGCGCTGATGAGTCCAGGGAGGTTGAAGTGGCAAAGCGAGATATCACGGTCGGCTCGGTCGTAGCCTTGACCGGGAAGTTTTTGAAAAGCACCGGACAGTTTACAAGCTCCGACGCGCGCAAGCGTTGGACGGTGGTTCTGGTCGACGGTGACTTTATTAGCGTAGATGAGCCTCGCGATTGGAAGGAAAACTTCTCAGCCGAGGAGTTTGAAACGTTCAGCGAGCGAGACAAGTTCATAGTAACGCACCGGCGGTTCCACCGCGGGAACCTTTACGTGCACGGAACGCTCGACGTTAGGAATGCTGACTAGGACGAAACCCGCTCCGGCGGGTCGCGGCGTAGCGCGCCGCCTGATGAGTCCAACGGGGGTTTGAATGGCAAGTAAGAACAGGATCGCGATCGATCGGATCTCGAAGATCCGAAAGATCGCAAGTGAGAAGACACTCGGCCGAGTCGACGGTGTGAACCTCGACACCTACAGCGCGAGCGCGATTCTCGCCGTGTATGAGAAGCTGAGCGACGAGAATAAGATCAAGTTCGTAGCCCTGCCGGTTTACCGGATGGCTTCGATCGCTTTTAAGCTGGTTGGATAATGAGAACCACGAAACTCGGGCTCCGTCCCGTAAAGACGTTGCAGGGAATCCCGGTCGCCAGGAACAAGCCGCAACGCGAACGGATTGACGCGTTCGGACGGGTGAAGCCTATCGGGTCGTACGCGATCCGGTGCGATCATCCGGAAGCGGATGATCCGTGCCATGCGCCTGGAACCTCAAGGTGGTGCGACAGCTGCCAACAGTGGGTTGATCTATGAGAAAGTCATACCTGTTTCACGGGACATACTGCGGGCTCGAATGCTCGGCCCTAGTGGTGGACCTTCCGCTGTTCGTTAACGCTCCTGAGCACGCCGAGATATCGGTCGCCCTGTTTGACGAAAAGGACGATATCGCATGGTCGATGGTTCGCAAGGGTGAGGTCACCTGGCACACGATCGAAGCGTGTTAGGACGAAACCGGGGAAACCCGGTCCGCTGGTAAGGCCAGCGCTGATGAGTCCATTGAAAGGAAAGCGACCATGACGGTTAGGAAGCTGCGCCTCGATGAAGTTGAGATCACGCTCCTTGC